ATCTAGATCAAGGCAAGGTGAAATTCTATCCAGGAAAAGCGCCGGGAGTTAGCACACGCCTTGGAATCCATTATCTCTGCCATCCGACATGGCTTGTCGTGGAATACCCGCATTTGTTACGCGGAACATTGAAAGCCTTGAAGCAAAAGCACCCTACAACGACAGAAGGAACCCTCATGCTTTTGCCAAATCAAGCGCTCATCCGTTACGATTTTTTACCGGGACCCTGATCATGATTAGAACGTATTTTGTTGGAGATCTCATTCCAAGTGGTCTAGCTTCTCCACCCCCTTCCGAGGTGGTGGATGCGATTCTCATGGACATAGCAACCGGGGTCCGTGCGGAATGGCAACGGCTTGCGAGTGCGGATTCTTCATCTTTTCGCTTTGACTACTTGAATGGAATTCAAGAAGTTGAAATGCTTTCCGGCCGAGCAGTGGTCTCCCTGGTAGGAGAAATTCCACATCTTCTGGAAGATGGATCTTCGGCATTCGACCTCCGAAATACGCTCCTCGGGCCCAACGTGCCTGTGAAACCCTTCGGGCAGAAGGGAAAGAGGCTTGGGAAGAAGGGGCAGTTTTATCGAGCCATTCCTTTTAGGCACACAAACCCCAATGCTGGAAAGACCCTTGGGCAGCCGATGGGATCCGCATACCAGGGGCATGAAGCAATCTCCAATGCCAAGAAGCTCGGGAAATCGGTGTATGGCGAAGCGAAGCAGCTCGCTGCTACCGTAGGGGCTCCCTACCAGCAAACCGTTTGGGGCGGAAAGCTTGATACCTCTTCCCTCGGGCCAGGGGGCGGGCTCATCCCACTTTTAAAATCCCACCATAAGACTGACATTTATTCTGGGATGTATAAGATGCAAAAAACCTATGAAAGTGCAACCCAATCGCAGTACATGACTTTTCGCACCATTTCAACTAATGTTACAACGGGCTGGATACGTAAACCTATTCGAGCAAGGCATTATGCTGCGAATGTGGCGGATTATGCGGCAAAGATAGCGCCTACAGCTTTTTCGGCCTATTTTGGGGGTAAAGAATGATCCATCGTCTTCTTTATACGACGTTACAACAGGGTGTCCAGCAATTTTTGGGCAATCTATCCCTGCTTGAGGATATTTTTCTTTGGGATTATGACTTGGAGCAAAGCGAGATGGATCTCATCAAGAAGTATTTTGTGGAACATCCTCCAGTAGTGATCAATGGGTACATGAGGAGGGATGCAGTTTTTCCTTCGGTAGCGATTGTTTTGGGGCAAGAGCAAGAGACTGACAAGTTTATTGGGGATCATGCTGGTATATTGGATGAAGAAAATGAAGAGCATAATGGGGCTGATATTAAGGGTTCAATCTGGGATTACGTTTACCATATATTCATTTATACTGAGCATCCTGACATTACAGCATATTATTATGAGATTATGAAAGCTATCTTGATTTTGAATCTTCCGGTTTTCTATAAGTACGGACTCTTTGACGTTGCATTTTCTGGACAGGATTTGGCACCCGACGTGCAGTATCTCCCAGAACATCTTTTTGTTCGCCAGCTTCAGATGTCTTGTCGAAGGGAATCTAATCACGTTGATCAGGGATCGCGGTTAGGCAAAGCTTACAAGGTGACAGGCATTGCCATTGACAGATCGGGCAGTCCGCGCGATCCTGGCGAAGTAAAAACCCTTGTCACGCTTACTGATCCAGGAGGCACCCATGACTAAGGCCAAGCAGGACACCCCCGAGACCCCCTTGGAGGGTTCAACCCCTAAAAGCGATCCTGTTCTTTTTGGTGCAGCCGAGGCACGTATGACCCCTATGCCTCAAGCTTCGCCAGTGGAACCACCCTTGGAGACAAAAGTCGCGGTTCCTTTCGCGATTTTTGCGTCTTTGAGTGGGCTCAAAGTAGACCAGATCGCAAGCTTTAGACACTTTGCCCAGAAATCGAAGCTCGGGCCCATGGCAGTTGAGTCATGGAGACTTGCGCTTCAGGAATTTCTGGCCCGGCCGTGCAAGTGAGAGGTGACGCATGCCCACGTCAATTTTTTTCAACGGCAAGCTGATCTCGGTTCCAGGAGCCTATTCGCGGGTGGATGCTTCCGGTCTTGAGCAGGTAGGTCTTGGCGCTTCGGGGATTGTGGCTGTAATTGGGTCCGCGGTTGGCGGGAAGCCCGCTTCAGCGATGTTTGAGCCAAAGGATTTCCTCCGAATTAAGAAGCCAGAGACCGCCCGCGTAATTTTTCGCTCCGGAGATCTTCGCGAAGTAGCGGACATGGTGTTTGCCCCCTCGAGTGATCCGGATATCCAAGCGGGGGCTCAAGAGCTCGTGTGCATGAAGGTGAATCCAGCTACCCAGAGCGTAGCCACGATGGCCAATGCTTATGGGAATTCCCTTTCGCTCACTTCCCTGGATTACGGGGCGTACACCGGGCAGATCAATGCATCGGTGGCGGCCGGTACGTCTAAGGGTAAGCTCCTTTCGATTGTTTTCGAGGATTCGGTGGAGTCGGTGGACGATCTTGGCGGAGACGTGATCCTCAAGGTCAAGTACGTGAAGCCGACAGGCGGCTGGGATACCATGTCCAGTCAGATCCAAGCGGATGGCTCCTTGAAGTGTCTGGCAACTCGATCTTCTGCCGGCTTGGATACCGATATCTCCGGACAGCTCTCTGGCAACATTGCGTTGCAAGTGAAATCCTCGAGCGCTTCAGACGTTGGCCTGGTGGTGACCGTATACGGGCTAGATGCCTCTAGCGCGGCAATTTCTGCCTCCTACACTTTGAGTGGTGTCACAGCAGTTCCGGGAGCCACGGTGTTCTCCAAAGTTCTCGGCGCGCGTGTAGCTGGCACCACAGTGGGTACGGTGACTGTGGAGCCTTCCGGCGGAGGTACTGCGGTGCTCACCCTGGCAGCCGGAGCGAACCCCCTCAAAGGCCTCTCCAAGGCCTCCTGCATGTATGCCAGTGGAGCGCTCACAGTGGTCGCTAGCGGAGCAAGCGCGGTTCCTCTCCTCCTCATCGGCTATAGCGCGACCGGGCTCGCACAGCTCGAGAAGCTCACCCTGAACGGAACAACACCTGTGGTCGGGACAGCTAATTGGTCAGAGGTGACTTACGTTGCGCTTGGCATGGTCTTGGTCGCGACCTCGGTAACGGTGAGCGGAATAGCGCTCCTCTCCACCGCGGCGGTGCAGAGTACAGTCCAGAAATTGACGGACTACGTGAACGCCAAGGCGGCTGGGGGGTCAGGGTTCGTGATGACTCTTGAGACTGGCTTGACCACCTTGGCAGTCATTGATTTGGACGTGACTACCGGGGCGCAAGGCGCGGTTAGTTGCTTGAGCCCAGCGGAGCCATCCTATTACGCTGATCTTTGGGCCATGAAAAATTGGATCAACCAAACTTCGGTGCTCGTTACTGCAACGAAAGCTACAGGTGCAAAAGGTGGGGCCCCTGCTAACACCGTGGCGGCAGTATTTCTGGCTGGAGGCTCTGAGGGAACCACTTCCGTCTCAGATTGGCAAAATGCGCTCAATCTGCTCAAAAAAACTCGGGTCAATTCGATTGTGGTTCTCACCGCGGATCCGGCCGTGCATATAGCGTTGGATGCTCATTGCGCGTATATGTGCGGAGAAGGGCGATCGGAACGAGATGGTTTTGTCGGCTTGCTGAATGCGGGCCTGACCGATGTCGCAACCAAGGCTGAGATCAAAGATCAGATCGTGAGCTTGAACAGCCGGCACATTCGAGCTTTTGGACAAGCTTTTGAGCGGTACAACACGGCGGGTGATCGGCAGGAATTCCCGCCCTGCTTTCTTGCCGCTATTGCGGCAGGTATGCAAGCGGGAAGCCCGGTCGGAACAAGCCTCACCTTCAAATACGCAAACCTCCTTTCTCTTCGCCAGCATTCCACCTGGAATCCCATGGACGATGCAGAGGAAATGGTGCAGGCGGGTTTGTGTTTTCTTGAAAGCGTGGAAGGTATTGGTCGGCGATTTGTTCGGAACGTGACCACACATCTTTCCAGCAACATAATCGCTTACTGCGAAGGCTCGGTCAATGAAGCGGTGAACTACGCAGTCTACAATTTTAGAACCGTGCTCGAGTGGGCGGTGGGTCGCACGGGTTTTGCGGGAACGGTCAACGCTCTCAAAGCCATTGCCATCAATGCTCTTGGGCTTTTAAAAGATGCAGGGGTGATCATTGATTCCAGATCTTTGAGCATCGAGCTCATCGTGGATGTGATGGAAGTCTCGGTGGAGATTGCAGCAGCGATCCCAGTCAATTTCGTTCCGATCACAGTGCATCTAAACACCGTTAAACAAACGGCTGTTTGAGTCGCGAGATCAGAAAGGATAGGTGCGCTATGCCCCAAAAAAGAAATATTATGAGTGGATCGCGGCTCCGGTTCTTTGTGGATGGTAAGCCAGTTGGCCATGCACGCGGGGTTCGCGTAACAGAAGAATACACCTACGAGCCGGCGGATGTCATGGGAAACATCGAAGTGGAAGAGTATGTGCCCACTGGATATCGCGTTCGGCTATCCTGCAACAAATTTCGCATTATTAACCAAAGTTTGAAAGCATTAGGATGGCTTCCGACAGTTGGAAGTAAACCTGAAGATCATTTACTAAATGTTCTTACTTCTGGAGACCTAGAAGCGCATCTAGATGCTTACAAAGTTAGTGATGATGGAAAAACTACTGAGCAGGTTACCATGCAAACATTTGAGCAGGTGAAGGTGACCACGCACAATTGGACAGTGGACTCTCGAGGTCTAGTGGGTGAAGACGTGGAATTCGTTGCCATCCGCACTCGAGACGAAGCGGATAAAATTTAGGTTTTCCACAGGCAGGTGCCTCCAAGTTGGACCCCCTCCTCACGGGTACGTCCACGGTTCCTCACCGTCATTGAGGAAAAGGGAGCCTTCTCTTGGTCGGAGGCTCCTCTTTTTTTCAGCTCTTGCTCCCTTCTTGCAGCTCACCGATGCTTAAAGAAACTACTCGAGAGGATGGAAGGGCAATGAACACGGAAAGAACGAGATCGCCGAAAGAAATTTTGGACCGGTTGACTCCTACCCATTTGCAGGTTCCGGATGTGACCGAAGACCTCAAGGAGGAGCTCACCCAAAAATTAGACCTTGATCAAAAGGAGGCAAAGCCAGACCCTAAAGCAGAAAAAGAGTACACGTTCCAGATCGATTACAAGGGTGGGAACGGAAAAATGTGGAAGGGGGCCTTTCGGAACCGCATTCTTTCTATCCGCGATCGGCAAGTGGTGGGCGTCATGCGTGCGCGCCTCTGTGGTGGCCTTCCCCAGGAGTCGCTGGATCCACTCACCCGAGAAATCAACCTCATGGTCTCTCACCTTGCTTTCAGCTTAGTCGAAAAGCCAGCGTGGGCGGAAGAGCTTCGCGATTTGGATGATGTTCGGCTCCTGCAAGCGATTTATGAGGAGGTGCTCTCCCACGAGGCATCCTTTCACGGCTACGGAAACGGTCCGGTGTAGAGCTGAAAAGAATTTCTGGACGACAGCCCGGCAGCTTCAGCGGTGGTGGTCCCGAAAGTACAAGCTTCCCCTGAATCATCCCCTCTGCATCGGGCAGGCTGAAGGGGAGCTTCGGCAAGAATTTATCGAGGACCTCCTTGAGCGGCGACATGACCTCGAACAGGAAATCAAGGAGACGAAAGGTGCGGATCTTTCAGCGATCGAGCGCCAGCTCCGAGGGGTACTCCGAGCTCTTGGGGAGGAGCCGGAAGAGGAGTACGATCCTCTCATTGAGCAGTGGGAAAAAGACATAGAAGCGGGCCTAGACCCTTATGTGGAGGAACCTAAATGGCCGATAAAGAAGTAAAGACTTCTGTAATTCTGGAAGCACAGGCCAAAGGTTTTGAACAGGCGGAGCGGCAAGTGACGGGCTTGAAGGAGTCGGCTGCTAATCTTGCTCTAGATGAAGCGTACAAAAAGGGAGAAAAAGCGGCCGATGGGATGATCAAGAGTGCCGAAGGTCTTTCTAAGGCGCTTTCGGGCCAGCAAATCTCGGTGACCAAACTCGCAGAATCCATCAAGCAAAAGCTTGAGGATATTGATAAAATCACCTACGAGAACGCAGCCGACCAGATCAAGGAGCTGAAGGAAAATCTGTTTGGAGTAGAAAAGCAGGGCATCGCTATGGCGAAAGCGCTGCAAGAAAGTGGGGAGAAGGGATCCGAAGAGTACCAGGAGACCAAGAAAGTGCTGAAGGCGCTTGAAGAGCAAGCGAAGACCACCCGCAAAGAAATCGAGATGCTCACCCGGGCTTTCATGCAAGCGAAGCCGGCGCAGGGCGCTCTTCTTCAGGGTTTTCTCCAGGGGGTTGGTCCGATGGCTTCCGCGTTCCTTCAGCGGGGCCCTGGCATGGGTTCGCAGTTTCTTGGGCAAATGCTGGGAACAGGCGCTCGGCGAATGGCCATGGCGGGAATCGGGATCGCAGGGTCCATGTTCACGGGTCTTGGAGGCCTTCAGCAAGGGATTGCTCAGATGCCTTATATGGGGGGCTTTTTTGCTGGCCAGCTTGGGGCAGCGGCCGGGCATGCCGGCCGAGCTTTGGACTGGCAGAAGGCCCAGCTTGAGCTCCTTCCGTATTTCGGTTCTTCTGGATTTCTGGAAAAAAGAGCAAGTAGAAAAGAAGAGGCTGAGGCGGACTGGAATCTTTTTTCTAAAAAAGAGGAGCCTCCTAAGCCAAAGTTTCCAGAGGGTGTTAGTGCAACGATGATTTTGGGTAAAGATAATAAAATGCATGCGATACCTGTGATTGATGCTGAAGTTGCAATAGGTGCTGCCAAAGATATTGCACTTGAAGAGCAAACTAGAAATGTAGGGCGTCGCGGTGAAATGAGAGCTTCTCGGTTGGGATGGGAAGCCAAAGGTGGAGCAAAACAGTTAGAGGGAATGGATTTGCGTATGTATCAAATGGATAAAGCAACTAAAGATTATGAAGCACAGCAGCTTTGGAAAGAGGAGGAGCAGCGAAAGAGGACCCAGCTTTTGCAGGAACGCCAGGGATCTTTCGGGGCAGTAGGAGGTGTGGGGCACGAATTACGTGGTCTGGATTTCTTGCAGTCCGTTCAGGAGGCAGGGCAGCTTATTCAAGCTGGAGGAGGATGGGTAGGAGAAGCAACGCGGAGGGGGGCTATCAGCACAGGTTTTGCAGCGAAAACCATGTATGGGGTGGATTATGAGACCTCGGGTGGCTATCTTCGCGCAGCAAGGCGGGGGGGAATGATCAGCGTGGGAGCGGAACAGGATGCGGGAACGCTTCTCTTGTCTGGATTAAAAGATGCCGTAACCCTGGGGCTCACTGGTGCAGAAGTACCAGAGTATTTGCAGACCATGGTCGGGCAATTTCAACAATGGCAAACGACAGGCCTTCCCCTCAACGATAAAGGCTTTGGACGGGTTGCATTGAGCCTTTCTCAAGCGGGAATTGCAGCTCCTCGAGCAATGGAGATGACTCGAGGCATTTCCAATTATCTGCAAGGAATGGGTCAACGTGGAATTCAAAGTGGCTTGGATCTCTACATGCTCCATGCTGTGGGTGGCTATAAAGGCGGCGGTGCAGCGGGGTATGTGGGAGCTATCACCGGCATGGAGAGTCTCAAGGGAAGCACAGAAGGGCTTACAAAGGAGAGCCCCATTGGAAAAGCGCTCCTCGGTGTGGTGCAGATGATGGCCCTCGGTTCTCCTGCAGGCCAACAAATTTTTATGCAAAAACAGCTTGGAAAAATGGGAATTGCGGCGGGGATGGAAGAAAGTGGCTTGATCTTAAAAAATCTTACGGGTGCCAAGCTTACTTCTAAAGAGCAAATGGCAATTAATCGTGAAAATCTGCAAAGAGAGCAGGCTACACCAGAGCTTGCAGCGCTTCAGGGTAAAGATGCACTTTTGACGACCGCAAAGAAATACATCGATGAGCTCACCCCCGGTCTCAAGAAGCAATCAGAAATTCAGAATCATCAACTGGAAGTTGGAACCAGGCTTTTAACGGCGGTCCAATCATTAGAATCTTCTGCAACGAACACAAATTCTGCTTTTGCATCTCTGGCGTCAGGGCCCATCACACGGTTGTCCTCCGCTTTTGAAAGCCTTACCGGGTTGATCGATAAATTGACAAATAAGTGGTGGCAAAATACCGAGGCAGAAGCAATAAAGGTTGGTCATAATTGATCTATAATTATATATAAGGTGAAACATGCCGCGAGGATTTCAAGGTAGCGAGACCACCAGGGCTCTTGTGACCGTTTATCAGCACGGGGATGATCCTATCCTTTTGAGCTCGGAGCCTGGGGAATTTGGAATTGCTGGACGAGGCGGAGAGGATGTTCGTCCAGTTGTACGGATGGTATCAGCGAGTAAAATTTTAGGGGATCCTTCGGGTTCTTTCCAGGTGGATGTGAAGCCCTCTCGCGCAGCGGCTTCGCTCTTTCAGCGTCTTGATGGGGATGACTGGATCGATATTTCTTTTGGGAGGCATGGGCAATATTGGCACGTCTTCCGAGGGCTAATCAAAGATCTTCGGCGTTCCCAGACGGTCAACGGACGAGGCGCGACCGTGGAGTCTTTTACAATTTCTGGAGAGGATTTTGGCTCAATCTGGATGAACAGCCCGATTTGGTTCTCCCCTTATGCCAACGACATGGTAACTGAAGCTGTATGCGCCAAAATTTTTGATTTTAAGCCAGCAATTCGAGGAGCTCCCAATGAAGCGGTGAAAGGTTACTTGAAAGGCTTTCTCGAGGAGCTTCGGAGTAACAAGGGCCCTAATTGGAATCCCCCAAATTCCATGCCTGGGATCGTGGAGGGAAGCTTTTTGAAGAGCGTTTCCTTTTGGGATGACGCGGGAGCGGGTGGCTTTCAAAATCTCCCGAAACGGCAAGCCTTCAATCCAAACTTTGGAAATGAAGATGCTCAGCTATGGCAGCTTGCCATTGAGCATTCTGATCCACTTTTTGTAGAGGTGTTCACGGAGCTTTTCGCTGAGGGAAGTCCGGTTGGATCAAAAACGCAGAAAGGAGATCCTCTTTCGCCAAAGGATTCCAAGATGACGGTGGTCATTCGGGATCGGCCTTTTCCAGTAGTCGATCCAGAAATTGCGGCGATCGGTTACAAGGCCTCCTGGGATAAGCTCCCCGTGTTTGTAATTTCTCCTCAGCAGATTGTCTCTCGGGAGCTTGTGCGTAGTGAGCGAGAGCGATTCAATGCCTATTTCGTCTCGAGCCTTTTGCAGCAGGAAGTTGCGGGTCCCTATGCTTTGAGCCTCATGGCCCCCCTGATTCATGAGAAGAGCATGCAACGGCATGGGCTTCGACGGATGGACATTCAAACCCTACAAGTGCCGGTTGATCTGCGGTTCGATCGTCTTGCTGAGGTGCAGAGGCGTATTCTTCGAGATTTTTACTGCATGAACCCTTATTTTTTGAGCGGAACAATTGATCTCGCGATAGGTCGTCCAGAAATTAAGCTCGGAACGCGCGTTCGGGTGCTTCCTATGCGCGTGGATGAACCGGAAGAAAATTTTTATGTGGAGTCTTGGACCCATCGTTGGCAATTCGGGCAGGGAATTCGGACCTCCCTCGGTGTAACCCGCGGATGGCTTGGGGATGACAGAGACTACCTTGGGTGCTTGCAAGAGGAGAGTAAAAATTATCGAGTGCCTACTTTTTTGGGAACCTTTGGAGTTTAAAAATGAGCTCATTCGTGTCGAAAAAAATAGGACCTGGGTCTCGCCTACAAGCGGGGATTCCCAAGTCCTACCGAAGCAAGGCAGGAAAAGCGGCAGGAGGGCTACTCCTACGTGGAGTAGTCACAGCGACCTATGTATCCGATGAGGGGGGGCATCCACAAGCAGAAAATTCGATCTGTCCTCCGGTAGCGGTTTACTGCGACGTTCTTGTCTACTCCAATCTTCCGGGGCTTCGTTGGTTTGGGCTTACCCAGGTTCTCGTCGCGCAAGAACGGTCAGGCCTCCATGATGGAACGATCTGGAAGCCTCGAGCGGCGACCGTGGATTTCACGGGAACGATTGACCCAGAGGGAGGCACCAATCCCGCGTACATCGACGGGGACCACGTTCTCGTGGGGTTTATCGATGATTGTTTGGATCTTCCGGTGATCCTCCGGGCCATACCGCACCCAGCGCAGGACCTCGGACAGGAAAGCCAGGAGCTCGGGCATCGAACCAAGCTCAAGCTCGCCGATGGGAACCCACTTTTCTTCCGGCAGCACGGTTCTTTTTTCGGGCTCAATACCGAGGGGGGTTTTTCGGTGGACACAACCCGGGCCCATGATGGGAAACTCGGAAGTGACGGAAAAGAACCTGCGGCACCTACGGACGGAAAGGGGGGACAGGTGTTCAGTCTTCCGCAAGATGCCACTTTCCGAGTGATGCTCCTCGACATGGTAGACCCGGAAAACCCAGTGGAGGTCTCCTCCTTTACCCTCTCGAAAATTGGAATCGAGGAGGTAGTGGCTGATGCTGCGGCCAGCCGTAAATGGGAGCTCGCAGGCGGAGACACTCTCCTTATTCAGGGGGCGGATAGTGAGGCAGCGCTCAAGCTGGGGGATGGGGCAAAGCATGTCGCTCTGGCAGAGGCTCTCCAGAGCCTTTATGGAAGCCTCAAGATCGCTTTGGAACTTTGGGGTGGAGTAGGGGGACACACGCACCTTTGCACGGGCCCAGGGAGCCCTTCTGGCCCCCCAGTGCCTACTCTAGCAGCTCCCTCCTGGGATGCTGGGGTTGCCTCTCAGAAATTGACCGTCCCGGCCAATTGAGTGACCGTTGAAGGGTAGCAGACGAGTTTGAGGTGATGCATGGGTACACTGGAAAGAATCCAGGAAAATGCGCGAGAGATTCTCGAGCAAGACAGCAAATTTCTGGAGAGGAGCCTATTTTTTTTCGAGCTTCGATTGCCTACCCGGTATTCCGTGACCGGGAGCAACCGATTTCTTTTCCCGATCATGCTTCCACCGAATTCTTATACCCTGGAAGAGCCGTTTTCGCTGGAAGTGACTCGCACCCAAGACGCGGGGCTTTACGTTGAGGAAAACGGGATCATCGAACGGAAAATTCAACTTCGAGGGCATACCGGTTTTCGACCTCGGTCGCTTACGGTAGCCAAGGGAAGTGGGGTAAATGTAGCGGTTCCGATTCATTCAGTAGAGCAGAGCCATTCTCGTACACTTCCGATGACAGTTTATTCCCAGATTTCTGGACAACGCCACTTTCAGTATTTACAGGATTCTGTGTTTCGAGCGTATGGAGACTTGAAAAAAAATCCGGAGACTGCTAAGGACACGGCACTTATTTTCCACAATACCCATGATCAAGAAGCCTGGTGGGTAGTCCCGGAAACCTTTACGCTCGAGCGGGATTCCAAAAGTCCTTTCTTGTACCGCTATTCGATAACGCTTCTCGTGGTAGGCGCGGGAGCTCTCCTGAATATCGATTTTTCGGAAGATATTAGTATCTTTAATAAATTGAAAAATTTTGTGTCAAATATAAAAGAAGCTGTTCAATTAGCGCAGGGGGCATTAAATGATTTAAACGCTCTTTCTAATGAGGTAGGTAAATTCGTCCGGAATCTCAGAGATATTATTTTTCAAGTTGGGGATATTTTGGATGGGGCACAGAAATTCGCTGATGGTATTTCACCTATGATTGATATTCCTCTAGCATCTTTAAAAGCTACTTTGAATCTCATAACCAATGCTGCAGCAAGCATTGAAGCATATATAGAGCATAATGAAGGATCCGCAAAAACTTTTCCGGATACCGTAAAACAGAAATTTTATGCTATTGAAGGCGCACTTGAGAATCTTGGAACGAATTCTGCAGTTTGGGAAACACCTTATGAGACTACCATCCGAAAGATTCGAGAACAGCAAGAGGGGCGATATCGAAATGAGGTTGCAGGATGGTCTTCCTCTGCTTATGCGTTAGATTCAGCGCAAGTCCAAAAGGACATGGCGGCTAAGGGGATTGCTCTTAAGCCTGTGAGCACCCTAGAAGATGTTCGGAACCTTGGAACAGCTTACACCCCCGGCGAGCTCACAAGCTTGCAGGGGAAGAGCGTAGTCGGTCGGGCAACCCCACAATATCGATCCGCGCGATCGGTAACCGTGGCGCAGGGGGATACCTTATCCTCTCTGGCGGCACGCTACCTGGGAGACGCGAGGCTTTGGCAGAAGATCGCGATCCTGAATGGTTTGAAGCCCCCATTTCTGGATTATCAGGCTTCTGCTCCACTGGTCGGGTCAGTGCGGATAGCGAGCGAGATCACGGGTGCTGCTAGTGGAGCAGACGAGGCTCCTTTTATCAACGCTTTGGGCCTCGGTTCGGAAATTCTGATCCCATCCAACATGCTCACTCCTAATGATTTCCCCCTTCTCCCCGTGCTGGGAGTGCAGTCTGATGAAAGCTCTGAAAACCAGTTTTGCGGAACCGATCTTCTCCTCAAGCCGGTTCAGGATGCTACCGCTTCCAGCCGTGTTTTGTACGATGTTCCGATCGAAACTGAGCTAGGGAGCGTGGACGCACAAACGATTTCTGGGGTTCAAAACGTTATTCAAATGCTCCAAACAAGGCTCACCACTGAGAGAGGGGCAGATACGCTTTACAAGCAGGTAGGGATCGATCGTGTGGTAGGCCTTGGGTTCAGTGGAATCGATATCGAGCTTTTCAAATTTCGGATTGTGGAGGCGGTCATGAAAGACCCTCGAATTGCTGGAGTAAGAAAGCTCGAGGTACTTGAGGAGCTCGATCAAATGCAGGTTCGGATGGAAATCACGGTACGTGGATTTGCGGAAGCTCGAGTGCTCCGCGTGAATTTGTGAGGACAGCATGCCCCGTTTTGGAATCAAAAGGTACGAGCAAATCCTTTCTCAAATGCTCGCGAAAGTGGTTACGCGGACCGAGCTTTCGGACATCTCAGATACTTCGGTCGTGAAGCATATTCTTGCGGCAGCGGCAAGGCAGGACGACGAGATCTATTATCAAATGACCCTTCTCCTGGACATGTTCTCGATCGACAAGGCGGCCGGCGAGGACCTCGATGAGAGGGCGAAAGATATTCAGCCGGCGCTCATCAGCCGGAATCCGGCGGCGAAGGCCTCCGGGAACTTGGTTTTTTCCCGGGAGACAGTTTCCGGAACCGTGGTGATCCCTGCAGGAACGAAAGGGAAGACAGCTTCCGGTCAAATATTCACGACCACGGCCGCAGGGTCCATCACCCCCACTTCCCCCGCTATCCTTCCCGGGCATGGGGTTGGCCAGGATTCGGGTCTTATCTCAGCGCTCGCGGATGTAGCGGGAATAGATGGAAATGTGGTTATGGGGACCATCATTAAATTCGCACAGAAGCCGATAGGTGTTGACGCGGTGTATAATCCAGATCCTTTTCTTTGGGGTACAGATCGCGAGTCGGATGACTCTTTTCGAGAGCGTTTGAAGCGCTACATTGCAACCTTGGCCAGGAGTACACCGAGCAGCCTGCAGAACGCAGTTTTAGGAGCTCAAGATCCGGTAACTGGTTCGATTGTTCTCTTCGCTTCAGTGGTGGAGGATCCCGCCAACCGAGGATACGTGACCGTTTATGTGGACGACGGGACGGGATCCGCAGAAGCTTACGAGGCGATAACTGGGGAAATCCTGACAGAAGCCCTTTCAGGCCCTCCTCCAGGAGCAGCAGTTGGGGGAGAAGAGGTGCTATTCACCACGAGAAAGCCCATTAAAGGGGATACGCTTTTCACGATTGCGAGCACGATTCGTGGAATTCTCACGATTGGCTCTGACTTTTTTTTGAACAGAGCGAGTGGGCAAATCAATTTCACCCCTGGGCTCACCGCGGGTGAAATTCTCACGGTGGACTATACGGCCTACACAGGGCTTATCGCGTTTGTCCAGAAAATCGTGGATGGGGATTTGCTGGACCCGATAAATTTTCCAGGGTATCGCGCAGCGGGTATTCTGGTTTACGTGAGAACCCCCCAGGTACTTACGCAATCAGTGACGGCAACGGTAGTGGTCAAAGACGGATACGACCATTCTGAAGTGCGAGCAAACGTCAAAAATTCGATCATGGAGTACATTAATGGTCTTGGAATTTCTGGAGATGTTCTAGTGGCTGAAATCGTGCGAAAAGCTATGACTGTAGCTGGCGTTTATAATTTTTATTTGATCAGCCCAACTGGTGATATTTATTTGCTGGACGATCAGATCGCACGAATCACGGAAGGGAACATCATCATTAATTGAGGTGCTGAATGTCCTTATCCATTATGAGCGTATTTCCAGAGACGATTTTTGAGGATGCAGGATACCTCGTAAAAATTACTGGAATTTTCGATATGACCCATCGATACCACGCGCACATTGGAGACACAGGAACGATCTTGGATGCGAAGATGCATTCGGGTTTGGCTGGACAAGGATTTATTTTGTACCCTTGGACTGCTACCATTCTTCGAGGGTATACCCCACGGGTGATAAACAGCGCTCCATTGTCAGTATACGTGCAAGATCTTGAAACGCTCGAGGAGGATGTGCTGGCTGGAGCCCTGCAAGCTACCCCTCGGTGTTTTCATAAATCAGTTTTTGAGCTCCGAAAAGTTCTTCCCTCAAATTATAAAGTCGGTATCCGTGGGCTTGAATAGGAGAATTTCAGGATATGGAAATTCAAAATATTACAATTCGCTTCTTGGATATCAGAAAAGATACGCCTCCAGTTACGGTCAATTGCATGGTGAATGACTACCAGATTTTACTCAATTTGGAGCTCACGCCTGAAGATCTCGCAAAGCCCTTTTATGTAGGAGGGGCTTTTGGAGAATTCATTCCGAATCTGATTGACCGGATCACAGAAGCAGTCCAAGAAAGGGATTAGTCATGTCCTACTACGGGAAACACGTCGTTGTGAATTCAGCGGTTGATCTCAACAAAAAATTGAAAGATTTTCTTGTCTCCTGTGGATGGGTACTTGAAGGACCGACAGATACCGAGCCCCATCGAATCGCGCAAGAAGACAAGCATGCTTTTATCTTGGGCTGGTTTTTACGTTCCAATGGGGAGGACGGGAAAAAGGATATCCCCATTCACATTGGCTGGCAAACGCTCTCAACAACGACGCGCACTTTCAAGGGAGCCACAGGTTACTTAAGCGCTGAAATCGACGCTGTAGTAACAACCATCCCACTTTTTACCGCGATTACGGGTGTAGTCTCTGGTGATGTCGTCCAGATTGGCGATGAGTGTATCAGCGTGGGAAGTATTGCTGGATCTAACCTTGTCAACTGTGTGCGTGGAATATTTAATACCACACCGGCAGCGCATGACTCTGGGGATGTTGTTGCTCGCGGAACAAGTTCTATTCCAGGTATCACAGTTTATGGGGGACGTGATCTCACAAATCCAGTCCTTTCTTCTAGCGGGACGCCAACCTGGAATTTCACGCAAAATACAAGTACAAACATCACATTGAACACCACGAATTTCTTGGCTGCACGAAGCGCTTCAAAAGTGAATTTAGGGGGGCTCGTTCGTTTTCCGGATGGTCGAATGCGTTGGATACTCACACAGACAGCGCCTTCAGATAATGTCATGGCAATTACGTATGATGATTTATTAACAGCACCAGGAGCAGTGAGTGCAACTTTTCTAAGTGCAGGATGGTTTCCTCATAGCTCACGAAAAATGATAGTGGGGCCTAGTTCTGGTCTTCGATCACCTTGCGTGTATTGCACTATAAGCTCTCCGAGAGATGTTTGGTTTTACGGTTCTAAAGATGGTGTAGCCATCGTTTTCATGTCCGGGAATGGAGCTTATAGAGTTTTTTACTGGGGTACATATGTTCCATTTGCCAATTCAAATTATACAATCGCTAGATCTACTATTGACGGAACTATTGCCAAAGGCGCAACGCAAATCAAGGTAACCGATGTTAGCCTTTTTACGGCAGGTGCTCGTTATGTCATTTTTTCCCAAAAATATCAAGATTGGTTCAATAACCGAAATTGCTATGCGTCAACCTATATGGGAGCGGCCGGCACGGGGCAATGGGCAGATTTGGATATAGATGAGACAGCTTTCGAGCATATTGTGGTTACAGCAGTAAATCCAGAGACAAAGATTCTCACGTTGCAAAATGGTCTTTGTTACAGCTATACGGCAGATCTTACCACTGGCCCCGTAATCGGGGAAGATCCACGACCCCATTGCGGATATGCTTTTAATAATCAAACAAGTTCACAATATACACAATTTGGAGATACTGCAGTAAATGCCACGTCTACATGTTTTCATGCAAGCGCACAACCACGGATCGGAACCCACCCTTGTCATAGAACACCCTGGCGTTGCACAACGAGCGTTTTTTTCAAACCTGATGGTACTGTAGATCCTTGGAATGCTGATTTTGGTCAAAATCTTTTTGCAGTGATGCATCAATCAGGCGGTTCTCTTGGAATCGGGGTTGATTATGACAATCGATTCAGCCGAGGGCATCTTTCTCCATTTATAGTCAAAGGGGGTGGAACAGATACTTCATGGTATAAATATGGTGGTGATGTAAATTGTTATTTTGGACTTATTACACAGGTACGTGACACAGGGAACGCTTGGGGAGGTGTTTCAGAGGATACGGTCAAAGCCATGTGGAACGGACAATTTGAAACTTTTAGACTCTTTTATTTTGATTGGTCCAATGGTTGGATTGCGATGGGTCCAGAAATCAGTCCGCCAGTTTGAGAAAGGGGCTCATGATGCCACGAAAATACCCATTGACCTCTGCCTGGTGGGCCCTGAATGGAATCAATGCAAACCTCCGTTTGTTGGGATCCAATGCGCGTGCGCCACTTTTTGATCCAGAGAGCCAAGCGCACAGTTTTTCCATTTTTGGAATTCTCCTTCCCACGTCAGTAAGTGCAATCGACGCTGGGGTTATCTCGAAATGGAATACCGTAGGGGACAAACGAAGCTGGCTAGTACGACAGAATTCTGCAAATTTAGAATTCAGTATTTCTCAAGACGGGACAGCAACGCCAGTATCAACAATTGTGAAAAGTGCATGTCTTACTGCGGGTGTGCGCTCAGCTTTTTGTGCGCGATACGGCTGGATCTCAGACGGCGCTTCCACGTTGGATCTCAATGTCGATGGCGCGGATGCCACGCAAATTGCCGACGGACATGGGCCAGTTTTTTCTTCCGTGCTCTCGGATATTCTACTCGGGGCTTACGATGACTCCACAGTTAAGCGATTGGGGGGAAATCTTTTCGCACTTGCCCTCTGGAATCGCCGTTTGTCCGATGCAGAGCTCGGAAAGCTCATGGGGGAAGAGCTTTCTCTCCAAGACCTCGGCGCTTCCTTCATCATCGATTTTCATAAAACGGTCGCTGCAACCTATGCAGCAGAATACCCAGGAGCGAACGAAAGCGGAGTGGTTACCTTTACCGTGGAGGGTTCTCCTACAGCCTACAGTTTGAATGACGGTTTTCTTTTTGATGGCATCGATGACTACTACAGCCTCGCCGGAACAGATCCGCTTGCTGCTAATTTCGATCCGAATTTGAATGGGAATGAGTTTACAATCGTGGGTGAAATAACACCGCTTGTGGCAGTTTCCAGCTTTAAAACCATCTTCGGCAAATTTCTTGCAGCCGCGCGATCCTGGTCTTTTTATCAAACTGCCTCTTTGGTATTTGGTTTTCAGGTATCCAAAGACGCAAGCGGAAGCGCCTCAACCTCGGTCTCTACTACCAGCGTATCGCTAGGAAATAAGCAATTTTTCTGTGGACGCTACAAGTATATTGCAGATAACACGAGCCTTCTCGATCTTAGCGTTGATGCAGTTTCGGCAACTTCTGCCATTGCGCGAGGTCCCGTATATTCATCCACTACCATTCCCGTGCGTATCGGATCGCATGACGCGGCTTTCTGGAACGGGCGAACACACTGGCTGGCTTTTTGGAAGCGACGCCTTTCCAATGCGGAAATGCTCTCTTTACAGGCAAAAGCGCAAACACCCCAACAACTGGGTTGCTATTTTTATCTGAAATTTCCAGCAAAAGACCCGACTACAGCATCAATTAATTCGGATATTCCCTCAGGAGCGGGTGTAATCCCTTTTACAAAGAATGGTGCTCCCGCCTATTACGTTGGAACCGCCTTAGCGTCGGTTGATAGTGTATGCTCAACGCCTGGTGAAATTACGGATCCTTTGCAGCCAGGGTATTTCAGGGAAATCATGAAAGTGTCATGCTCTTCTTTGAGCAAACAGGATCGGCCAAGAGAGCTTTCTAAGGAGGTCTCAACCCCTGCAGCATTAATCCAGAAAATGGTGCGTTAATCATGGTTGCTATTCTCAATCATCCGACCCTGGCAGATTCGCTTCTCGCGTATTATGCGCTAGAAGGTAGTGTCCTTGATAGCTTTGATTCGCATAATGGAACCGCAGAAAAAACGATCAGCACAAACAATTCTGGAGCACTCCGAAAAGCTATCAACCTGGATGGCGCAAGCGCAGCAGCGCAAAATATCGGGGTCTATCAATGCCTAAATTTCGCTGATCTTCTTGCAGGCTTTGCAAGCTTCTCGATTTCTTTTTGGCATAAGCCTGCAAATGCTGGATACGCTGTTTGCCCTCTGTCTATTGGCGGCTGGACTGGATCTGTGAATCACCCAGAGACCCGGCTTTTGCTGGAGCACGCAACAGGGGCGAGCGGTGCGGTCAGTTTGAATTATTTTGGCACGGTGGGCTCGATTGCACTTGGATCTACTTTTGCGGCAGGATCCTGGCATCATTGGGTGATTACGGTGGGCTATAGCGTGCCTACCGGTCTCACGACGGTCTGCCTATACAAAAACGGTTTCCTCGCGCAGAGCTCCACGGTCAATATCGGTCTTGCGAAAACATCGACCTTGGCACTTCTCGTAGGAGCGAAGCATTACGGCGTGTCTGAACCTTTTCAGCGGATTAATCTCGCAAATGCTGTGATCGATGAAATCGCCATTGCAGGCCGCGCATGGACTTCTGCGGAAGCTTTTGATCTCTGGCATTCCGGAATGCCTTTGCGCTTAGCTGAAGTGGTAGTTTCAGGCGCGGGGGACATTGAAGACTATATGGACAGCGCGCAGTACGCGCCAGGGTACGTTTATTATCCTGTGACTGATTTTGTAGCAGAGCCAGGAGCTAGTCAGGGGAGAATTGCTCTTTCTTGGGAAAACCCAATACGGGAAGACTTCCAACGTGTTATGCTCCGACGATCAGATACTTCTTATCCGATGGAACCAGACGAAGGAGATCTCGTCTATGAAGGGATCGCAGAAGGTTTAGTTGATCTGGGTTTAGACTGGCATAAAACCTACTACTATTCGCTCTGGGCTTACGATATTTATGGATCAATCTCTTCGGCAACGAAAAGATCAGCAGTACCCTTCCCAGACATCACCCCCCCGGGGCCCATCGACGATTTTTGCGCTATTCCTGGGGTGAATAGAATTTTCCTGACCTGGACGAATCCTACTGACGGAGATCTCGCTGGCATCCTAATTCGACGATCGCAGGCTGGTTTTCCACCAGATCCAGAAAGTGGTGATCTCGTCTATGATGGCTTGGAAGAAGACACCATCGATGAAAATCTTTACAGCACGGATCCCTACTATTACAGCGGATGGGCTTATGATCCGGACTTCAATTATTCTCCTAGCACGATGGTTGCTGGACAAATCCTGATACCCTTAGAAGTGCAAACGAAACCTACGGGGCTTCTAGAAGCAGTCACAGGGGCGATCGGAGAAAGTGATTCTGAAATTGCTGGATTCCAACTGACTCGCACCACAGCAATGGTTTCCAAGGGAAGTGCGTTTCTCCCAGTGGAAACCACGCTTAATTGGCCAGAGAGTGGTGCGCTTGCAATTGATGGGATAAAGTATCGCTACACTTCTAAATCTCTTAGCTCGTTTTTAGGGTTGACTTGCTTTACAGGGGGAGTGGAAGAAAATGGTACGCTAATTTCTCATCGCGCACAATCAATAGTCATGGATGCTTCGCGTGAGTGGAATGCGATCGAGCAGCTCCGAAGAGCGCTTTTGGTCGATTACGCGAAAGCAGAGGATTTGAACGTGATCGGTCGAAACCTCGGGGTTCCCCGAATCCCCCTCTACTCGACTGAAGAGCAATTTCGCGCGGTGATCAAGGCGACAGCCTACAATCCAAAAGCTACTATGCTTGGAATCAGGCTTGCGCTAGATGCCTTACTTGGGCCCGAAAACTATTCCCTGTACGAGGATCTTGTTAGCCATCCTTGCACCCTTTATGTTCGGATTGCCGGCATGGAATCCATGCTTCTCTCGGTCGGGAAAACCTACTTTACGTCTCTCGCGTGGACGGCAATTCAGGGAATCATGACCACCCTCGAGCTCGAAGATGCCCCCCTCAAAGTGGAGGGCGTGCGCCTCAAAAAGATGTCCGAGGTATTCAATCTGAAAACCGCTATCCCCTCGGCGGTGACCTATGACTACTATCCCGAAGCGCCGGCTCCAGGGAATGCCTTTTCCTATCAGGGGGGGCTCAGTGAGGGAACGAATGTCCTTTTGACCGCTGGGGAGTATACCACCATCCAGGCGCTCTCCATCGGAACAGTGTTTTACCGGATGGCGGATACCCAGGGCGCGAGGATTACCCCTCAGAGCCGTGCGGAGGTCTCCTGGCTTGTTTGCATTCCTACGGGGGCTACCTTGAAGGCAGGGGAGCTCTCCCAGGCTTCCTTGAGCCTCTATAACGGTTCTCGCAGCTTGAATATCGGCATGGAGAGCGACCGGACGATCGGGCTCTATGCCAATAACGTGGGGGGATTTCTAGGAGCGACCTTCGGGCCCCTCGAGCTTGATCGGTTTTACGAGGTGGCTCTGAAGCAGACCCCCAGGGGGCAGGCAGAGCTCTGGGTGGATGGTCGGAAGGTCTCCTCGGTGGGGACGAACCTTTTTGACGCCACATCCTTTCATCGGATCGAATTTGGCATTCGAGGGGCTCCTTCTGCGGGAATGCGCCTTCGCGTAAAGCAGGTGGGAGTCTTCTCTGAAACCATTCTGGATTTCTGGAATTGTAGATTTACAGGAATGGTGGAATCAGTAAATCCAGAAAAAATCACAGCGGAGACGGCGGTATTCGTGACGAGCGATGTGGGGAAACAGATTGAACTTTCCGGAGCTATAGCGGTGAATCCTTCTGGGGGAACCAATAACGGAATTTTCTGTATTTCTGGATTACTGGGTGTCGCACCCACCGACACGATAACGGTCCAAGGCTACCCTCGGAAAGGCGCGCAAGTCTCTGGTGCCGAGCCCCTTCAAGTGCGGGATACCTGGGAGTCGATGGCGTTCTGTTACCCAGACGATTTGGGGAAGAGACTCGTAATTTCTGGATCGATTCATGGGAACGATGGAATCTACCTTGTGACCAAAATTCTCTTGCCGGATACAGGAGACGAGATCACGGGGTCTAGTAAGGCCTGGTCAAATCTTTGCGAAGTTTCGGGTGCAGATTTTTCCGGTGAGGAAGATCTCGAATACCGGTTGGACCCTGCATTCATCGACGAGGCAGCGCTTCTACTGGAGCTCTCGGATGCGGGGATCCAAGCGGGTGATGTGTTGACGCTTCGGAGCCCTTTGTGGAACAACGGGATCATCATGGAGATCGAATACTCGGTGATGCCCACGGCTCAATTGATGCCGATTGAGGAGCGCCTCAATACGGCGCTTACCGAGACCCCGCCTATCACCTATCGGGTGTACCCCTTTTACTTGGCTGACCCGGAGGGGGTGGTACGGGCTTACCTGGACAACTTGACCGCGGCCGGCGTGATTGCCGAAGTCGCGATTCTAGAGACATGAGAGGATGCCATGGCCGTGGATCTCGTCAGAGTCGAATCTTTTGAGCGGGTTGACCTTACTGATTTTCAACAGATCGCCAAAGAATCTTTCCAGAAGCAAGAGGAGCAAATATTCGGTAGTTTCACGACAGACCCTTTAAAAGATCAATTCTGGATTCTTGATGGCTTCAACATGGAAAATCCCTCGGGAAAGAATCTGCAAATTTTCAAAGGTCGGGCGCTTCTTGCGCGGCGCGAGGGCGCGGAGATTTTCAAAGGTGTTCTTTCCACTGAGGGTGACGACAGTATCACGGTGGATTTGAATACTTATGCTCCCGGAATCTACAACGTCTATATCCGATTTGAATCTGTTCCGGGGGAAAATCAGACTCGAATTTTTTGGAATCCAGACGGGACTGGAAGCGAATATGGGCGTTCGATGGCTACCCGGTATCTTGCGCGGTGGAGCGTGCGAGTGGAAGGCTCAAGTCCTGGAGCCGAGTGGATGAAAATCGGTGAAGTGGATCAAGCCACCATGGGGATTGAAGATCTTCGACAATTCTTCTTTGAAGGGATCATGCACCCAGACAACGTATGGAAGACTGGGTGGAGTGAAGATGGCGGAGGATCGGCGGACGATCGAAATCCTTCCCGCTCGCAATTTGGGATTCGGGATCTACAAACTTTTACAGCGGCTATGCGTCAGTGCATTGAGGACATCAAGGGGCGGGGACTCGGAAAGTGGTATCAGCGGGAGATCAACGGGATGAACATCGGTTTCGATGACGATCCTGAGTATCGTCGATTGGCAGTTGGGGACGAGAATTTCTCGATGAACAAGTTCTCCACGAACCCTTATTTGTACTTTGATTCTAATGATTACCTAGTTTATGACCGGTCTGCCAATGTATTCAGCAAGTACATCAATAGTACGCAAGTGACCTCTCTAAGCACTACAGCTCTCCAGCCAGGGATTGATGCTACCCAACTTGATTTGGGGGGTTCCACGAAACGCTGGAAGGACATTTGGGTAGGGGGATCTTTGCGGAATACTCTGGATATAGTGCTCAATTCTGGAGCGAGCCTTATTCGTCCTGTCACAGCGAGCACGCATGCGCTTGGGAATACTAGCTACCCTTGGAAGTCCTTTGCGATCGATGGAAGTGGCGCTTCCTTGACTGGCGTTGAATCACACCTTGTTCCGATGTCGGATAATGCTTCCTATGATTTAGGTCTTTCCACGAAACGGTGGAAGGATTTGTGGATCGGTGGAGCGCTCAGGAATACTTCGGATATAGTGGTGACATCGGGTTCGTCAATTTTTCGAGCTTCAGCCGTTGGGTATGGTTTGGGGACTACCACTTACCCTTGGGGAACTACTTATCTCGGGCAGCTTTACCTAAGGTCACCCTCATCAGACGCTTATACTAATTTCTTCATGCGAAATACCTATAGCGGTGTTCCCACCGATGGTGGAACCTACTTGTTCCGGGTGGATCGCTATGGGGTATTTACCTTCTCAGGTGCATCAGAGATCTATAGCCCCCAAAGTAAAATTTTCAATGTAAAGCGCGTTCCTACAATGCTTGATCCTATCCTTAATCTAATCCCTCAGGGGAATGGTTATATTGGGATTGGGGGAGAAAATGCAGGCGTAAGCAATCCGCTTGAATTTTTTCTTCATCTGCTTCCCAACGCTGGATACGATATAAATCTAGGAGGGGCAGGCAACGCTTTTGCAAAATTGTACCTCAAGACAAGCGCCGGAAATGGGATGGCGACAGATTTTATCCCAGCGACAACCTCTCTGTTTTTGGGGTCGGATTCCTACAAGTGGAGCTGGATGCATGGGGCGAGTGCAAAAATCTGGAACGCGCTGGATGGGAGCAACCTTGCTTACAATGTAGAAGTTCATCCGGGTTTGCGAATCACAGATAGTTATATGGCAGCTTTATTTTTATCGAACACTTTGGGATCTCCTACCCAAAAGGCGTACATGTTTTGCGCTTACACAGATGCTTTAGGCATCGAAGGAACTACTGACGCTTGTGAAGGATGGTCGCACTATCCTTTTATGCTCTTCCGAAAAGCTTCTGGCTCCCTTAATCCAGAATTCATCGATTGTGAGACCACTGTTCGTTCAAGAGACATTTATCCAAAAATAGATAACTATAGGAACTTCGGTAATGCTTCTTATAAGTGGAAGCAATTTTATATCGCCGAGGCGGATGGAACCCCTAATTCAGGATGTGCGACAAATTTCTTACCCGTGAATGCAGGTTTAGATCTTGGAAAAGCAGCACGTCGCTGGGATGCTTTCCTCGGGACGCTTGATGTCACATCCTTTGGCAGTAACGCCACGCCGGACGCTACCGTGAACAACCGATTACTCGGGACCTCGGGGAGCCGCTGGTACACTGCCTATATTACCACGGTGCAAACCAACAGCATCGTGTCCCCCGACTATGGTTATGTAGAATTCCAAGATTCCATCAATCCTTACTCATCCGGATTGAAGCTTGGGGATTACTATGCTCCTTGGACCTATCTCTATGCTCAATATCTCCTGGGAGATTTTAGTGGGAGTCCTCTTTATTGCTCACGCGATCTGGTACCCTACAGCGGTACTTGGTCTCTGGGGAGTCCAAGTGGGAAGTGGTACCAGCTCTATGTCTCGAGCACGGTTAATTGCGCTTCCATAGAATGCAGCGGGATCGTCCATGGATCCTACCTGTACCAGGATGTTGCTCCAGCCACAAAAGATCCAAACTACTATGATGTCTGGACCTACGATAGCGAAGATGATCTCGAGCTCATTCGGCAGACCGAGCTCACGGGGAGAAGCCAGGCAACCATCGTGAAGGGGATTGAGCGGAATCTTCATACCCAGAAAATTGATTCATTGCCCTGGCCCATGTTTTCGCGGGACGGGAAGAGCTTCGACATCTTCAACTCCATTCTTTTCTTGTTAGGAGCGATCAAACAGCTTCACCAGCAAGTGGAAGCTCTTGCCAAGAGTTGAATCTGGAAATAAAGTTATCCAGAAGCACATATATAAATAAGTAAAAAACAGCGCAAGCAAAGAAAGGAAAATTCGTCATGGCAAAAGAAATCGGATCGTTCGAGATCATCATTCGTGGCACTTCTTCCGGCGGGCCCACTGAGCAATTCGTTCAGTTTCGGGTGCAGGAATCGACGGACGTGGACCTCGGCAAAAACAAGAGCCAGAAAATCGAAACCCCCGTGTTCAACAAAGTCCTCCACAATACCGGCGCAACCGGCGAGCTCTGGAAGGATTTGCTGGACGCAATTAAGACCCAAGAGGACATTTCTTGAGGTAGCGAAGGAGGGAATTTGTGACACGCAATGAACAAAAAATAAATATGACGGAGAGCGAAGCAACCGAATACATGCAGGCGCTCGTGGAGGGAAAGCGCACCGTGGAGCAGCCAATGGAGGCATTTGCGCTCGAGCGCTTGAAAAAAGGGTTCCAGCGGATTCAGCAGCTCCAAAGTGCTGTCCAGCAATTTCAAGCGGACCTCCAGCGGGCGCAGGCGGAAATCCAGCAATTGATCGGAGAGCGCGGAGCGTACAGCTCGATCCTGGTAAGCGCGGAAAATGATCGGCGGCGGCTAGGAAAAGAAATTCCTCCGGAACTCATTTTTCCGCCAGGTGCTCGAGCAGCGGGAAATCCAGCGGCAATTGCGGATTTCATTGCGGAAAAAAATCGGAAGGAGGCGATAAATGCCCCCGATGCCAGCGCCCAATGAAAATAGCGGCGAAGGTGACGGCTTCGACGTGGAAACCGGGAAAATCGGCGCTAATCTGCCAGGGGACGGTCCAGAAAATTCTGGAGGAAAAGCAGAATGGGTGAGGCGCTACCTCGGCGGATTAATTTTGGACAAGCGAGGGCAATATTGGTCGATTTCCCTCGGGCGAGTGGCTTTCGTCGCGATCCTCGTCCAATTTTTTATCCGCTGGAATTTTAATCCGGACGCGAAGGAGCTCCCCGCGGGCCTGCTCGAGGTTTTCGGCGTGCTCGCAGCCTACGTGTTTGGCTCGAAAATCACTTCCCTGTTTGGCGATAAAATTAAATTAGCCAATCCCGAAAAATGAAAGGAGCCGCATGAGCCTCATCGCCTGGAAAAAATGGGCGTGGGTGCCGCTGCTTTTTTTGGCGGGCTTCATCGCCTGGATCATTTTCCGCGGCAGGCGTTCTCCGTTTTCTGCAGCCAAGGCGGAATTGCGCGCCATCGACGCTGAGCGCGAGGTTCTCCTCATCCAAGAGGAGAATGGAAAGGAGAAGGCCCTTCAGTATGTCAAAGAACGGTATCTCTTGAGTCTCTTGTCCCTAAAGGATAAATCCAGGGAGAGGGTGAAGGAGCTGGAAAATGACCCACCGCGGTTGGCGGCGCATCTTCGCAGGCTTATTTCTAGGCGTGATTTGGAGCAATAGCCCCCCAGAAGCGTTTGCAGGCGATTTGAGGCGTGTGACCCCCCAAAAGGTTACCGAGGTAGCCCTCGAGGGGTCCGAGCGCATTCTAGCCCTATCGCAAGGCCAGCCAGCGCCCTTCGCGGGGGTGCTGATGGACCTACATTCGGCGGCAGAGCTCGGTGTACGTGCCGAAATGTGCGATGAGCGCGTGGCGCTCGAAAAGAAAAATTGTAAGGAAAATGCTGACATAGAGAAAAAATACTGGGAAGACGTGCTCCGAATTGATAGAGATGCCTGCCAAAAGAAGATAAGTCTAACAAAAATTCCCTGGTACGCGCGGCCGGCGGCCGTCGCCCTCTTTTCTATCCTGGGGACGTTGGGGGTACTACAGGTAGCGATTAATTTTCGACGCTAAAAAATTTATTTTTCAGCTCACTCCCATTTTCCCCATTTTCCACTCCACTTTTTCTCAGATTTCCAAAAAAAGGTGAAAAATATTACGTAAAGTTTTTTTTTTCTTTAATTTCATCCTTCTGTATGTTTTAATCCAATGAGAAATTAAAAGATCATTAAACCACAAGGATCAAGAAGGTTAATTAACAACAATACTCCTCAGGTATTAAAAACTTGTTAATTAAGCTTTACTTAATGCGCGCGAGCGCTCTGATTATTTCGCGTGCATAGACTATGCGCGTGCGCGACAACCTGAACGCGCGCACGTAGGCGCGCGCACGTTAATAGATAAAAGCTTCAAAAGGAGGGGGCAGAAAAGGGGGTGTTTTGGGGGTGGGAGGGATTTTTTGGGGAAAAATTTCTTAAAAAAGTGTTTGCATTCTTTTTTTATTTGAGTTTGAATGTCTACATAAAAACCCTTTTTTTTCTGTATTTCAGTATTTCTGGGTAAAATTTCTCGAGAAAAAAACTTTTTCCTTTTTTTAAATTTTTTTTTATTTTTTTTTCTGAAGAAAAAATTAAAATTGTGGGTAAAATTTCTCGAAAAAAAAGTCGGATGCTCTCCTTCCCTAAAACGTTAATCTAGGGCAGGAGGTGTGCGGTAGTGCTTCTGATCTCAGTTGAGAATTCTCGAGCGAAGCTTTTTGGCGCTGATGCCTTTGTTTTGAGGGTGCTAGATGCAGAGCTTCGCTATCCCTCGGTATCCATGTCTGGCATTGAGAAGGGATTCATTGAGACGGCGTGGGATGGCTGGATCCGGTTGCTTCATATTCCGAAGCAGGATTTACCATGGTTTCCAAGCGGGCTCCTTTTTCGCGCAGTGGAGGTTCTTCAGAAATTTCAGGTGCCTCATCAGGTGGTGGACGTGCGAAAGCGGCCTGACCTTGGGTTTCCGGAAGTTACGGTGTCCATTCCGCTTCGGGATTATCAGGATGAGGCAGTGCGTTTGGCGGTGAAGGCGGGTCGGGGGGTTTTATCGCTCCCGCCGCGGAGCGGGAAGACTCGGATTGCTTGCGAGCTCCAGCGGCATCTTGCGCTTCCTACCCTCTGGATTGCGCCCACGGATGCGATCGTGCGGCAAACTCAGGGGGTGATTGAGGGATTTTTTGGCGGAAATTATGTAAAGCGCTTGGTTGGTTCTTCTCGGTGGTCTGAGGTTGTGGATGTGGCGGTAGTGGTTTGCACCGCGGCGACGGCTTATGGCCTTCCGTTTGATTTTTTTCGATCCCGGAAAGTGATCATCGTGGACGAATTTCACCATGGAGCGGCCAAGCAGTATCGTACTATTTTTGGGCAGTGCGACCATGTTTTTTACCGATTTGGCCTCACGGGAACCTATTTCCGCTCCGGTGACGATGCGCTCGCTATGCATGCCCATATTTCCCAGGTGATTTATGAGATGACCTCGGAGGAGCTCTTGCGGCGGGGTTACTTGGTCCCGTTGTTTGGTTGTTTTCTTCCATTTGAAGCCAAGAGGCTTCATGGCCTTCCGGTGAAGTCGTTTCATGGAGGCCATGGAAAGTATGGGATTCACGAGCATGAGGTTCGGAATGCTCTTGTGGTCGATGCGGCGACCTATCTAAGCGAAGCGGGGAAGCGGGTAGTGGTGCTGGTCGGGGTTAAAAGCCAAGGAGATGAGATCGAGCGGCAGCTTTTAAAAAGATTTCCCAAGCAATCTGGGACTCAGTTTTGTCCGGTGGAGTTTTTGAGCACTAATCGCCCTCGTTATGTGCAGCAGGCGGTCTTGAAGAGCTTTCTGGCTCACGAGGAGGTTCGGATCCTCATCGGGACCTCGCTACTCGGAGAAGGCGTGGATCTACCGGATGCGGATGCGCTTGTTTATGCACGGGGTGAAAAGGCCGCGGTGAGCCTCACCCAGGGAATTTACCGCGTGTGTACCGCGGTTGAGGGAAAAAAATACGGGCTTGTGATCGATTTTGTAGATCGCCACAACCGCTACCTGAAGGCGCATGCGCTGGAGAGGCTCCGGATTTATTGGGAGGAGCCTATTTTTGATGTAAGCGTGCTGGCGGATATGGGGGAATTTGTTCCATGGTTGCGAAAAGTGGAGGCGGAAATGTCGGCTCGTTGAAAAAATATTCTTGCGCTCGGGACGAATCCATGGGAAGGTCGGGCTATCTGCGGTAAGAGATTACCCAAGATCCCGAAGCCCGGTGCCACGTCCCGCACCGGGCCATTTTTTTGGCTAGAAGGGAGGTTTCATGATGTGGCTAGAAGGCATTGACTCGTTCATGCGAATGGGGGCATCCTACGGGGACCAGTGCATACTCGACGTTGTCAATCGGGTGATTCGATGAGTGGCATAAAAAGTCCAGGTGTAGGACTTGGAATGGCGTCCAGAAAATCTTTTTCTGCTCCTTCGGCCGCGGTTTTCGGAAAAGGGGCAGAATCGAATTTTTTTGCGAGAGCAGTGGGCAGGGTAGTCACTCTGAGGCTGCGGGAGGGTGTGAAATCGACGGTGAAGCTTCTCTGGGTAGATATGTATACGATCGGGATTTTGGACGACCAGGGCCAGGAAGTATTGCTCTACAAGAGTGCGGTTGCATCGATCACGCTATAGTGGCGTGTTTTTTTGGGCCGCCTTACCGCAGAAGGGACGACAGATGACATCGCTGAACGTGTCGGAAAAACTTTTCAAAGACTATTCTTATTATAGGGAGCAAACGGCATGGGTAAGAGCTCGTCGCGCTAATAATCCTTTTGTTTGCGTTTTGAAAGTTACACCAGAGCGATTGAAGCTATTCGGGGTTTTGCAGGCGTGGTGTGCAAATCGGGGGATCAATCCGCGGGAGTGGCTTTACACTTTATTTGCTATTCGGAAATTTAATTTTCCACCTAAGCTAGAAGAGGCGTATCTTTGCAGCGAGAAGCACCTTAAGAAATTTCGCACCATTAAGAGTTTTGAGCCATTCAAGCAGCGGATTTTGGAGGAGGCTTTTACGGAGAATTCACTTTCTGGGGATCGATTTGATCCCAATAAAGACCTTCTTTTACCAGTGGAGCTCGAGAAGGCACACTATCAACGTTTGGGAAGTCCAGAAATTTGTCTGCAGCAGATCAAGGAGCAGACTTTTGGGTATCATCCCCTTAGCGTTATTTGCCGGCAGTGTAGGATCCAGGAGGCTTGCAAGAGACATTTAAAATCGATTGTGGGTTTTGATGTCCTTGCACTCCGGCTCGGGCAGATAACGCCGGAGAATGCGCGGCGACAAGCTTTTACGAGGTGAGCCATGACACGCGATAATGGCTCATCCGTGCAACGGCAACCCGTTGGGTCGGTACAATTTCCATTTGGCGTTTCCTTCCAGAAAACGCTTGTTCGGCTTCTTTGCGAGGATCCGAATTTTGCCTCTGCAGTCCTTTCTTATCTGGCTTCACAGTTTTTTGAGAATGATGCGCTTTCTTGGGCTTTTGAGCGAATTTTGGCTTACCATGCAAAGTATGATGCTATTCCCCCGCTTCCCGTGCTTCTCGATGAGTCGCGGCGTGTGGATTCGTCGGTAGCTCAGATCTATCAAGCGACGCTTGAAGAGGTGCGGATCGCGGATCTTACCGCTGAGCAGTGGCTTCGTGATCAGGTGCTCGAATTTATCAGGCGGAACGTGTTTGTGAAGGCTTTCCGTGACAGCCGTGAGCAGTACAATCAAGGGGATTTTCAAGCGGCTTATGATACGATGATGGAAGCGGTGGATCGCATATCTAATGTGCAGATTCAGGCGGTAGATCGGGAATTCTTTTTCGAGGCATTTTCTCAGCGGCAGGCAAAGCGTTTGAGCGGGGATGCAAAAGAGGATCCGGTTCCCACTGGTATTTTTGACCTTGATAAGATTTTGAATGGCGGGTTGTCCCGCGGAGAGCTGGGGATTTGGGTAGCATACCCTAAGAGGGGTAAGTCCACGCTCCTCGTGAATCATGGGGTGCAAGCTATTCGGAGAGCAAATGTGAACGTTCTCCATTTGATCTATGAGGGGAAACGACAAATGGCATCGGATCGGTACGATGCTATTTTCGCTCAGGAGCAATATTGGCAGATTCGGCGTGGTGACATGAGCGAGGAGAGGGTTCGTGCGCTCCAATATGAATATGGAATGTATAGGCAGAAGCTTGTGATTCGTGGGTTCACGGAGCATTGGGATTATTCGGTGGAATCGATCCATGAGGAGATCCGTGGGCTCCAGAGACAATTTGGGTGGGAGCCGGCTCTTGTGATCATTGATTACGGGGATCTTTTGAAGGGCCGAGGAAAATATCGGGACAGCTTTGAGAGCCAGCGAACGGTGTATCGTGACATTAAAACCCTTGCCAATCGGGGATACGCGATTTGGACGGCGAGTCAGGCGCAGCGTCCTTCCGGAGACGTGGACATGAGCTCTGAGATTTTAAAGAGCCGCCGGGTTGCAGATTGCTATGACAAAGTTCGAGTCGCGGATTTTCTTGGCACGATTAATCAAACGCTTGAGGAGCGAAAGGCTAGGCAAATGCGGCTTTTTGCGGAGCTTTATCGGGATAATGAAGCTGACAAGGTTATTTCGGTGAAGGCGGACTTCGCAAAAATGACTATTAGCTCGGTTGTAGATCCAAGTGAAGGAATTATTCTTAATCCAGTGCATGCTCCTATTCCTTTGGGTTACAAATCAGGGGGAACAACCGGAAAATATCCTACGCAGCGGAGGGCGCCGTTATGATCAACGGGTTTGATCTTGAGGGATACTTGCAGTTCAAGGGTGCAAGGCCGGTACAGCGAGATGAGTGGGTTCTTCAGTGTCCGATTTGCGAGAAGCTGAAGCTCGCGGTGAACATCACGAAAAAGCGCTGGCATTGCTGGATTTGCGAGACCTATCAGGCACGGTCGGATGGGAGCCGGGTAGCGACGAAAGGCGCTGGGGGGATCGTTGCGCTCATCATGCTGCTTGAGAATTGCACGCGGGAGCGAGCGGAGGCTTGGTTATCCTGGTATGGCTGGCGAGGGCAATCGCTTGGAGGGGTATCGCAGATCGATGGTGACTTGATCGAGGATTTTCGGATTTCGGACGGTTCGAGACCTCTTCCAGAAATAGCCTATCCACCGTATACGCGATCTTTAGGTGGAGGCAATTTGCCTTATTGTCAAAAGCGTGGTATTATGGCGGAAGATGTCCAGCAATTCGGCCTTGCCTACTGTGAGGCAGGTCGGTATGGCGGGCGTCTTCTTTTTCCGGTCTTTGAGTTTCAGAGGTTGGTCTACTTTCAAGCTCGGGCCACTTGGGATCCGCAGCCGGGGGAACCTTACGTGAAGGCGTTGAATCCTCCGGTGCATTCAGGAGGGGCGGGCGCGAAGGATGTGCTCCTGAATTTGGATGTGGCGCGGAATTTTCGCAGGGTGGCGGTGGTGGAAGGGCCCGTGGACGCGATTCATACGGGGCCCTCGGCGGTGGCGACGTTTGGAAAACACATCAGTCCGGCGCAGACGATGAAGCTTCGTCAGGCGGGTGTACGGGCCCTGGACTTGATGTGGGACGGTCCCGGACCAACTGAGCCTATGGGGGCATGGCCGGAGATGATGAAGGCATCCAGGCAGCTTGCAGGGCTCTTTGATGTGCGGTTGGTTTTCCTTCCTCGAGGGGATCCCGGGGAGTATCACCGGGGGGAGCTGGAGTGGTTCCGTCGGTATCACGCGAGGCCTGCAGAGTCGGTGTCGGGGCTCGCGTATCTATAAGGAGAGGAGGATTTTATGGGTAGAGCAGTCAGGGAGCCTTTTTTAGGGGGTGCAGGCCGAAAAAAGACAGACACGCGGATCCCAGAGCCTCTTGTGGAGGTCCTCAAGGAGATAGCGGTGGTCTTGGGAGTTTCGATGAACGCGGTTTTTTGCCTCTCGGTAGCGAATTTTCTTCTGCAGATGGTTCCAGTGCTCCCCGGAAGGAAGCGGGCGGCGGTTTTCAAGGTGCTGGAATCTAATGTCCAGAAATTGCTAGAAGACATTCGATCGAAGCTTTAGATATTTCCCAAAAAAAGGCTAGTGTTTCCTTGAGGAAAACGGTTCTTTGATTGTGTACTCTTGAGGCATTTTGCCCTATTTTCATTCTAACCCTCCGATTCTTCATCAAAAAAATTTTTAGAATATTTTGCTTTACAACTGCTGGGGGGTTCGTTACTGGTAAGGGGCGGGATCGTTTTTGGGATATCGCAGATAGGCATTTTGACCCCCTGCTCCAGGGGGGTCGGAAAGGGACGTGTGGCATGGAGATTCCATCTTCTATTGAGACTTACATCCGGAAATTGAGTGGGCAGCTTGGATGCTACCTGGGTTTAGATGTTTCGGGGTGCGATCGAGAGGATTATGAGGCGCGGTTGCGCTTGCACGCTCTCGAGGTCCTTCGCAAAGTGCGTCCAGAAATTGCAGGGGAAGCGCTCGAAAAGTATTTGGGGAAGGCGCTGTACTACCGTTCGATGGATTTTTTTCGCGAACGGCGCCGTTTTCCAGCGGCTAAGGATCTTGTGCCAGTTACTGATTTTATCGTGGGGTATTACGATTCTGTGGCGCGTTTGGATGCGCGGAAGGCCCTAAAAATTCTTCATGAGAATCTTTCTCCAGTGGATTGGCGTCGCCTATGGGCCGTTGCTCAAGGAGCGACAGCTCAAGAGGCGGCGAGGGGGCGGCTGAGGAGGTTTTCCTTGCAGACTCAGCGAGCCAAAATTCGGGAATCCCGGAGAAAGGCGAAAAAGATTCTGGATGCTTTTCGATGGTAGAGCGTTAAGGTATACAGGAAGGATGAAGTCCAGAAAATCGTGGAGGAAAAAATGGGTGCTCAAACCCCCGAATGTTACGGAATTCTTTGGGATGGCAGTCCTGAGGGAGAGTGCTTGCGATGCCAAGTCCAGGCAGACTGCTTGGATGTTTTCACTCTCCAGGAGCTTCCAAAACTGAAAGCGAAGGCAGGACCTAATTTTTCGGTGGAGAAATTGGCAATGCTGGCGGGGGTGCCTGAGGCGGCAATAGAAATCGCTCTCCAGCGTGAGGCGCGAGAACCTGTAACTCCCCCAGGATTCGCAGCTCAGCTGGTGGGTCCTACTTCGCCTCTTCCGCACTCGCCAGCATCGTCTCAACGTGTGGATCTCGATTTTGCTGAAGAGGGATCCGAAGGAGAAGAGGAGCCTGAAGAGGAGCTTGAGGGGGAGGGTGCGCGGGGATTAGAGAAACCAGCGCATCTAGTCATTGAGGCTTTTCCGGAGAAGCCGGGGGAGCCTGAGGAAACAAAGTTTGTGAAGGAGGAGGTAATGCCCCGTAAAAGAGGGCGCCCGCGAAAGGTGCCACCGACCCCGCTTCTCGAAAAGAAGGGGGGCAAGAAAGAGAGCCCGCTGAAGCATCTTGCTACGCGGACCCCAGCGTCGGAGCTCCCTCCGGAGCCCAAGAAGTCTGCTCTGGAGGCTAAGAAGGGTACTCCGGTGGTGGGAAAAGGAAGAAAGAAGGAGCCGGTCAAAAAGCCGGAACAACTTCCCCGCCCTTCGAGGGCCCGATCTGCCAAGCCTGTGGTGGATCGGGCCGGGGACAGACAGGCATATGCCAGGAGTGTAGCGGAGCTGGCAGAAATAGCACTCAGAAAGAAGGAAGCGATCCCGCAGTGGGAATGGGGCTCGGATCACGATCAGAGCCGATTTTTTCGGGAACGGAAGAGGAGCCGGATCATTGCCCTCCTGACTCCGGGGATGAAAATCCTCCGGGAATGGGAGGGGCGGATCTACGAGGTCCTGGTCCAAAAAGACGGATACCGGTTTGCAGGCAAAAAATATCCCACCCTGTATGCAGTCAGGATTGCGATAACGGGGAGGCGATGGACCCTGAAACAAACGAGGGATGGGAAGAGGAGCCCGGGTCTTCGCCCGACAGGGAATTGCGGGGCAGTAAGATGGTTCCAGTTGGAGAAATTTCTGGAGAAGAGAGGAGTTTCTTTGACCTGATCGTGGATTTGCGAAAAGCGCAATTTCAGATCGTGTACTGGCCAGCTTATCCAGCGCTTTTGACTTTTGGAAATTGTAGGATTCTTCAAGTAGGCGGTTATAGTGACTATTTCCAAAAGTACGTGAAGCTTGTACCGGAAAAAACAGGGGAGCCGGGTGTCGTTGAGGTTCTCCTCGAGGAGCTCGCAGCCTTGCCAGGTGCAATAGGTCCGGCTTTAGAGGCTCTTTTCGCGAATGCCCAATCCTTCCTCAAAAAAAGTTAGGTGGCGCGTCCGGGTTCCAATTGTCGGCCTGGCAGAGGCGGACGTGTGGGCGCGGACGCGAGAAGAAGCGGAAGAGACCCTGCGGGGCACTTCCCCTCTTTCTGTCCTTCGGGGCTCTCTTTCGCTTCTTCGCTTAGGGTATAATTTCGAGGCGGCAACGGTGGAATGTGCAGGGGGATCTCCTGATGCCGATGCAGATTAATCCCCATCAATGCACTTCGGGGGCTTTGGACACCGGATCGCCCGATAAGGAAATCGTGTGGCGAATGGATCAGGTTGGGCCGATGGTTCGCTTTCTTCAGGCGAGCCCCATTTTAATTTTCGATTTTGAGACCTCTGGGCTGGCGTATTTTCGGGATGCTGCGGCTTGTGGCATTGCCTTGGCGGGAGTGGATCAGGAGGGCCAGAGGCGCTCTTATTATGTGCCTTTCAGGCATGCGACCATTTTTCGCCAGCTCCCTATCGAGGTGGTTTCCCAGGGGGTGGCGCCGCTTCTCGCGGATCCGAATAAGCTGAAGATCGCGCACCACATTAAATTCGATGAGCACATGGCGCGGCGGGAAGGATGGCGCGTGGAAGGGAAGCGCTATGACACCATGATTGCCGCGCACATTGCGGATGAAAATAAGCCTATAGGATTGAAAAGTCGTGCGATGAGCGATCTGCATCGAAATGATGCAGATTATTGGGAAGGTCGTGTTGATGCGGAAGTTCGACAGCTCGCAAAAAAAGAAGGTCTTGGGATCGCTGCTTATCGTGAAAAATATGGTTATTCTCAGGTGCCACTTCCGATCGTTGGTCCATACGCATGCTTGGATGTGGAGCTCACGCATGAGCTCTACAAGCTTTACGAGAAAAATGGGCTTTCTTCTTTTTATGGGCCCATTTTCAGCACTGAATCCAAGCTCACGGGAATTCTCTGCGAAATGGAGGAGGAGGGCCTTCCCATCGATGTGCCTTACGTCCAGAAATTGAGGGAAAATCTTGTGGCGGTGCAGGCTCAATTGCTGGATTCTATTTTTCGGATAATTCCTGGGAAGCGTTTTAATTTGGCGTCCGATCAGGAGCTCCGTGATTTTTTGACTTGCGATCTGCGGCTCCCTCTCCACAAATTAACGGAGAAGGAACAGCTTGCGGTGGATGCGGAGGTCCTCGAGGAATTTTCTGCAGCTCATCCAGCAATTTCATTTATTTTGCAATGGAGAGAAGCGGAAAAAATTCGGAATACCTACACCACGTCTATCCTCTCTCGGTTGGATCGGAATAATATTCTGCACCCGGATTATCAGCAAGTCGGGACGGTGACTGGTCGGCTTGCTTGCAAATCCCCGAATTTTCAAAATCAGGTGAGGGATGATGATGATCGAGCAAAGAAGCACAGTGGGAAGGGGCTCAAGGAAGGGGGTGTGGATCCCTGGTCAGTCCGGAGGGCGTATGTTAATCGTGGGCCCGGTTGGGTGCGGTTATTTTTTGACTATTGTTTACATCCTTCGACGTTAGTGGAGACGGTTGCGGGAAAGCGGGCTTTGGGAGATCTTAAACCTAGGGATAGGGTTTTCACTTGTCGGAATATGGAGATTTCGAGTGGTGAGGTTTCTCGAGCAGTTCGGATCGGGAAACTCCCCGCTTACAAGATCAATTTCGATAATGGGGAAAGCGTAATTGCTTCTGTGGATCATGAGTGGCCTGTGGCGATTATAAAAGGTCAGCAGTTTTATCAGATTAAAAGAAAGACGGAGAATCTTCAGGAGGGCCAGTGGGTATTATCTGCGAAGTTGACTGAAAAGGGATGTATATATGATGATAGGGTTAGCTCCATTGAATATGTAGGTTTACAAGAGATGTTTGCGATCACAGTGGAGCCTGATCATAATTATATTCTTGGGTGCGGGGTGGTTACCTGTAATTCTCAAATCGAATTGAGGGTTTTGGCTCATTATTCTCAGGATCCCACTTTGGTTGAGGCGTATCTTACCGGGGAAGATATTCATTCCAGGACTTCGATGGAGGTTTTTGGGAATAAGTCTTCTCGCCAGCTCGCGAAGATTCTTAATTTCGGCCTTTGTATTGCTGGTGGGCAGAAGGTCTTGACGCGCCAAGATGGCCTTGTGCCGATTGAGCAAGTGCAGGATAGGCATTTTCTCTGGGATGGCGTTGATTGGGTTAGACATGCTGGCCTAGTATGCCGGGGGGAAAAGGGTGTCGTGACGTATGAGGATCTCACTGCGACGCCAGAGCATTTGGTTTTTTTGAAAGGTGGCCGATCTATTCCGATCGGATGCCTTGCATCCTCTATTAGTTCTGGGCGTCTTGCTCTTGGCGCGGTTGGAGAGGATCCCGTTAAATATTTTGCAGCTTATGGGCCACACTGGTATGCGATAGAGAATTCAGGTTGTGAGAGCTGCATGAGTTGTTCGCCATGCTTGAAGACAGCAGTGGTATATGATCTTCTGGATGCTGGCCCGCGAAATAGATTTACGGTTGAGGGGAAAATTGTGTCTAACTCCTATTGTATGTCGGCGATTGGTTACAGCCGCAACGCCAAGATCCCTCAAGAAGAGGCTGAAAAGCACATGGCTCAGTTTTTTGCTCGGTATAGCGGTATTAAACCCTTTCGCGAGAAACTATGGGCGGAAGTGCAGAGTCAGCGGGGTTATTTCCAGAATATTTTTGGGCGACCCCGAAGAGTGATCGGAATTCTTTCTCCGGGACGGCAGGCTGTATCGAGGGCTCGCCGGCAGATTATCTCGACCTTGATTCAAGGTACTGCAGCCGAGCTCACGAAAGAGAGCCTTTGCCGGATTCATGATTTTTTGCGAGCAGAGAATATTCCCGCGAAGATTGTTGCGACCGTACATGATGAGATTCAGATTGATTGCCCGGTTGGGTCCTTGTCCAGAGTCGCGCGTGAGACGAAACGATTGATGGAGGATTTTTCACAGTTTGCTCCGATTCCTATCCTCGTGGATGGGCAATATTCCACGCAGAGCTGGAGCGATAAGCAATCGCTTCCACTGTGAGGTGCTCATGCAGAATTCCTTGGATGCGGTGATTTTTCGTCTTTCGAGCCACCCACCGTTTAATATTTATTACGTGGGCGATGATGGGATGCCTCGGCCGTGGTTCGAGGTGAAGCCGGGTATTTTGTGGGAGCTTGCGATCCAGCAAATAGGCTTAGCAACCCAGGTTGAAGCGATCGGCGCTCAGATCATGTTTTGGGGGCGGATGGTCGCGCAGGCAAAGCGTGTTTGGGATGTGGAGCAAAGGCTCTATCGTGTTTGGCGGGATAAGCGTTACCTTGATCTTCTGGGAGAGAAGGAGAAAGGGAAAAAGCTTACGCAGGCGAACCTCGATCGGCTCATTCGATCGGAGGCGGTCTACACGGAATTTTATCGAAGGATTGAGCGGGCAGAGGAAGCGTACAATGCGGCCGGCGCTGTTTTGGAAGGATTTAGAGCGAAGAAAGATTTGATGAAAACTGCGATTATACGGCAGCATGAGGACGGTGCTCCGCGTCTCAGCGTGTGATTGTGCTTTCGCGTTTTTGCGTTTGTACGTTAATTAATAGTGGCGTTTAACTTTGGAGGAAAATCATGTATCCAGCAAATCCATGGCCACAGCAGGGCCAGCAACCGCAGCAGCCACAGCAATTTCAGCAACCGCAGCAATTTCAGCAACCGCAACAATTTCAGCAACCGCAACAATTTCAGCAACCACAGCAGCCACAGCAGCCACAAGCAATTCAGGGTTCAGGGCAATTTGGTTCTCCGGTAGGCCCGATGGCGCCGGCAGGAATTCCCGATTTTTTCGCTCCGAATGAGGAGCAGATTCAGGAGGAGTTTCGGCGGGCATCGGCAGAAGATCGGTTTAAAGGTCCACCCTTCGTGAAATTTTTGGGCCCGCAGGGACAGGCTAGATGGGATAAATCGGTCCCAGTGGGTCATAAAGACGATATTTTTGTGGCTTTTGCGCCTTGTTGGGGTCCTGGAAAGCCCTTGTTCAAAGTATCTCGGAGTCATTATTGGAAAAGCTTCCAGCATCCCAGAGGAAAATCTATCGGTTGCGCTGGTAAGGAGTGTTTAATTTGTAAAGCGAGGGAATTGGCTCTCAATAGCCCGGATAATGCTGTGAAGGAGCGGGCAAAAGATATCGGTAGATCGCGTGTGCAAAATCTCTACAATGTATTTCTCCTTAAGAGTCCTCAATTGCATCCAGTAGATCCTATCACAGGGCTCATGCGACCGTTCATTCTTGGCGCTGGCAGGAATTTGCACGCTGAAATTTTTAATCTAATCGACGGTCGGGGGGGTGCAATGGCTCTCATAAATCCCAGCCATCTCCGTCCTGTGCGGATCACAAAAATTAAGAATGGTGAAGACGAGAAGGATGTTGAATATAAGTTAATTGATTACGATCCTATTGTCCTTCCACGAGAATTTTGGGGAGCACTATCGAATCTTTGGGATTTAGATGCCTTAGAGAAGCTGGTGAGTCCGGAAGATCAAATTAAGGTGATCCAGGAGATGCAATTTCCACTTCCTCCCGGGGTTTTTCCAGGCATGTCGGCTCCTCAAGCTCCTCAAGCTCCTTCTGGATGGGCTCCTCAAGCTCCTCAAGCTCCTCAAGCTCCTTCTGGATGGGCTCCTCAAGCTCCTCAAGCTCCTTCTGGATGGGTTCCTCAAGCTCCTCAAGCTCCTCAAGCTCCTTCTGGATGGGCTCCTCAAGCTCCTCAAGCTCCTTCTGGATGGGTTCCTCAAGCTCCTCAAGCTCCTCAAGCTCCTCAAGCTCCTTCTGGATGGGCTCCTCAAGCTCCTCAAGCTCCTCAAGCTCCTTCTGGATGGGCTCCCTCCCAAACTCCTTCCCAAACTCCTTCTCAGGCTCCTTCTGGATGGTCCCCTCAAGCCCCTTCTGGATGGTCCCCTCAAGCTCCTCAAGCTCCTTCTGGATGGGCTCCTCAAGCTCCTCAAGCTCCTCAAGCTCCCTCTGGATGGGGGGCTCCTGTTCCTCCTCCAATGACTCCTCCCCCGGTGTCCTCTGGAGGAGGGGCTCCTGGGAGTTATTCTCCCCAGCCCTCGCAGGCAGGGGGGCCTGTTCCGCCGCCTGCCTACCCTATGCAGTCTCCTGGGGGTTTCGGGGATCCTTTTGCTAGTCAGCAGGCGGCTCTTCCGGGGCAAGCGATTCCGTGGCCTTTTCCTGCGGGTTTTTCTTTGCCGGACGGCAGAGAGCGTTGTTATAGTCGTTTTCATGCCGAGCATACTTTCTGCCGTCAATGCCCCGGGTGGATTCAGGCGCAATGCCAATTGTTGGCTCGGTCTATGCTTGGTTCCGGAGGGGCGCCAAAGCCGACCTTAGAGGCGTTGCAGGCGCAGCTATCCGGCAAGGTATAATTGATGGGAAAGCAGAAAAAGATCTCGAGAAAGCCGGTTTGGGCTGGCAAGAAAAATCGGCCTTCTCGAGAGCCCGTAAAATCTGGACCTAAAATTAAGTCAGATCCGCGTAAAGAATATGATGAGCGGATTAAGAGTGCAGGGGTGCGGGTTTTGGCTTTAGAGGATCCGGACTGTCTAGCGCATGTTCGGGACCATATTTCCACTCAATCTTTGGAGCTCGATCGGCTGATCAATGGCAAAGGTATTCCCACGGGGAGAGTTACTGAAATATATGGTCCGGCGCATATTGGGAAGAGTACGATAATGGATCATATGTTTGCGGAGGTTCAAAGGCGCGATGGGGTTGCCGTGCTTATCGATTCTGAAGGGGCTCGCGATGTGAATTACTCTCGAGCGATCGGCGTGAATCCTGCAACTTTGAAATACCTGGAATTTGAGCCAGAAAATTTGCATATTGAGGCGGTGATTCAAGCGATTTATGCAACGATTGAATTCTGGTCTTCCAGGGATCCAGATCGGCTTGTGCTTATTGGCTGGGATGCTCTTGGCGGTACATCTACACGGGATGAGCTTGAAAAGCGTTTGGAGCGAGATTCGAGGCCTGCGATGGCTGCAAGCATCATGCGAAAGGCTTGCAGGCAGATACCGCCGAAGCTTGGAAACACGCGGATTGCGGTTGTGATCAGCAATCATGAGTATCAGCATCTTGATCTAGGTGGACGGGTAGGGGTACGGAGAGAGACCTACGGGGGGGAAGCAGTACGTTTGCTTTCGTCCATCCGGGTTCAGCTTTTTCACGGTGGGTGGATCAAGCGGTCAGACGGGGTTGTCGTTGGTCGTGAAATCGGTGCGAAACTCATAAAAAATAGGCTAGGGGATCCTTGGGGGGAAGTACGTTTTGCGCTGATTCCCTCTATTGGAGTGGACAACTTATGGTCCATTTATGAGAGGCTTAAGCACAAGCGCATCATTGAAGTAAAAGGTAGTTGGAGCGCTATTAATTTGGATGGGAAGGTTATTAATTTCCAAGGTTGGTCCGGCTTGATTGAGCAGTGCAAGGCGGATTCAACCCTTTTTCCGCGGCTGGTATCGGTGTACCGCGCGGCAGGGTGATGCATGCCTCTTTATCAGTTTGAGTGCGAGTGCGGAAATTCCTTGGAAGACCTCCGTTCGATGAAGGAGCGAAATGTGCCTATCCTCTGCAAGGAGTGTGGGCGGGTGATGTCGCGCGTGATGTCCTCGTCGAATTTTGGAAAGCCCGCTTATCGGATGACGGCAATTCTGGAGGACGGGCGGAAGGTGCAGGGAAACTTCGGTCAGAGGCCGAAGCTGGAAGCCTCCATGCGATCGAGCTCAAGGGTGAAGTGATGATGCTTGTATTTTCGGATTTGCATTTGCGGGAAGAGACCGCAGAAGTTGTCTTTAAATCTGTACTTCCGGGTATCTTGCAGGCTGCAATTAAGCGTAAAATCATGGTTATCGCCTGCTTGGGGGATTTTTATCATCTGCGTTACCGTATTTCTGTATTTCTGCAAAACAAGGTGGCGGAGTGGCTTCGGGAGACGGGGAAGCGGGGCATTCATGTGGTGCTTCTTCCGGGGAACCATGATCAAGTGGATAGCCATGGTCGCCATGCGCTCGAGGTGTTCCGAGAATTCCCGCATGTCCATGTGATCGATGAGCCGAAAAGCCGGGATGATGGGCTCTGGATTCCTTACCGGCAGGACCCGGAGGAGCTCGAGTGCGCGTTTAAGATCAAGAAGCACCCTTACCAGGACCCGGTAGTGTGGATGCATCATGGGGTTCGAGGGGCGCTTATGAATGCCAGAAAGAAAGATGAAGATGGGATTGATCCGACGTTTTTTGAGAAGCGTAAAGTTCAAGTGTTTTGCGGGCATTATCACAAAAGGCAGAAGGTCGGGGTGGTGCAGTACGTTGGAAGCCCCTATCAGACGCGAGCGGATGAGGCGGGGGATCCCAAGGGCTTCATGATCCTTTCCAAGCAGCATGGGGTTGAATTTGTGGATACTGCTTGGGGACCTCGGTTTCATGTTTTCCGCTTTGAAGCGGGGAAGCCCTTTCTCCTCGAGGGAGTGGCTCCGGGAGATGAAGTGAGGGCTGTGGCTGGCCCGGGGGTTCTGCCGGAGCAAGTAGGCCAATTTCTTCAGAGTCAAGGAATCCAGAAATTTGTTGTGTCGGCGGAAATGGAGGCTTCTGGATCTCGGCTGCAGGTACGGCCCGGGGCAACAATCCTGGATTATGCTGAGGCTTACGTCAGGGAATTCCGCGGGCAGTTGGATGCTTCATTTTTGATGGAGGTGTTGGAGGGATTCGCTCGTGAAATTTGAATACCTGGAGCTCGAGAATTATGGCTCTTTTTTTGGCAAGCATCGGTTGGACCTCGCGGACCGGGGGCTTCTTCTTGTGTCTGGGGATAACCGGGATGACCCCCGCACCAGTTCCAATGGGGCGGGGAAGAGCACGATCTTCGATGCGCTCGATTGGGCCCTCTTTGGCGCGGTGCCGCGGGGGGATCGGGTGGAGTCGGTGGTCAATGCCGAGGCTTCTGAGTGTCGGGTGCGGGTCGGGATCAGGACTGATAGTGGTGAGGCTCTCGTGGTGGAGAGGACACGGGTGGAGGGGGCTACCGGGCTTGCGCTCTGGCAAGGTGGCCAGGAGGTTCGTTGTCTTGATGTCACAGAAACCCAGAACGTCCTTGAGCAGAAGCTCGGTCTTGACCGGGAGGTTTTCCACGCCGCTGTTCTCTTTTCCCAGGGCGATCTGACTCATTACGCGGATGAGACGGATGCCGGGAAGATGGACATCCTCACGCGGATTCTCCAGTTGGGTGTGATTGACCAGTTGCAGGGGGTGGCAAAGAAGCGTCTTGCCGCCTTGGAGGAAGAGCTCCTGGAAGTTGATCGGGTACTTGTGGATATCCGCGGGCAGATTTCTGGATTGGAGAGTGCTGGAGTGGCAAGCCAGGCGCAGGCCTGGGAAGAGCAGCGGCAGAAGGAGCTCGCTTTTGTCCGGGCGGAGATAGTTCGCCGGCAGCAAGCCATTCAGCAATTGCCGGTGTCCACCGGTTTGTCCGCGGGGGCCATCCGGGCGGAAATGGAGGCGCTTCAGAAATCGGGGGCAGCCTACGGTTCGCCGGAAGAGCGTTCGGCGCTTTTGGCGGCCGAGCAGGCGGTGGCGGAGTGGAAGGCGGAGCTCCGGCAGCGGGACCAGGAGATCGGGATTATCCGGGGCGAGATGGAACGGTTTCGCACTTTCAAGGGGGAGGTTTGCTCTTTATGCGGGCAGCCGGTGACGCAGGAGCATTTGGGGCGTGAGTATGCCTTGAGAGGGCAGAAGCTCCAGGGCCTCCTGCAAGCTAAGGGGGAGGCCGAGAGTACCCTGGGAGCCTGGGAAGCCCGCTTGGGGGAGCTCAAGGCTTCAGAGCAGGCAAAGAATCGAGCTTTGCAGGAGAGGATAGCAGCCGAGCGATCGAAGCTCTATGTGCTCCAGGAATCCCTCCGGAAGGCCGAGGCGCTCGAGCGTGAGGGGATTGAAGCGCAGCGAGCGTTCCAGGCAGAGCGGGACAAGGCGGAGGAGGTTTTCAGGCGGGTGAATCCTTTCCAGGCGCAGCAGGCGGAGCTCGACAAGAAGCGGCAGGAACTTGAGTGGAGGCTCAAGACTACGGAACATCTTTTGGGGCAACAGATGCTCCTGAAGGAGCATATCTTCTTTTGGGTGAAAGCCCTCGGCGCTAAGGGGCTCAAGAGTTACATCCTGGACCAACGTCTCCAGGAGCTCTCTGACGCGGTGAACGGGTGGCTGGCGCCTTTGACCGGGGGAGCTATGTGGTGTCGGTTCGATAGCACGAAGCAAACGAAGACTCGGGGCGTTCAGAATTCCCCTACTCTCCGGATTTTTCGGTGGGAGGGCGATGGAGTGGTCGCAGAGCGTGGGTACAAGAGTTGGAGCGGTGGCGAGAAACAGAGGATTTCTTTTGCCGTGGATTTTGGGCTTTCGCGGCTCCTTGCACGGCGGGCCAGAAATCAGTATGACTTGCTCATTCTTGATGAGGTATTTAAACATCTTGATTCATCGGGGAAAGAAGCGGTAGTAGAGATGTTGCATGCTATCGCGCAGGAGAAATCGAGCGTTTTTGTTGTTGAGCATGATCACGAGCTACAGGGGAGCTTTGAGCGTGTGATGGTGGTCCAGAAAATTAAACGTCGCAGTCAGATCAAGGAGGGATCCGATGGGATCCAGATCAAAGCGAAAAAAGCAATCAAAAGAGCGCCCGTCCACCATGTATCTGGTGAAGCCCTACCAGCGGGAAAATCTTGCAGAGCCCCCCTCCGAAGAGCACCCATTATCGGCGGGTGAGCCATTTTTCGTTCGCGGTGAGATCGATGGGGCTATTATTGTGAGCGTACCAGAGACTATCAGTAGGTCTTCCGCGGAAAATCTTCATAAGGCGTTTGCAGACACTTTTCCGGGGAAGCCTGTTCTTGTCCTCACACACAACGTACAATTTCTTGAATTGCGAAGGCTCACCGAGCAGGAGGAACAAAAGGTCAGGGCTTTCGTCCAAAGGAGCAACTCTGATGCCAGAGGGCTTGAAAAGAACGCCGATTCCCCTGCAGAAAAAGGATTGGGCGCTCAATCCGTCTCAAGTGGTGCTGGGGATAGACCCGGGCTTCGGGTCGTTGGGGATGGCGGTTTTGGAGGCGGAGCCCGGGAAGAAGCCTCGAACATTAGCAGCGCGCGTGGTGAGCACGGCGAGGGCGAGCAAGAAGCAAATCAAGGATTTTCGGGTAACGAATGATGATCAGCGGCGTGTTTCTGAAATTTACTATGCGTTAGAGGGTGTCTACAGCGAATTTCACCCCGGTTCTGTTGGCGTGGAAGCGTATAACCCTTTTCGGAAGATGGGAAAGGGCGCTGGACCTCGGCAAAGCACAATTTCTGGATGGAAGGCGGGTGGTATTTATTTTGGCGTGAATTTTTGGGCTTTATCCCGGCATCTTCTCATTACGGCATTTTTGCCGATGGATCTGAAAAAGAGATTTTGTGGGAAAATTTCCGCGTCAAAAGAAGAGGTGGAGAAGGCGCTTTACAGCCAGGTGGATGGGCTTTACCCTGTGATCCAGCAATTGCCGGTGACCAAGCGGGAGCACGCAGCAGATGCCGCGGGGCATGCTGTTCTCGTCCTGGAAGAGGTGTGGCGCATGCGGCAAATGCTTGGTTTAGGAGGTGCCGAGTGATTTTTTTATTGAACACTGAATTGGTCCTGTCTGAAATTTTGGAGCTTGCCTTGTTGAACGTTTCAAAGGCGCTTGATGTACCGAAATCGAAGGTGCGTATCTCCCTGAATTTCTCGGATGGGAAGCTTGTTCCAGATTTCAGGGTGGACAAGGATTTTTCGGATGTGCTCGAGCAGCAGAAGGCGGAAGAGGCGATTCGGGCCATTTGGCTTGAAAATATGAAGCCGGAGCTCACGACGCGATTTCGTGGGCTTAAGGAGCGGCGTTATGTTGACCGAAGAGACAAAGCCTCGGAGGCGGCGTCCAATCCATCCGCCGAAGGCTAAGGCAGCTCCCAGAGTCACTCTGGCGCCGGATGCGGTGCTCGAGGCACGCCGGATAACACGGGGCACTCAAGAGCAGCCGGAGTGGGTGCTGGATGGGACCTCGGAGAATCCAGAGGATTCGATTTCCACCGCCTGGCTGCGGCAGCTTGCGGGGATCCAATATTCTACTTCGCAGGCGGGAATCACCGTGCCGGAAATGAGTCGTATGCCTCCGTTTGACCATGTGTCGATTCGGACGCTCGAGGGATGGTGCGCGTATGATCATTGGGAGGATAAGCGGAAAGAGTATTTTGCTCGGCTGCGAGATCAAATTGAGCAGCGGCTCGCAGCGTCAGTGGTGGAGACGCGTGTCCAGCATTTGCAGCGAATCGACAGCATTGCCGAAGCCATTATAGCTGACATTGAGAGCAAAGAGGTTGGTTACAAGAGCAGGGAAGGCATGATCACGGCTCTAGTAAAATTGCTGGAGGTTGGGGATCGCATGCGTGAAAAGGTTGCTGCTCGGATAGCTCCTAAGCTCGATTGTGCGGGTGTCCTCACCCTCACAGCAGAGCTTTCCGAAGATGAAGCTCGTGCTGCAGCCAAGTTGATTATGAAGACTCGGCGAGAGAAGCTTCGGGCGGGGTTACCTAGTCCAGAAATTCGAGAGCAGGATTCTGGGGAACCAGGCCGTTCTAAAATGATCCGTCGTCCGGTATGCGATGGTAAGAATAATGGCGAAACGGTGGAGTAAAAAGGAAGAGAATCAGTTGTTGCAAGGTGCAGGAGTTTATGGGCTTTCTTGGTTCCAGAGACACACTGAGAGCGCCTACTCCTGGCCGAATGCTCCGAAAGGAAGATCGTACAAAGCGCTGTACTCTAAGGCTCGCCGGCTTTTTGGTCTTGGCGGATTTTCCAAAGGGAGCTATTCGCTGTCCAAGGCTTGTCGAATGACGGGATACTCGAAAACGCAATTGCGACGGGCTCAAGCGGCGTTAGGCCAAAAATGGAAGCGGCTGTCTTCCACGGGGAGCTACCTGATTTTTGAGGAGCAGCTAGGGGAGCTGTCTGATTGGCTGGGGAAAGACTACTGGTATCGGAAGGGGCGTCTTTATTGCTGTTCATGGTGCCACACGGAAAAGAGGGCGCATAGAAGCCAGGGGCTTTGCTCTAAGTGCTATTCCAAGTATGCAGCGCGGTTACGTCGAATGGGGGTTCCTTTGCGCGCTGAGGATTTGCTGGACTACTTGAATGCTCATGAGAATGCTGGTAAGGTGCCACAGGCTGTGAAAACAGCGCTGGAGAAGAAAATAGCCATACCGGAGAAGGAGCTTTTGACGTTAATAAAATCGTGGAGAAATCATGCTCGTTCACTTGAAGATGGACGATTCGGATTTCGATCTATTGATTCGGGCCTTGAGTGCAGGGAGGTTATCAAGTGATTTTACCGAGAGAGAGGCAGCCACGCTCAAAAAACTCGCTGAACGTTTGTTCCAAGAAAAAGAGGCGCAAGAAAATAGATCATTTGGCGATAGCAAGTAAATTTTTGAATTTATCTTTGCGGGATTTTAGGGATGAAGGGCTGGAGTCTTACGATATAATGCTTATTTTGCATTATGTTTTGAAGTTAGCGCAGGGAAGTTGCCAGGATCATGCGATGGTAGCAGCGGCGATTATGGAGGTGGAGGCTACCTTTGCGCTTTTCCATAATACGGCGGGAGATCCGGCTTGAGTCTTAGTATCAAAAAGGCTATACAGCGTGTGTATAAAGTTACTGGAAGCGTGAAAGAAAAAAGTTCCATGTTTCGATGTATGCGATTTCTTCCAGGTTCCGAGAAGAATCCTCCTTTTTTGTACGGGACAGATGGGTTGATTTTTTCGATTGTTGCCTTGGATAGGAATGTACCCCTTTTGCTTTTGGATGGTCATCTATTAGCGAAAGTGTCAAAAGATCCTGGAGAGCTAGAGCTTATTGAGACAGGGTATGGTCTTGTTCAGATCAAGAGCTCCACGGCAACGTATGCGCTTGAGAGCATCGATGAAAAGCGCTATCCTTTTTTTCCTTACTGGCCAGAGAGCGGGTTTGTTTTTATGGAAGCTTGGGATCTCGTTCGGAAAGTATTTTACGCTGCAGCAAAGGCAAAAGAGGCTTCCCACTTGGCGTTTGTGCATTTTGCTTCCCATTACGTGGAGGCGACAGATCAGGCACGTATCGCGCGGGTGGGTGTCGAATGGCCTTATTCAGGGGTGGTTCCCTCGGCGGTTTTTCGGTCTTTTCCCGAGGGCTTTGTTCAGGTGGCTTTCACGGAGGAACACGCTTTTTTTTCGGTGGGCGATGAAATGCGAATCGCTCCATTATTTCGTGGATCTTTCGTGGTAACGGACAAGCTCTTACCAGCGAATCATGCGGGGGCAAGAGTGCTTCTTTCGACCTCGCAATTTCAGCATGTGGTGAGCCAGGGGCAGTTGATTGCTGAGCGTGGTTTTATTCATCTTTACTTCAGTGCAGATTGTGTTAATGCAGAATGCTGGGGACGGGATATCGCACGGAAGGTGTTCATCGGATCGCTCCCTGTTTTGCATGCGAAAGACGTGGGGCAGCCAGTGAAGATTCTCGTCGATGGGCGTTACCTGAAAGAGGCTTTGAGGCCTGTAGAGACTCCCAACGTTCAGATCTGTTTTTCGGAGGATCCTGTGATCCCTTTACGGATCGAGAGTGGTGCTTACGTGGCATGCGTTTGGCAAATGCTGGACCAGTGATTGGAGGCCTAGAAATGGATGCAAAAGAGTTTTTTGGGGAGCTCACGGAATTTTCTAGACGAGTGTTTAAGAAGCTTCGCGTTGGAAATCAGAGTCCGTGGGGAGGTGTGCCTATGAAAAATGGCGCACCTAAAGGGGTCATTCTACATGGAACCTCGGCGCCGGAGCCTTTGGGATCGATCGGTTGGTTCATGAAGCAGGAGCTTCGATCGAATGTTTCTGCTCATGTCGTGATCGGTCAGGATTGGCCGGCTGGCTATCAGGATCTTGCGAAAGATCTTCCTTTAATTCATGAGTTGCCGGCCATGATTGTTGAGTGCATGCCGTGGAATCTTGTCGCGCAGCATGCTACCTGGACCAATGCTACCTGCTATGGCGTTGAGCTTGTGAGTCTCGGAGAAATCCGGAATTTTAGTGGGCAATGGCGCGATTGGCGCGCCAACTGGACGAAACCTTACCCGAGAGAAGATCCCCCGGTTTTTTCTTGCGGCCGCTATTGGGATCCTTACCCTTTGGGGCAATTTGAAACGACGGTTGCTTTGCTCCGGAACTTGCGAGAGCTTGCACCCTTGGAGGAAGTTTGGGTTCTCGGTCATGAGCAGGTGCAGGGGGTTTCTACTAACGTGGCTCTTGGGCGGGATAAACGCGATCCAGGGCCCCACTTTAATCTTGCGCTTTTGCGGGGGGCGGTATTTCACGGCGTTTCTGGAAATCTGGATGACTCGAGCGTGAGCACTCCTTATTTCAGTAGCATGGATAGATATAGGAATCATACGGTATGCTCTTGGGCGAGAACATATTGGCAGGCGCAGGTAGCAGCGGGAGAGGCATTCGATGGTTTTGTCGAAAGGTGCTGGTGGGAGCTGGAAAGGGAACTTTGGCAACCTGATTTTGTGAAAGGTAAACTGTCGTTCACCCCGCTTGGAAGGGTGGCTCTCTCTCTTCTTGGTTATCATGTATATTCGATTCCCGTGCTTGATATGCAGCCAGAGGATTTAGAATCGGTGCGGATTTTTCAGCGGATGGCTGGATGTACCGTCGATGGGGATCCGGGTTCAGAGACCCGGGAGGCGCTCTTGAGCAGGCTCCTTGATCGTGGCTGCATCGATCGCAGTTGACGAAAAGCTTTCTTCTTTTCAGTACATAAAGAAAAAAAGATTTCTTGATTTCAATGCTTCTTTTTTCTTGACATAGGAGGCAATTTGCCTCATACTGAGATCAAGATCGGAAACAGGGTAAAAACCAAAGGAGAAGAAAATGACGAAGTTCAGTTTGACGTTCAGTATTTCAGGAATTCCGGCAATCTTTCGGGTGTTGAATCACACATCGCAGAAGGACAAGATCGTGGTCAAGGTTGAGAAGGATCTGGCCATGTATACCCTCGTTAAGGGTGTCCTTGCGGAAGCGGGGGCCAACTCCATGGCGAGTTGGGAAGGAACCCACTTTTTCATCGTGGAGTACATCCGGGCGGAGTTCTTCCAGGCAATGGGTCAGATTCAGGAGCGTATGACCCAGCGGGAGGGGTCCCAGGAGCCTCAGGAGACTGAGAAGAAGCCCCAGGAGGCTGGAGAGACCTCGGAAGAGGAGCCTCAGGAGGCTAGTGGGGTGTCGGCAGAGGAGCCTCTCCTTCTTTCCCCGCCGGGCGATTGCTGAAGGGGATGGTAGGGGGGGGTTGGGCCCAAGGGGGCCTTTTTTGATCGGAGGATATCGTGACTTTACGAGAGGCTCTTGAAATGCCAGGAATAGCGGTTCATACCTCGGGGAGGTATCTTTTGGACCGGCAGATTATCCCTCGGAGGTACATTTTCCTCGATTACATCGATCCCGAGGGGCCGGGGGGTTGGAGCAGCGCAGAGAATTTCGTCGGGGTTCGTTTCGCGTCAGCTCCCCCGGAGTTTCCGGAGGAGGACTGGATTCCGATTGATGAGTCATGACATAAGGGGGATGGAGGCATTATGCTGCGATTAGATCAAGACAAGGTTCGGGGGGTGGTGTTCGGGGTGGCAGTGGGGGATGCAATCGGATACCCTGTTGAGTTTCTTTCCAGAGATCAAATCCGAGAGGTTTGTGGGGGTTCGCTTCAGGGATACCTTCGTCTGGTGGATGGGGTGGCGGAGTATTCCGACGACACTCAGATGTTTTTGGCTGTTCTCCGAGGCCTTCTGAGGGCTATTGGGGGCAAGCTCTCGGTGGATTGGGATAGCATCCACCTGGCGGTGGCTGAGGAGCTTATTGCTTGGGGGAAATCTTCAGAGAATAACCGGGCTCCAGGAGCGGCGTGCATGTTCGGGGTCCATAACCTAGCCACGGGGGTTCATTGGAGGGAGGCTGGGAAGGTGCATGCTGGTGGGTGCGGGGCAGCCATGCGCTCCATGGCCTACGCTCTGGTATTTGATGTTCAGGCGGCCTGGGAGACCGCCAGGGCGCATGCAGCCATGACCCATAGGTCTCCTTCAGGGGAAGCCTCTTCGGCAGCGGTAGCAGCTATCACAGGGCTTCTCCTGCGGGGCAAGAAACCTACGGACGCCTGTCTTCAGGGTCATATTATTGCGCGGCGCATTGATCCTTTGACCGGGCAGCTCATCTGGGAGGCGATCGAGGCATCGCAGGAGATTCTTGAGGGGTCCTTATCGGGGGTGGGCCCTCGGATGGTGGAGCTCCTGGACAAATGGCGGGGCTGGACGGGCCATGAGGCGGTGGCCGCCTCGGTTCTGTGCTTCTTGGTTTCTCGGTCTTACCGCGAGGCTGTTCTGTGGGCGGTGAACAGCTCCGGGGATTCGGATTCTCTGGGGGCCATAACGGGGGCTTTCGCGGGGGCCCATTGGGGCTTTGCTTCTATCCCGCATGCTTGGGTGGGTAGGATCGAGAATCGATTAGGGTTAGAGAAGATAGTGGAGTCCGCTTGTGAGGGGTGACCCTTCTCCTTTTAAATCTTTCCAGAAAGTCCAGAAATACGTTAAATAGGGGTATGGATGTGCTGTGCAAGCATTGCGGTAGGCGCGGTATTTTCATTTACTCCACGAGGTTTGGAGGATCTTTTCACCAGGAATGCTGGGAGGAACTTTTGGAAAATTGGAGGCGTGGGGAGAAAGTCAAAGAGGAGTGGGGGAAAGTGGTTAGGCGTCCAGTCTTGCGGCGGACGCCTGTGGAGAGGTGATTGTGGTTAAGGTGCATCCCGAAAAATTTCGAGTGTCTGTTTATACGGACGGGCATTTTTTTTATTTTTACGAGAGCTCTTTTACATCTGGCTCTGAAGGTTTTCTCGCTCCTTCGGTTGTGCAGCTCGCGCAATCGATGCGGGTGGAGGGCCTGGATTTAAAGCAGGTGGTGGTGCTCAAGAACAACAGGACGGCGGTTTCATTTTTTTCCTGGTTAGCTGGATTATTGGAAGAGGCGCTGGGGATTAGCGTTCTTCCGATGCTTGATTCGGGGAGTGCTGATGAACGGTGTAATTGCCCCCAATGCCAAGCGCATTTTGCATCTATGATGCGTGGCGTGGGGAATGGCGTAGTGCAGTGAGTGGAGAGTGGATATGCGGGTGGCTGCTCGGAGGGTGCTTATGGGAGAGCTTGAGATAATCGAGATGTCGGGTCTTCAGGGTGAGCTCATCATGCATGCGTGGGTGGATGATGTGATCTCGCTAGAAGCATGCATCAAGGCGGCCCTCAATAATACACGTCCGAATGGGCATTTTCGCGTGTTGCTGGATGGGCGAGAGATTACGCAAGATGAGTACGCTCAGTGGCTTTTCCGAGATAGCGCAATGCCTGTTTCCTTTTGAGGTTTTCCGACCCGAGGCGGAACCTTCGGGGTGCTCTTTAAAAATGCTCCATGTTGCACAATCAGCCGTGGCCCCGGGTGACGGGGCATTTGTGGGCATGGCTGGCGCGGCTGACAGGACGGGGAGTGCCCCCTTAATGCAGCCGGAGGGTTCGATTCCCCCCTTGCCCACTGTTGATCCAGAAATTTGAAGGAGGTAGCAAATGACCAAGGATAGCAGGGATTCTGAGATACGTTGCTCCGGATGCTATAGCGTTCTTCAGATTGTGCGGGTGGTTTCAGGCGTATCAATTATTCAGCCATGCCCTGTTTGCTGGGAGAGGTAATCATGCATGGCAGCCGAGGCGCTTGAAAAAATAGATGCTTCTTTGCGAGTGCTTGAAGAGTGCGTGATTTATCGTTGGGCTGAGATAGAAGGGCTTATCATAGAGGATCTAAGGCGCCAGGGGCTCTCTCTGCTACCTGGCTCGTTTTTTATCATGCAGGGATACCAGCAGATTATGGCGATGGTGGCTCCTACGGATCAGCTTAAGGTTAAGGCTATAGATCGGATGCAGGGTATGAGTGTGATTGCAAGTCCAGAAATTGGGTTGGAGGCTTTGCATGCGGAGCAGGCAACTCCGTTGACGGCAGAAGAGCTGGCGGATGGTCGAAGTGAGGATGAAATGAAGCGTGTAGAAGAGCTGGCGAATTTATTCTGGGATCCAGAAATGAAGGGAGGAGGCTCCTTTGAAAAATCGTAGTCAGGAGGCTTGTGAAGTATGTGGAATCGATCTTTTGTCGAATGAAAAAAAGAAGTGCTGCATGTGCCGGCGTGGAGACTCCTACCCACCCGTCATAAAGCCGCTAGTGAATGTTACAGGGCATTTTTCCCTGCAATTTGAGCTACAGGTGCCTGATGGTGTGGACGATGAGACGATCCAGCAAATCATCGAAGCGCGTCTCTGCGAGGAGTGGGTGGAATTGCCGAGGGGTGGCGCTTTTGGTTCAGCGAGGCTCCATGTTTTTCGGCAGGATCCATTTTTGCTGGTGTTGGGTGAGGATGGACGGATGGAGAAGCCGAAAATATGGGAGGATTGCCGATATAGCCGAGCGGTGAAGCGGGCGGTAGCGCTCTACATGTGGGGGCCTACGTCAGAGGGGATATCGGCGTCTGGAGATCAATCCAGCAATTTGGAAAAATAGGATTGGTTGAGTGGAAAGTAATTTCTGGATCGAGGTTGTAGGATGAGCATATCGGCAGTAACAGAAGAGCAGAATGTCGATGAGCTCCTGGAGGTGCTCGAGGCTTCGGAGTCGGAAGGGGTGGAGACGCCAGAGGAGACGGTGTTTCGGTTTGAGGTGCAGGAGATTGTGCGGAGGGCTATTTTGGATTTGGATTTTCGATCTTGGTACGTGATCGTTAGGAGGTTTGGAATGTACGGGATGAGGGAGAAGCTCTTGATGTGCAGAAGGCGCGGGTAGCGCAGATCGAAGTCAAAGCATTCCGGTTTCTTAGGTGTCCACAACGATCGCGCCCTCTCAGGTGTGTTTTTGAGTAGTCCAGCAATTCAGAAAGGGGCAGTACATGGAGTTTATTCGTTGTTTTAGGGTAGTTCCTTGAGGGCTCGAGCCGTTCGAGGCTGTGGAGGAGGATGCGGAATTCGGCTGTGAGGGGGTGATCGATGATGGGGCTCCTGCGGATCTGATAATTCTTGAACGACCCGTTAATGGGAATATTTGGGAAGAGATATCGAGGAAGGAATTTCTGAATCCGAAAGAGGCCAGCTATTTTTTAATAGAGCTCGTTGCTGGCAAGCGCCTTTGGGAAGATCAATCCAGCAATTTGAAAAAATAGGAGGTAGCCATGCCGGAAGTAGTGGAAGAGGTGGATTATCTGGATGCGTGCGAGAGCTATCTTGGATGGTGCAAGGTATGCAAGGCCTTTACACGCTACAATACCGAGCCGGACGCGGGGGATTACGATTGCGAGAAGTGTGGGAACACGGATTCGGTGATCGGGGCTGAGCAGGCGCTTATCACGGAAGAAATCATTTTTTAGTCCAGCAATTTTTACCTAGGAGGCGATTATGGAAGAGCGGAAAAAGGGTTCGTTGACTGAAGCTGGGGTTTTTCGGATTTTGCGGGATAAGGGTTTGTTGGTTGAAGCCAAAGATTCGCGGATTCCATGGGACGGGGAACTATTGATTGAAGCCAAAGCTGCTTGGATTTTGCATGACAGGGATGTTTTAAATTGGCGGGGCAAGCTTGCGCGGAGGCTGCAGTATTTTTTAAAGGAAAATGCCGGGGTGAAAATCAGCTACCGCATGGCGGTGCAAGCGCTAGGATCTGTCTTTGGGCTGGACCAGTATTTAAGGAAGGCGATTATTGATCGTCTTCACGAGGCTAAGAAATCCAGCAATTAGTTTCGTGGGAGGTTTTTATGAAAAGCAGTAGGGTTCAGGATGTGGAGCCAATAGCATGTGATTGGTGCCGTTGGGTAGAGTGATTATCGGGCGGGAAGAATTGTTGCGAGAAGGTGGAGGGGTGTTGGCTTGAGGATGCTCCCCCACCTTGTGGAGGCAGGTATTTTGATAGCTCCGGAATGTGGGATGATTTACGAAGTTCAGGGTACATGCGGGATCTTTTATCTCGGATTTTTCGCTAGAGAAAAAGAATCCAGCAATTGAATTTTCTAAATCAGGAGTGTGGTCGAATTTTCGATCGGAAGGTGCGATGCATATCATTGAAAATCCACTAGATGGAAGCGCGGAAATCAAGTTTTTAAGAGCAGAAAATGGTGCCCCAATTACGGATGTTCGCTGTCCGGTCGGGTGTGGGGATTGCTGCAAGTATTGGGTTGCAATTAAGGAGCTCCAACATTTTGTGGTGGGGGTGTCCATCCGAAAAAATAAATGCCCCGCACTCCGAAAGTACGGGTGCAGGTTGAAGCGCTCGAAAATGCCACCGGTGTGCCGAGGATACCTCTGTGAGCTCGGGATGCTCGCGTATATGGGGCTTGTGAATCAAGAGGAGATTTCTCAGACGGTGGCGGCGCATGCTCAGAACAGAGCTGCTCAAGAGCTTAAGAAGGTATTTCCTGTGGAAATGCGGGATATCGCGCGGGGGGCAATTAGTTTAGATGAGTTACGATCAAAAATACGAGAATATCGGTGAGGGAGGAGTGTGCTGTGGAAGAAAGAAATCCAGAAATTGAGGTAGCGACCGAAGGGAAGAAGCTGCGGACATGCTTTTTGTGCAAGGTGGAAAAGCCTCTCGCTGAATATTATTCCCGCGCGGGGGCGCGGTACGCTTACAGCGTGTGGTGTAAGAGCTGCAGGCGCGTGAAGGCAGTAGAGTGCGTGAGGCATTTGCGGTTGACCAAAGAGGAGGTGCTCGAATGGACGTGACTTCAGAGATGCGATGGCGGCCGATGAGTAAAGCCCCCCGGTCATGCATCTTGCTCGGGTGGGATGGGCTCGTGACGGAAGGGATCCGGGGTGAGGACGGGCGGTGGTGCGTTCGAGGCGCGTATTTTCCGGAGCAAGAATTTCGGGCTTGGCTGCCTTTCCCAGAGGTCTTTCCTTTTTTTCCATGGGAGCCGGCGCTTGGCATTCAGAAGAGCTCCGAGCAGCCTGTTTTTATCTCTCTCATCATCGAGGCGTTCTCCCGAGAGCTCCAGGTGCGCTTCAGCGGGAGGGTCCTTGGGATGGTCGTGGAGGAGAGCCTCTGGGAGAAGCTCCGAGCGGAAATACCAGTGGCTTGCTTGGGGGTGGAGACCCGGGTGAGTATTCGTTCGCCGGTCTCTCTTCTAGAGCTTTCTGGGGTCCTGATCAATACTGAGGTGGGCCCGGTGCGGGTCGTTCGGGAAAGCGAGGGGAGGTGGCCATGAGGTTCACGATTGATGTGGTGGCGAAGTGCTCAGCGTGCGGGGGGCTCATGGAGGTTCGGGACATGCAGCCGGATATTCAGGGGTGCGCGGTGTTCACGGTGGACAATTGCCAGGTGTGCCGAATCGCGCTGGAAAAAGAGACACGCGAAGGTGTTATCCAGAAATTTTTTGGTCGTAGGTCTAAGGCTTTGACTAAGGTCTCAACGAAATGCGGTAAGAAGCGGGGAACCAAGCGAGCGAAAGGATAATTTCATGGGTGAAAAATTGGGTCCTGGTCCGACAGGTGATTTTTCGGACGGTAAATTACAGGAGGGTGACGAGGGTGGGATTAACCTGACGATTGCTGCTTGCAAAGGCAGGGTGCTTCTCGAGTTTGGATGCTCGGTGCAGTGGCTTGGATTTGAGGTACATCAAGCAAGAGAGGTTGCTGAAGCGCTCTTGAAGCAAGCGGCGAATGCAGAGGATCAGTTGCGGGTGGAGGTGCAACAATGCTTGAGAAATTAGATGATCAATCCTCTTTCCTTATGGGGGTAAATTTGCAGGAGGGGAAAATTTGCCTCGATTTTGGGAAGCTTGTTCAGTGCATCGGATTTTATCCAGATCAGGCGGTAGCATTGGCGGATGCGCTGCTTGAAAAGGTGCAGAAAATAAGGGAATTTGAATGCCCTTCAGTGGAGCAGAAAGGCGGGTTGCTGTCATGAGTGACAACGGGGATAAATTGCTGGATTCAGAGATCAAGCTTGAGCCTGCGGTGCTGACAAAAGACGGGGGCGTGACGGTTGAGTACATTTACGAGCGGACTTGGACGGCGCTTAATCGTCTGCGGTCATGGGCTCAGATGATCTCTTGTAAATTGCGCCCCCCTGATAAGGAGGGCAGCGATAAAATTTGTGACGGCATGGAAGATTTTTCGTATATACAAGATTCCATTGATGCGCTTGCATTATGGGATATTTTTGCTGAGCTCCGTATACATGAGTGTCGTTCTGGGGTTGTGTGGAAGAAAAAAGTGGAAGGTGAGGAAGAGCGAATTTCCGCTGGGGCTATGGAAAGGCGCATTTCCGAGCTTGCGGCCAAAGGCCCTTGTTCCGATTTTCTCAGATTCGATCTTGAGCAGGAATTTTGGCAGAAAATCCTTGGTGGGGAAGCGGCCGCGGAATCGGTGCTTCGGGTGTCACGAGCGGCAGTGGACTTTCGATTTGCCATTGAGGCGCTTTGTGCGTCTTCGCGGGAGCGCTCTCTTGCGATTACTAAGCTCGAGGAGGCGGTTTTGTGGGCGCGAGAATACGTGCTCAAGCGGGCATTGCAGGAGGCTTCATGCGGGGTGCTTCGTGGTCTATCTTCCCAGAAAAAGTGAGTGGTTCTCTTCGATTGCAATCCAGAAATTTCGGGGTTGATTCATGGGGCAATTTGCCTCATAATTGGGCAGGAGGTTGTGCATGATACGCTACATTGATCGAGCCGTGATTTATTATCTGGATTGGGTAAGGGCTCAGGTGGAGGTTCCGGAGGCCTTCCAAGAGAGGGGTGTAGAGCCGCTAGATCCCGTGTTCTATTTTCCGGCGTATGAGGAATTTCCTGGACCGTGGGATATTTTTCTTTATGCAAATAAGATTTTCTCTTTCCTCAGCGATCCCATCTACATCAATCCGAGAAAGATTCGATCCATGTCGGTTGGGGATCTGATTGCGCTCAAGTTTCGGAATGGCGAGACGGATGCCTTGCTTTGCGGCCTTACCGGGTGGAAATCCCTGGAAGGTAGCGGGTGGTTCGATCGGTTGGCAAATGGCGGTGGATTTAACTCCGCAGATTACGTTTGCACGCTTTGAAAGTGAGGTAAGAAGATGTCATTTGAAAGTGAAATTGTGAAGTATTGCTTGACGTGCCAAAATATAATTGCTGGACGCGATGGAAATCGTTGTGCTGTGCATCAAAATCTTTTGATTTTTCCTGATGACGCGTTAAAAGTGCCTCCACCTTGCGGTGGAAAAAGCTGGGTGATTCAGTCAGCCTTGGAGCTATTATGGCTAAAATAAATGTGCTGGTGTTCGAGGTTGGGAGGGTAGGCGTGATTCGGGAGATTGAAAATGAGCTAAGCAGCTATCAGGAGGTGGTTGGGGGAGATATCGAAGGCTGGGGTTTCCCGGCAGCTATGGGCTACGCGGTGATATGTCGCGATTATGGGCGGTATGAGTGCCCTCCGAATCGGGTGATTCACGGGCTTGACATGATCTATGGCCCTTTCATGATCGTGAAGGTGGACTCTTCAGGGGACGAGGTTTCTATGAGTAAAACGGAAGCGGTTTTTATCCTGAAGTTTTTTTTACAGGAGGGGTAAGGAGAGGGTCATGCTGAAGGACGCAAGGAAGCATTTAAAGACGTTGGGGGGCCTTCTGGGGGGTCCAAATCATGGTGCTGCGGTTGGCACCATGGCCATGGCAATGGAAGAGCTCTTGGAGGCTGTGGAGGCTCAGCAAGCGTTGTATGAGAAGATTTGTAAGGTGGAATTTCTTTTTCAAGACCTCGACCGGCGGGTGCAGGTACTTGAGAGTGGGGAGCTTGAGGAGGGGATCTGCAAGATAGAGGATAAACTCGTTGCCAGGATCAAGGATCTAGAGCAGCGGTTGGCTGCTCTGGAAGGTTTGCATATCTAAGGAGGTGAGGAATGCTGACGGATAGGCCTAAATGCGTGTACTGTGGGCGTGCTCTCTCCAGGTACACTCGAGGGTGGGTCCTTCGGGTTAACCGGCAAGAGGATGAGCCGATCGTGGGGCAGCAAGGGGTTCTTGAAATTCTCAAGGTGCGAGAAAATGCCTATGGAAAATTCATACGTTACTGGAAGGGGGAACACGGTTTTCACGGGGATGGTTATTTTTGCTCTCAAAAATGCTTGCATGCATTTGCTTACGTTCTACTGGAATTTTTGGAAGTCAGCGCTGGAGATCATGAGTGGGATATTTCACGGGCGCTATTTATCGCGATTCGGGAAAAGCGAATGCCTGAGTTTATTCGGGAGGTTTGCGCTAAGGTGCGGAAGGAAAAAAATACTCCTTGACATCGTAATACGATTCGTAGTATGATTAGATCATGGGTCAAGGAGACCCAAAAAGGAGCGGAAAAATGAAATGCGAATTTTGCTTGAATAGCGGAAAAATAGACCCTGATGATGCACTAGAGGCCGTTGAGAAGGTGTGGATGCATCGTCCATTCAGCACTCCCGATTGCCGATGGGTGCATCTCTGCCAGGAGTGCATGGACCAAGGGGCCGAGGATGAGGTGGACGAGAAATGCCCGTGTGGGCATGACTATAAGGAGGAGGGTCCATGACCACAAAAGAAAAACAGGTCCTATGCAAGGCTGAGGTCGTCTGGACACAGGCCTGCGATGCCTGGGAGGATGCCAGAGTGATATGGCGGCAAGAACGTGCGGACTGGGATGAGGCCAGAGTGGTATGGCGGCGAGCACGTTCCGCCAGGAGAGATGCAGGGCCCTGTCTAGAGGCAGAGGCCGCTTGGCGTCTAGCCCGGGGGATTTGGGCCCAGGTTTGCGACGCTTGGGTTGGAGCTGATGCCGTCTGGATCGAGGCCGAGACTGCCCTGGCCGAGGCCGAGGCCATCTGGATCGGAGCCGTGTTGTGACTGCCCGTGACGTGGTATGCGTTCGGCTCTCTTCCAAGGAGCGCTCGATCCTCGAGCGCCACGGGAGACAGCTCGCCGACCAGCTTCGGCGAGATCTCCATCTCATTTATGTGATCGAGGAGGCGGAGCGCAAAAAGAAGGAGAAGGGCGCTAGTAAATCGAGTTTGACTATCCAGGAGCTTCGGGATCTCCTGGATTTTTAGGAAAAGAGGTGAAGGATGAACACAAAAGCGGAAGGTGACGCTATTGCAGAAGAAAGAGCAGAGTTTTTCAGGAGAGCGGAAGCGGAAGCTATTGCAGAAGAAAGAGCAGAGTTTTTCCTGAGAGCGGAAGCGGAGTATGACCGCACGCACCCTCCCATTCCCGGGCCGGGTCCGAGGGAGCGGCTCATTGTGGGGCGTCGTGCGCTCCCTACGGGGGATGGTGTGTCCGCGCAAACGAGGGATTGATGGCTATGTCACATACAAGACCAGTTGAGCTCATGCGAGCAATGGCAGAGAAATATCCCAATGCATGGAAGGAGTATGCGGACTTTCGGGCGCGTAAAGGCTCCCCAGATTTCGATGATTGGCCATCGTGGTGCTGGGTGCCCCTTCATGGCGCTTATGCGATCATTTCTGGAGGGGGTGATGAAAAAGTGCCAGATACAATGTTAAACGACGTATCAATCCTTGGGGCTGTTGCGGCCTGGAGGCAAACCCAAGGTGTTTATCATATTGATGTTGATCTAGCATTAGAGCTTCTTGAAGTTCCATTCTCTGGTGAAATTCCTTCCGAGGTTCTTTTTTGCCTTCCGGAATGGTGTGTGTATGTTGAGCTAAGTGAAGAGGTTTCTTTTTTTGCTCATCTCGATTGGGATGTCAGTGAGCAACATGCAGAGTTACGGGTTGTTTTATTGAGGAGCGATCGTAAACCTATGCCTATTGTTGCTCATATTTATTCTAAATCAACAATTGAGGAAATGGTCATTGGCACGGAGAGAGAAATAGAGAAGTTGGGTCTCATGGTTGATGCGGTTAGAAATTTACGCGATCACATCATTTGTACTTTGCGTACTATTATTCCTGTGCTTCTTTATCTCTGTTCAGATAAGCCTGATATAATCGATCGTGCTGGAAAGAGGAGAAAGCCGGGTCCTCCTCCACCTGTATCAACCGCTACTGGACATAAGTTCTTTCCGCCTGCAAATCCAACGCAATGGGATGTTGGATATAAGGTAGGAGCGGTGTTAAGAAGTCACAAGGCAGCAGAGTCAATTCGAGGAGAGGGAACGCATGCGTCACCGAAGCCCCATGTCAGGCGAGCGCATTGGCACTCTTACTGGACAGGCCCTCGGGACGATCTTGAGAAGCGAAGTATCGTGCTGAAATGGATACATCCTCTCCTGGTAGGAGGCGATAAGATCATTCCCACGGTTTATCAGGTAAAGAAGGATCCTTAGGAGTTTCTGGATCGGGAGCCTAGGGATTAGAGATTCTTTTCCACGATACATTCAATAATGGATACCATGGGGACTCCTTTCTCCGCGGCTGCTAAGCGCAGCCGTTTATGGAGCTCGGCAGAGATATCGAGCGTGACCCGGCGGACTTCGCGTTTGCTGGGTTTTTTTTGTGGAGAAGAATTTATGGACGAGAATTTGACCTCTTCGGGTTTTGCGAGTGCTGCGGGCTCTGCGGGCTCTGCGGTATCCAAGGGAACCTCGGTGCCTTGCACCCAGGAGTCGGCGGAGGCCTTCGGGGGGATGATGATTTTTTTCTGGGTCATGACATGTACCCTTTCACGATTTCTGAGAGTACGGCGAGGATTTCTTGGGCGGCCTTGTTGTCGTCGGTCAGCGGTTGCTCCAAGACCGTGCTTCCAGAGCTCGCGGTTTCAGCAAAGCTGACCCGCTGGCAAATAGAGGCTGCAAGGACAGGGAGCTGGTATTCCGCGAGAGCGCTTGCCACGTCTCGTCCAATTGCGGTTCCGACGATTTTTCTGTTCACCACGAAGGCGCATTTCATTTTGGGGTTGTAGATGGCTGCTTCTTTGGCGAGATTCACTACGTCCTGAGCGGCCCATACGTCGTAGGGGGAGGGCTGGACGGGGATCAAGATGAGGGCGGAGGCGAGCATGGCGCTCCGCACAAGTTCTGTGGTCCGTGGGGGTCCGTCCACGATGACGTGATCATACCCTTTTGCGATGCCGTCGAGGTCTCGGTGGAGGACCGGTCGATCCATCGCGACGACCGAGAAGAGGGGCGCGATTTGGCGGGTGGCGAGCCAATCCCGGGCGCTCCCTTGGGGGTCCGCGTCCACGAGGAGGACTTTGTGGTGCCGGAGCGCGAGCCCGGTTGCGAGGTGGAGAGCGACGGTGGTTTTTCCGACGCCTCCCTTTTGGTTCAAAATAGCGATGTGCATGATTACTCCTTTCAGTGGTACAGTAAATCCAGAAATCCAGTATTCTGGATTTCCGGGTGCTAGGTGTATCGGAGCGCGTTCTTGGAAGCAAGGAAATAATGCTTGACATAGGAGGCAATTTGCCTCATAGTGAAGGATGAGGTAAAGGAGGCGACCATGAAGCGGTATCGGACGATTGAAGAGGTGACGGTCCAGCGGTGGTATTACGTGGCGGATGGCGCTGTGGACCATATCTGTCAGCAGTCGGAAGTGATGGGCCCCTACTCGTGCCGGCCGGACAAGTCGGAAGAGATGGCTATTCGGTGGGTGGATGCGGATGGGTATCTCTACATTGAGCAACCTCAGTATAAGTGGAGGATCGTGGCTCGTTACAAGCAGTGGATTGGGAAGAGCGATCCAAGTAATTTTGGACAGTTTTTTGTCTATTCTAATGATCCTTCGTGGTTGCACGAACACGCGAACAAGTTAAAATCTCGCGGACACAAAGTATACCGAATAGAGAAGGTTCTTTACATAGGAAGAGGTGTTTCATGAAACGAGAACAGGCGAAAAAGATGTCGGGTGTGCATTTAGAGGAGTATCTGGATGCGTTTCACCAGGAGACTTCACTGCGATTATCAAAGGCGGAGTTTCAGCGCGTGCTGGAAGAATTCTTTTTCCTAACATTTGATGCTTATGTTGGCGGAGAGGGGGATCGAGCGGAGGCTTGGGATAAGTTCGAGAAATGGTTATGGGGAAAAAATACGAATATATCGCCGATTGCGGTATTTCGGGCAGTGGATAATGTGGATTCCTACACGTAAAACGTAAAGGAGGTTTCTAATGACATTGAAAGAAATTTTGAAGCACGCACGCATGCTGGCTTTTGCGGGTGCGGAAAGCCTGCAATCGTTGGATGAAGTTGAGATGCTCGGTGATTAGCATTTGGAAATTTTGGAGCTTGCGGTGGAGGACCTCGGACGCGCGAAGGAGGAAATCGAGGTTCTTCTGGGGAGGATTCGGAAAGAATGCGAGGGCGCTTTTACCGACGCGGCAACGCGGACTGGAATGTACGATCGCGACGAGGGTTGAGGCTATGCGGATTGATCTTCACATCCACACCCAGGGAAGCGATGGCATCGGGAGGCCTTCGGAGATTGCCGAGGCGGCGGTCCGGGCTGGGCTCGAGGGGATTGCCATCACGGACCACCATCGCACACGGACTAAGGCGGGCGAGCAAGTGGCGGAGGCGTGCCGGGCGCGAGGCCTTCTCGTGGTCCGCGGGGCGGAGTATTCGGCAGCCGAGGGGCATGTTTTGGTTTTCGGGGTGGCAATGGAGGACCTCGCTTTTGGGTTCTATGCCCCCATGCAGACCGTGATTCAGCGGGCATGGGAAGCCGGTGGGGTGGCTATCCCGGCTCACCCCTACCACGGATACCGTTCTTGCCTTGGGAGTGGTCTAGCGGCCCTCTCTGGCCTTGTGGCGGTGGAGACCTTCAACGGCCAGGTGGAGACTCGTTCCCCGGAGGAAAATTGGATGGCTCGGGTGGCGGCGCAGGCGATGGGCCTTCCAGGGGTGGGCGGGAGCGACGCTCATTTTCCTCTGGCTGTGGGGCGATGCTTTACCCACTTCCAGGGGCAATTTCTGGACGCTCGGCAGGTAGTGGCGGCACTTCGGGGAGGGCAAGGATTCTTGGCTTGCGCCAGAGTGCTGGACAAGTCCGCAATTTTGAAGCAAAACAAAAGGTATGGACGTGCAATTCTCAGTAAAAAGAAAGCCAGTTGAGCGAAGGCCTATTAAGAGGCAGCCTATCCTCGCTCCAGAGAATTCAGAAAATTCAAAAATAGACCCGCTGGGTAGCCAAAAGCTTCTCCGCGCTTCGTGCGCTTTTTTCGCGCAGGATGTCTTGGGGGGTCCAGCAATTGCCCCCTACCATGGGCGGTTTCTTGTGAGTGAGCATCACGAGGAATGGGATGACTTGATAGTCCGGTATCTTCGTCTGGTGATTCTCGCTCCTCGGGACCATGGAAAATGTGGGCGAGGGAATGAGCTTCTGCTCGCGGCGGATGGATCTCGTGTGCGGCTGGATCAGTGGCAGGGGGGTTATCTCTGGGTGTATAGGGAGCAGGATCAATCTTTCGTTCCGGTGTACGCTCCGAAATCTCGGAGAAATGGAGTGCATCCTGTATACGCCGTGAGAACACGCACGGGGCGAGAGCTCGTTGTTACGGGCAATCATCGTTTTCTTTTAGAAGACGGTTGGAAGGAGACAGCAGAGCTCCTGGTCGGGGATCGGATTGCATTGGCGCAGAGGATCCCTTCCCCCAAAGGGCTTCCTTGTTCTAATGCTTGGATTCTTGGGTTGCTGTTAGGAGACAAGGGGATTTTTGGGAAAGAGGTTGCAAGTAAACGTGTTCCAGCAATTATTTTTCAGGCGCGAAAAACGGATATAGCAGATTTTTTGGGTGGGTATTTTGATTCGAGTGGGGTGCTGAATTTTTATGGCGGAGGGTCGCTTGAATTCTGTTCGAGATCAGAAGGATTGCTTCAAGATGTGCAGCATTTGCTTGGTCGTTTTGGCATCATCGCGTCTTTAAGCTCCAAGGTTGAAACGCATATCGGAGAGTCATACTACTCTTTTCGATTGGTCGTTTGTGGTACTGATGTTTTCCGTTTTGCAGAGGCAATTTCTTTGCAGAGCAGCAAGCGGATGGTACTCAAAAAGCTTGTGGCGGAGCAAAAGAAACGAGGCATTTCTACTGAGTCTTCCGCTTCTCAATGGAAAGGGGATCAACCTATTTTTTGGGATGAGGTCATGGCGGTTGAGGCGCAAGCGCCCTGCATGACTTGGGCTCTTCAGGTTCCTGATACCCAGACATACCTAGCGAATGACATCGTAAATCATAATACTTATTTTTTTGATTTCGCTTACGTTATTTGGAAAGCGTGGAGCAATCCAGGAGGAACAGGGTTCATTTTCTCGGCCACAAAACCGCAAGCAGAGAGAATTTTAGAGGACATAAAGAATGAAATTGAGAATAACCCCAAGCTTGCACATCTAGTTCCGAATGAGCAGAAAGGGCGGAAGTGGAGCTCTGGGTACATTCGGCTCTCGAATGGGCATCGTATTTATGCTAGAGGCTATGGGTCGCGTGTTAGAGGGGCGCACCCTGATTATATAATCGTGGATGATGGGATCAATGATGAATCACTTTACTCAGAAATGGTCAGAAAAAAGCAATCGGACTATTTCTTTACCGCTATCTCTAACATGATTATCCCCGGTGGACAAATTTTAGTGGTGGGAACGCCTTTTCATTCAAGCGATCTGTATGGGGAGCTCCAGAGTAACCCGGAGTATGAGTTTCGGAAGTACCCTGCCATCAAATCTGATGGTACACCGCTTTGGCCTGATCGATATTCTATTGGGCGACTAGAGGCCAAGAAGAGAGAAATTGGTACAATTCGGTTTACGCGAGAATTCATGGTGGACCCGGTGTCGGACGATATGAGTCTTTTTCCTATCGGGCTCTTCCGCGGGCAGCAGGTGGAGCTCTTCCATGTACGGCTAGGGATGCCTCTGGATTTCTGGAAGCGGGCTGGTGTGATCCCTTACATGGCGGCGGATTTCGCGATTTCCTCGAACGTCAAAGCAGACTACTTTGTGATTTTCGTGTTGGGGCTCGACAAGTTTGGCAATCGCTGGATCATCGATATTGCGCGGCATCATGGGATGTCCTATCAAGATCAGCTCTCCGAGATCAATCGGCTGGGGCGAAAATACGAGCCAGCTCTTATTTTCCTCGAGTCTAATCAAATGCAGCGAATCTTTGGGGATGAGCTCATTCGGACTACTGATCTTCCGATTCGGAAATTCGAGACCACCGCGGCGAAGAACGCTCTCGATAAGGGGGTGCCTTCTCTTAGGGTACTCTTGGAGAATGGCAAGGTGCGTATCCCTCGGGGGGACAAGCAATCGGTGGAGCTGACCGATCAGTGGATTGGGGAGATGCACGCCATCACTTTTTCTGAGGGCAAGGTGCATAGTACGGCTCCACACGATGATACCGTGATGGCTTTTTGGATTTGTGATCAAGCCATTAGGCACGGAGGGTTTCAGTTTACGTTTGGCGAGGAGTACGGGGAGCCTACGCAGGAGGGATTTCAGGAGCTCATGCAGGAGCTCACGGGGGAGGACTCTTCCCAGAAAAAGGATGTAGGAACCCCGGCAGCCGTTTCGACGGTCTCTTTGGTTGACGAGGCGGTGGATATCGAGGCTAGAGGCTATCCAGAATTGGGGTATGTGTAGCCTAGCCCTTTTCTAAATTCTGGATTTTCGGTAAGCTGATCTCATCATTGGAGAGGACAAGGCCATGCCAGTTAACGTCGTCAAGACACCGCGCGATGAACGGCTGTGGGACAAAGCAAAAAAGCAAGCGGAAAAGCAGGGGCACACGAAGGATTGGGCTTATGTGATGGGGATTTACCAGCACATGAAGGGGATCTCCAAAAGCGAAGATCTCGGTAAGAGTATGGTTCTTCCACGGGCGGCAGAGTACCGCATTCCAGGTCAGGTGCCCACTCAGGCAGCGATTGCTTCCTTGGCCGGGCTCACAGCGAGGCCCGCGCCTATGAGTGAAGCGCGCTTCCTCGCGCAGAGTGGCCATCATTTTTCGGTCGATTCGGTGGTGCAGGGGCTCGGGTTGAATCTGCAGGGGCAAGCGTATTGGAAAAAAGCGCTTGAGGACATCATTTATGGAAGTAAAAATGAGCTTGTCCTCAAGCAGCGTTTGATCGAGAGGCTTATCCAAGAAAAGGCTGATCTCGGACTCCGGAAAGCGCTTTATGAGCGCGCGGTGATTCACTGGAAGGACACGATCCAGAAATCGCTTGTTCAGGTGGTGCCTGTGGAGGAGCTTCAGGGGGAGGTACTCGAGAAGGCGGAGCCGCGGGGCGGGCAATATCATAAGCGCATTCCTCGAGGAGACGGTGGGTACACATACATCTATGATCCAGCAAAATACCAGGCGCGGAAGGATGCCCATGTGGACGGAAAAGAAGCGCGGAAGGGCCATATTATAAGGCATATTGAGAAGCGGGTGCGGCGTGCAGGAAAGAATGGACTCCATATTTCGGAGCTCGCGGACTTGAGCACTAAGCATGGTGCGGATGCGGTCGCCGAGGTGCTGAAGGATCATTGTGACCGAGGTGTATTCGCGTTTGAGAAGGGGAGCGGGACTTTCACGCGAGCGCGCAATCGCTTTGTTGAGCGGCGGGGTCCGGTCGTGATCAATCTGGACAAAAAGAATCCCCGAAAGGGGAAAGGCGAGAAGCTACCGAAACCGACAACCAATTTGCCGGGGAGCAAGCCTGAAAATGCGAGCCAGTATAAACCGAAAATTTGAGAAGTTTGTCCTTGCCAAGTGGAAGCAGCAGATCCCCGGTGGTCGCTCGAGTGGCAAGACGCCAGAGGATTTCGACCGGGAGCAGCTCGACGCTGGCCGGAAGGTGGAGATGGAGCACACGCGGGACCCGAAGCTTGCTACCGAGATTGCGATGGATCACTTGGCCGAGGATAAGGACTACTACCGGAAGTTGAAGGTCATGGAAGCGAAAAAATCGGAGGATTCTAGCTTGCAGGGTGCGCTTGAGCGCTCTCTCGCGCAGCCGGTGGAATTTCTGGATGGCTGGAGGGAGCTCGTGCCGGAGCTCGGGGCGGTGGTGTGGGGGGAATTCCAGAAGGCCTTCGGGCCGACAGCGGGAGCCGGGCCCGCGGCCGGGGGTGGAGCGCGGTCGCACAAGTATCTGAAGCGGGTTCCGTACAATTCCCCTGATGGGAAGCGTCATTATCGCTATTTTTACAAGGAGAGCGGTATGACGCGGGAGACGGAAGCCGGGAGCGATGTGAAGCTCGGGCAGGGCATGGTGCATGTTCAGGCGGTGACTCCGGAAGGTCACGTTACGGTACAGGAGGAGGGGCAAGAAGCGCGGCAAATCAAGAGCCACGAGTGGCATGAGACGCTTGCGAAGCACTACGGGGAAGGCTATTTGAAGTCGGCCGAGAAGCGGGCCCGGCAGGTAATGAATGCGGTGCTCCGGCAGGTGCCGCGGAAGCTCCTCCAGGATCTTTTGGGCGAGACCGATGAAGCGCGGCTCGAGGATTTGAAGAAACGAGTGCCGGAGGTGTATCAGCGGCTCGATGAGTCTTTCAAGCGTGCAGGGATCTCTATTTTCCGGGCGAAGGAAATTCTGGGTGATGTTCTGCAGCGGCGGGGTTGGGAGCCGGATGCGCGGGCGGTAGTGATCGGGGCGGTGCTCACTGAGCAGGGCGTTAAGGCGGCAAGTGGGTATCGGAGCACCATGCGGGCGGCCGAGAATTTGGCCGGCGACGGGCCGGTCCATGCTCAGCATGTCCAGGCGGCGCTTGAGCTCTGGGAATCCCCGGAGCCGAAGATTGAGGAACAGGCGACTCAAGAAGTAGGGCAGCTCCAGGCGCTCATGAAGGAGGCTTTCCAGGGAGGTGACCGGGCCAAAATAGCGGCGGTGCTCGCGCAGGCTTTGGCTTTTTCCTCGGAAGCTCTCCAGCAATTGTCCGCGGCAGGAATTGCTTACCCTGGCCTTTTGCAGGACCCGGTTATCAAAAAGGTGAGGGAAGCGCTCCTCCAGGTGCCGGCGGTAGCTCCGAAGGAAGCTCCCAGCTCGGATGGATCGGCGACGACGGTGTTCCTGGCTGGCGAGGGCGGGCAGGCGAAGGGCATGAAAGCCCACTACAAGCTCATGGAGGCCGAGGAAGCGATTGCCAGCCATGATCCCTCCAACGGGTTCAAGGTGAATTCCAAGTACCCTGAGGGTGTCCAGGAACGCGCGTATCACCGGGATTTTGGAGAACAGGATAAGGTGCGGCGAAATGCCAAGCGGCTTGAGCCGGCTTTTCTGGTTAACACGAATCCAGATGCGGTAAATGGGCCCCCGCTGATCACTCATGATGGGATAGTCCTCGGCGGGAACAGCAGGACCATGAGCATGCAGCTCGCTTACCAGGAGCAGCCGGACCGGGCCGAGGCTCTTAAAAAGTACCTCGGGGAGCACGCTCATGAGGTGGGTCTCCAAGCGGAGGATGTCCAGAAATTCAAGAATCCAATTTTGGTCCGTCAGCTTGAGCCTGCGAATTGGAGCAAGGAAGAGCTGCAATCGTTGGTCCGGAAGGCAAATGAATCTTTCACCCAGGCTATGGATCCGAGGGCGATGCAGGTAGCGCTCGCGAGAAAATTGGATGACAAGGCGGTGGAGGCGCTATCGAGCGCGATGAACGAGGAGGAGACGCTTTCGGCGTTCCTTTCGAGCAAACGCGCAGAGCCTTTTCTAAAAAACCTCCGGCGAGTCGGTGTGATCGATGAGAGAAATGCTAATCAGTTTTTCTCTAGTAAAGGGGACAAACTGAACGAAGATGGAAAAACGCTCATCACGTGGATTCTGGTTGGGCGGATGGTGCCGGACGGGGACCTCCTGAATGAGACTCGCCCGAAGCTCATGGAGTCGGTCGCGCAGGCGGTTCCGAGCATGATCCACGCGATTGGGTTCGGCAAGGGTTATGACCTATCTGCATCTCTCCAGACGGCTATTCATGCGTACAATCGGATTCAGGATAAGATCGACAATGGAATTTTGAAGCCGTTAGATCCGGGCATGAGTGACAAAGACGTGAAGGTGATTCTGGACAACTATTTTTCGGATATGTTTGGCGAGAAGCACCCTATCCTTTCGGACGATCGCGCGCAGGAGCTCTTCAAGGTGTTCATTCGGAAGGCGGGCCCCAAGCAAATGGCCGGGGTGTTTCGAGAGTACGCGGACCTTGCTTCCAAAAATCCTGAAGGGCAGAAGCAGCTTTTGGGGGAGAATCTGTCTCCGGCTGAGGTGTTCAAGCGATCGATCGCTCTGGCATCGAAGAAGGAAAGCAAAGTGCAAAAGGCTTTATCTGGTGTACGCTTCATTTTAAAGAAGGCAGCGGGGCCTTTTATTGGCCCGCGCGGGGGCAAATGGGAAGATGCAGAGCACAAGATTTCCTGGAAGGATCGAGCGGATTATCACGATAGGGAAGTCCAGAAAATTAAACGGCGGTTGAGAGAGCGGCATGGTGGCGTTTTTTCCGAGTACGATGGATTGGGCGCGACAACCCCGAATAAATTGTTGATCGAGCGCGTTAAGCATAATGTCGCGGCAATGGCAGCGAGGAATTATCAGCGGGAGCCAACAAAAGAAGAGGTGGATTCCGCTGTAAAAGAAGCCACTAAGAAATGGGCCCCGCATAATCGAAGACTCCACGGGGTTGAAAAGAGCTTGACGAAGGCTGGTGGTCCTTATATTGGGCCCAAGGGTGGGAAGTGGGCGGACGTGAAGCATACCCAGCATTGGGATCCGGACGCTCCCAAGAGTGAGAAGAAAATCTATGTAATCGACGCTACAAAGAAAAAGGAGGAGGCGAAGCCGGCGGAACCAGAGAAAAAGCCAGAGAAGAAAGAGGAGCTGAAGGGTGAGGAGAAGGGAAAGACTCGCCAGCAAATGCTTCTTTTTTCAAAGCCTACGGCGGCTAAGCCTAAGGAAGAGCCAAAGGTGCAGACTATCCAGGAGAAGGCCGCGGAGCTCGGCGTGAAAGCTAAGGCGGCAGGCCTTCCGGGGAGCCCGGGAAAAGATGGGGAGCTTATGAAGCTTGTGGAGAAGCTATCCAGCAAAGAAACCCAGGATGCTCTTGTCGCTTGGATGGGCGCGCATGAGAAGACCCCAGCGAAGTCTATAGAGAAGCCAAAGGAGGAACCTGAGAAGCCCAAAGAAGCCCCCGCGCCGGAACCGAAGGCGGAGGAGCCTGAGAAGCCGAAGTTCACGCTGGTCGCTCCCTCGGAGAAGGCGGAGGTGAAGGACAACATGACGGCAGCGGACGAGAAGATCGCGCAAGAGGTTGGAGAGCACGTCTGGGGTGCGCGGAAAGATCTCTGGGTAGCGCGAACCTCTGCAGACCTTCAGAAGCTCACCCCAGAAGAGCAGAGCAAAATCTCGACTAAAAAGAATCTCCTTCCGAAATGGGAGACGGATACTTTGCTGGATGATGGGTGGGAGCCTGAAGCGATCGTGATGCGGCACGCGATCGAGAGCCTTGTTCAGAATGCACCTGGGAATACTTTGGAAGCGCGACAAGCGTACATGGACGGCATTGATTTTTTGGCGAAGAGCTTGGAAGAGTGCAGGACGCTCGAGGATATCAAGGGCTTTCTGGCTGATTGGGAGCATCTCCTTTTGAGGCAACGACGTGAAGCTACCCTGTCTATCGATGAGGCAGGGAAAGCGGTGGATGATTATTTTGAACATAAGCTAGGTAAGAAGCCTCCCAAAAATTACAAAGAGCGGAAGGAGCTTGATGATCGTTTTCGAGAGGCAAGAAGCAATAAATATCATGCGGCGTCTGTTGGGGACGCTGATTGGAATAAATGGCTTATTAAAGAGCAGGAAATTGATAAAGAGAGGCGGGAAGCTCTCGATAATCAAAAATTTCAGATTGATGACGTGGTGGCTTGGAAGCTTAATTTGCCCAAGCATGATCTCACTCTTCGGTTTGAGGAGAACGGGATCACAACCGTTTATCGGGCAGATCCAGAAATTGCGAAAGGGAAGGATAATCCCTACGCGCTAATGGCGGCGGCGCTCGGGGAACGGGTTGTGAAAGGGCTAGTGCGTAAATATCAAATAACGCGGCCGAAAGCGCTCATGGATGCAGAGCGTAGGGTTCGGAAGATGCAGGAGCTCGGGAGCGAGGAAAAGGAAAAGGAGCTTTTCGAGCACCTTCAGCAAAAGCAGCGGAAGGGCGGCCAGAGAATGAAGCCCTTCAAGTGGGAGCGGAATGTCCCTGGGGAGGTGGATCGTAAAGGTGGAAAGCCTGTCACTGCGGCAGATCCAAAAGCGCTTGCTTCGGATTTCAAATTCAAAAACGTGCAATTCGGGAATTGGGTGAACGAACAAGATGCGGAAAGCCACCTAAAAGGGGCGCATGGAGCGCTCTTTGACTTGTCCGATGTGCTCGGGATTTCCCCAGAGGTGATTTCTTTGGGTGGTCGATTATCGATTGCCTTCGGTGCTCGAGGAAGTGGGAATGCTCTCGCGCACTACGAGACCATGGGAAAAATCATTAACCTCACGAAGATAAAGGGCTGCGGATCCCTCGCGCATGAGTGGGGTCATGCGCTCGATAATCTCTTGACCGTGATGGGTAACCCGCAAGGAACAGCGGCTCATCAATTTATCTCTGGCGGTGTGACAGCGGGTGTTCCTCAGGCGGTATCGGATGCCATGGAAGGGGTGATGGGGGCGATCCACTACAAGGATCCCTCGGTTCTTCAAAAGCGAAATAGAGCGCAGGATATGACGCAGCGGTGGGATTCTCTGAGCTACAAGGAGCGCCAGGAGCTCCGGCAGTTGCATAAAGAAATTGGGGCAGCCGAGCAGAGCCGTTATTTTCAAGACGCTTCCGTGTTTTCCAAGGCTCCGAATAGTTATTGGACGCGCCCGCACGAGCTTTTTGCGCGTGCTTTTGAGTCTTACGTGGAAGATACGCTTGTGGAAGCGAATCGAAAATCAAGTTACTTGGTCTCCGGGACTCGGGATCCTTATGAGACTGGGCGGCACAGCGCGGCATCGGGGGAGGAACACGCGCAAACCTTTCCTCAAGGGGAGGAGCGCAAGGGCATCAACAAAGCAATCCAGAAATTGATCGGTGTGCTCAAGCAAGAGAAAGCGCTCGAGAAGGCCTTACAGGCGCTTGAGGCGCAAGAAAGGAACTGTGCTATGAGTAGGATACTTTCCATTGATGAGTACCTTGCGAAGGCCGAGCAGGGGCTTCCCAAGGGGGAGCCAGGGTTGACGGACAGCGAGAAGGACGGAGGTGAGCTCGCGGGAGTCGGCCAGGCGTCTGGAGCGACGAGCGGGAGCGCGGGGAGTGAAATCGGTGCGCCTGTCCCGAAGACCAAAAAGCTCTCCGAGGATGACGAGGAAGACGAGGAACAAATGAAGCCGGGCAAGAAGCCTCTGGAGGCCTCGGTGGGGAAGTCCATGGCGGTTCCCCAGCATCAGCGGGATCTGGTAGCGCATGAGAACGCGCAGGTGGTCTCCCAGCTCCGGAAGGGCGAGGAGGATATCGTGGTCGGTATGGGGCAGGTGCTTCCGGAGGAGCTGGCGCCGGAGGGCGAGAAGACGAAATTCTGGACCCAGGGAGAAAAGGCCATGATCGTATACTCGAACGCGCTCGACATCCGGACCGAGAAGCTTCTGAAGGGGGATGCCTTCTATGCGAATGGCGAGCCCTCGGTGGGCATGGGTAATGCACTCATGGCTTCTCATCGACGGTGCTCTCAGTGCGAGCGGATGCTTTTGAAGAGCCTTTCTGCGTGCCCACACTGTGGGTTTGGCGCGCAGCTCCTCGCGGTGCAGCCAATGGCATTTGAGGGCCGATCGCGAATCGAGAAGGGAATACATCCGTTGCAGCCGGCGCGGCATGAAGCGGATCTTGTGCTCCCTCAGGGGACCAAAGTGGCGAGGTGATAAGCATGAGCTTTTTCGAGGACTTCACGGGGTTCGGGCTGACCACGCTCGGGGCCCTGGGTGGCATGGTGCAGGAGTGGGCGCAAGGCGCGTTATTAAAAGGTCCGGAAGGATCGGATGAAGAAGAAAAGCGCAGCTCGCAAGGCTCGGATACTGCCCCCGGCGGTAAGCGAGCGGACAGCGCGGAGTCAAATCCTGTTCCAGAGGAGAAGGCCTCAAGCGACCCAAAGGCGCTTTTTTGGGATCCCTTCGCGATTATTGAGCAGTTGGGCTACAAGGACAGGCCTTCGCAAATCAGCTATGGAACGCTGAAAGCGATGGCCTGGAAAACCCCTATCGCGCACGCGGTCATCCAGACACGGGTGAATCAAATTTCTGGATTTAGTCATGTGCAACATGATCGGTATCAGATGGGTTTTCGGATTAAAACCCGTGAGACTGAGAAAGAGCCCACGAAGGCGGAGCGAAAATGGATCCAGCAAATGGAATCTGTGATATTGCGGACAGGTGTCACGGATCATCCGAGGGGGCGAGACGGCTTCAAAGAGTTTCTCAAAAAAGTTACCTGGGATTCCCTTGTGTACGATCAAATGTGCTTTGAAATCGTGCAGAATCGCAAAGGGCAGCCGGCGGAGTGGTATGCGGTGGACGGTGCCACCATTCGGCGGGCCGACACGGCGAGTACCTTCACGGACGAGGATCATACGAAGGCTATCCGGTATGTGCAGATCTACGACGGACTTGTAATCGCGGAGTACACTCAGGATGAACTATGTTTCGCAATTCGGAATCCCAGGACGGATATTCGGCTTTTTGGGTATGGCATTTCTGAGCTTGAAATGCTTGTGCCGGCGGTAACCTGTATCCTCTATGCCTGGGAGTACAATCAGCGTTTTTTCAGCCAGGGGTCAGCGGCGAAGGGAATCATTAACTTCAAGGGTGCGGTTCCAGAAAAGCAACTGCAGTCTTTTCGCCGCCACTGGTATCAAATGATTTCAGGCGTTGAAAATGCATGGAGAACGCCTGTCACAAATGCCGAGGATCTCCAGTACATTAATCTCCAGCAATCCAGCCGGGACATGGAGTACAATTCTTGGATGGATTTTTTGATCAAGGTGGTTTGCGCGATGTATGCCATGGATCCGGCAGAGCTCAATTTCAAGTACGGGAACGTTGGGCAGCGTGGAGGGCTTCAGGAGAGCTCCAATCGGGAGAAAATTACGGAGAGCAAAGAGCGGGGTCTCAGGCCGCTTCTCCGGTTCATCGCGGATGCCATCAATTTGCACCTTATCTGGCCCATCAACGAAAATTTTGAATTTGATTTTGTGGGCCTGGACGCGCAAACCAAGGATGAAATGGCCGAGCTTTCTGCAAAGCAGGTGCGCGTATATAAAACTGTGGATGAGATTCGCGCGCAGGACGATCTTCCTCCACTTCCGGATGGCCTCGGAGAAGTGCTGCTCGACCCCACGTGGTATCAGTACGCTCAGCAAAAGCAGGCGCAGGCGCAGCAAGCAGAGAACCCCCAGGGACAAATGGGGGAAGGTGAGCCAGAGGGCGGAGCTCCTGGCGGGGAGCAGGGCGGTGAAGAGCAGGGAGGGGGAATGGACTTCAAAAAGCTCCTCCAGCAGTACGGGCAAGGCGGGGGAGAGAAGCCGGAGGGCGGGAGCAAGAATGCGGTAGAGCCTGCGAAGCCTGCGGTTCCGGCTAAGGCAGCAGCTCCTCAAGTAGCGAAGAGCTTCGGGCAAGGCAAGAAAATTTTTATCGATCTAACCCTGTGAGGATCCCATGCGAATCAAGGATAAAGTGAACATCCGCATTGCGAAAGAAGCTGAATTTAAGAACATTTTATTCGGCCCGGACGATGCGCTTGCTGAGCGGGTGGTGGACTCGTGGGCAAGATACGCTTCAGGAAATCTTTCCATCGACGCCGGGGAGACTGAATCTCTCTCCTTTGGGGATGTGACCACGGTCAAGGGGATGTACCTGGAGGTGACCGGGGAATGCCAGCTCGTGATCAATGGAGCGGATCCCATCCAACTGCGAAAGAGCGGGACGGATGCGGCTCTGATTGCGAAAGTCTTTATCGAGGCGGATATCTCTTCGGTTACGCTCACGGCTCCCCTTACGGTAGCGGTGACGGGGATCTATTGCTTTTGGGGCGATAGTGTTTGATGGAGGATAAGTTATGCGGCTGCAGCTCGAGGCTACCGCGGAAGAGCTTTCCACAAAGAGCGAGGATCTCTTAGAGGCAATCCAGCAATTGGTTAGGCCTTATTCGGAAGATCTTGCCGACAAGCTTGAGAAGGCGCTTCCGGAGAAAGAAGAGAGTCTCAAATTTCCTGTGCTGCAGGAGCTAGAAAATCGAGTTGAAAACCTGTATAAAGAGCATGTGGGGGCGATGATCGAGGAGATTTTTGCTGTGCTGCAGGACAATGCTAAAAAAAGCGAAGGGGGGCTTGAGAAGGCGGGAGGTCCATTTATTGGACCCAAGGGGGGCATGTGGGCTGATCCAGAGCACACAGAGCACTGGGATCCGGATGCGAAGCATGAAAGTGGGGGCGAAAAAAAGCCTGAGCACAAAAAGGCAGAAGAGAAGGTGCCGGAATTTTATTCGGATGATGTCGCAACAAAGAAGCTAGAAGAAATCGGCGATTCTCTTTATGACATGCAGACGGATATGCATGATGTTCTCGACAAGACGGGTCTCTCTTTGCATGATTACACTGCATGGGCTTCTGTTAAAGGTAACTTGAACAAGATGAAGTTTCTCTTGTCCAAGTACAAGAAGCAAATCAGCTATGGTTGGGGAGAAGAGGAATACCACAAACTTGGCCTCGGGCAAGCCCCCCTGGGTTCCGAGGTAAAGCCATTTTATCAGCAGAATTACGGGTCTCTTTCTCTTCCGGTGAACGGATTTATTCAGAAGCCTGCATTCAAAGATTATCTTGCTTACCACCAGGCGCTCAAGTCCAAAGGGTTTGTAAGCTACGATGGAACCGCCTGGTTCATTTATAAGAAGCGTCTTGCTGATTTTCCTTGGAAAGAATACGTCCAGAAAATGGCGGAATTTGGCATCAAGGTGCCGGAGAAGATGCCAGAGCCGCCACCACAAAAAGAATTCCCGAAGGATCCAGCAATTGGGCTCTCGGTCAGTGGAAGCACGGTTGATCAAGTTATCGCGGGAATATTGCACAAGCAGGTGCATGACAAGCTCGCGGTCAAACGAAGCAAGGATGGAAAATTCTCTTTCTACTACCCTTACACCCCAGCGCTGAATGATTTATTTTCCAATAAAGCTGGGAATCTCACGGGAATCACGAAGTACAATCCAGAAAATCATGCACGAGAGACTTTCCAGCTCGAGCTTGTAGAAGAGGCGATTGAGAAGATCAAGAAGCTTGCTCCTGAGCTAGAAATTGTGACTGAAGGCGTCTCTGAAGCGCGAATCGAGAAGGATGCGGAAATTGCTGAGCTCCAGAAGCCTATCCCGGAGGTAGCGAAGCTCATCAATCCAAAATATAAGCTGTATCCCTACCAGAATGAATGCGTGCGATTTCTGGACAAGGCAAAGGGGAATGCGCTTATCGGAGATGAGATGGGGCTCGGGAAGACGCTCGAGACGCTCGCGTGGTGTGCAAAAAACGGAAAAAAGGTTGTGGTAGTTACTCCCCGAGTCGTTCGGCGGACGTGGCTCCAAGAATCCGTGAAATTCTTTCCTGGGTATTTCAAGGGCGTTGAGCTTGTCTCTTCCGACATCAAGAAGGGGAAGGTTCCGGACCTTTCCGATGCGAATATAGTGACTGTTAATTATGAGAGCCTCAGCAAGTTTCTTCCGCAGATTCAAGCTGCGGGGTTTGATACTATTATAGTTGATGAATCTCATCGCATGAAGAACCCAAAAGCAAAGGCGACGCAATCTATTCAGGCGGTCGCCAAGCTTCCGACCATGAAGCATCGCATTTTGCTCTCTGGTACAGCCATCAAGAACAAAAAGGAGGAGCTTTATACTCAGTTGGGTCTGGTCGCTCCCGGGAAGTTTTCTAAGGAGGCGCTCAAGTACGGGACGATCGGCGGTCTCTGGATGGACATGCGCTCTGTCTACTTGGCCCGGCAGAAGAGCCTTGTCCTGAAGGATCTCCCGGAAAAAACCACTCAGATCATTGAGCACCCCTCGAAAAAAGGAGTACCGGATCTAGATGAGCTGGCAGATCTTTCTCCTCAGGAAAAGATCGGTCGATTTTCTCAAATGAAAGCGGAGATTGCGGTTCATAAGGCGCCAGAGACGCTTGAATTCGTGAAGGAGATTCTGGAGAGCTCGGATTCAAAGGTCGTTCTCTTCTCCGATTCGGTGGAAGCGGCACACTACCTGGCTGATCAACTGGGGGACGTGGCGCTCCTCCACACGGGGGAGATGAGCCTCGACAAGCAGGAGGCGCTCAAAAAGGAATTTGAGCGGCAGGATGAGGAGGGGAATTTCATCTCTCCGAAGCGCGTTTTTGTCGCGACGCGGCAGTCTCTCGCGGTAGGGGCGACGTTGGTTGCGGCCGATAAGGTGGTGTTCAACGATTTGCCCTGGACCACCGCGGATATCCGGCAGGCGGAGGATCGGTGTCATCGGATCGGCCAGAAAAATGCGGTGACGGTTTATTGGTCAAAGCTCGGGGGCAACGCATTTGACGAGAACATCATTAGTATCCTGAAGAGGAAGTTTGAGCTCTCCAAGAAGGTGAACCAAGGCCAACAACTGACCAAGGAAGAAGTCGCCTGGCAAAATAAGTCCATCACACTGAACGAGGTGCTCGCGCAGTACCAGGGCGACAAGGCCGGGCCCGGGAAGACTTCTTCGCTGGGTCCTTCCCTCCCAGAATTGGGAGAACAGGGGGAGATTCTTCCCCCAGTCAAGGAGAAGGCCTTGGAGGCGCTTCCCGTGCCCGTGGAGGAGCCTAAGCTTTCAAAGCCGGGGGTGAATACCCCCCAGAAGATGGAAGCTCCCAAAGAGGCTCCTAAGGCTCCTCCGGCGATTTCTGTGGGGACGCTTGATCCTCTGGTGCTGGGAGCTGGTGGGAAGATCGAAGAGAGCAAGATCAATCCAGCAAATTATGACATTAAAATACCCAAGGGAAAGCCCGAGGTGATGGCAGAAATTCAGGATTCTTTCGAGCTGCATGCAAAGGTGCGGGAAGACGGGGAGCACTTGATCGTCACGGTTCCTAAAAGTGCCATCATCAAGTTTTTGACAGGATCGGATATTCTGAAGGCGCTTTTAGAGGAGGGCTCAGATGTCGTCTACTCTAGCGGAGGAACATGGGCTGACAGCGGAGGAGTCGAATCAGGGGAAGCTCCTCAATCTGAAGGGGCAACCGATCACGCGGGAGATGATCAAGAAAGCGATTCAGCAAGCGCTGGAAGCGGACAAGGTTTTTCTGATGTCACAAAGCAGGTTTTCGATCAAGAAAACCTAGCTTATAAGCGGACCAAGAAAGTGCTCATAAAACTTGGCTGGAAAGAGACCGATTTTTTGGACGGTGGTCCTCTTTATGGGTGGAGCACGAACCAGTTGATTGACCTTGTGCGGGAGAGTAGGAATGCAAATTGAGCAATTAAAGCGGTATCAGCGTATAAACAGCGCGAAACGCTTTTTGATAGTTTGTAAAACCTGCATGTATCAAGAGGCATGCCAGGATCGAATGGGTTGGAATTTTCGAGATGACATGCCTTGCGTCTATCATCCAAGCCGGTGGAAAAAGCGTTTGGAAAGGGATGCTCGTGCACTCGAGACAGCCCCGTCGGAGTTTGTTGGGTGAGCTTCACGCTGAATGCCCCCTTTGTGGTGGGGCGCCTGTTTTTTGGAGCCCGTGTCGATGTTTCGTTCTCGTTTGCGAGCAAGGCCATTATTGGTACGGGTCAGATTATGGTCGGAAATTTGAGTTTCATGGACCCTTAGGGCGAGAGGAGCCTGAGCATGTACATGGATGAGCCAGGATTCCAGAGTACATGCCCCCAATGCGGGGGAGTGGCTGTCACGCGATGCCAATGCCCTTGCGCGATTTCTATCTGCTCAGAGGGACACACATGGTACGCGAGCGCGTGGGGAAGAAAATATCGAGTGCATGGTAGCGCTGAAAAAGCGGAAAAGTCTATCGAGGTGCCGGATGCTCCTAAGTCCTAGACAGCTTCAAGAGATCCAGAAAATAATTCAGACCTACCATGAGGCGTTCATCGTGAACGCGATATCAGTTGAAGCGGTGGCTCCAGAAATTTTGGAGAAGCTCAAGAAAAAGGGTCTCGTGCATGCCACGGTGAAATCGATCGAGGAGGCGTATCTTTATGGGCAGCTCCTCGCGCTACTCGAGAACCCCAAGGTCGCCAAAATGTCTTACGAGGATTTTAAAAAGTATCTCCGGAAGCACCCTATTCCGCTGACGCCGGTGGAGCGGCAGGGGATTCAAATGGCTATCCAGAGTGCGGGGCAATATTGTCGCGGCTTGGGGAACAAGGTCAACCTTGCGACCGGGGCGGTGCTCATCGAGGCAGATCAAAAGCTCCGGGCGAAGATGGTGGGAGTCATCCAGAACAAGGTCGCTGAGAACATCATGAAGCGGCAAACCATCCAAGATCTTCGGAGTGACCTCGGGTGGGCGACGGGGGATTGGGCCCGAGACTTTCATCGAATCGCGGTGACCGAGAAGCAAGCGGCCATGCTCGAGGGGCAGGCGAATCACATCCAGAAAAGGCATGGCCCCGAGGCTTGGATTGCAAAGAGACCCATGCCGGGCGCTTGCGAGCGGTGCAAGGCCTTGTACCTCGGGCCCGATAGCCATCCGAGGATTTTCAAGCTCACCACCCTGGCGGCGCACGGGACAAACGCGGGCCGGAAGGCTTCGGAGTGGCTTCCGACCGTGGGCCCGATTCATCCAAACTGCCAATGCGTTATGACGCGTGTCCCGCAGGGGTGGGGGTTCAATGAGGAGGGGCAACTGATCCCGGGCGGGGCCGGCGGGAAGCATTATGAGGATGAGGGGAAGCTCCAGCTTGCTATGCTCCGCGAAGCTGATCTCCGAAAATCCTATCAATTCGATCGAGATTTCGATTTTCAGGGAATCCCCATCGTAATCGAGAACCATGTTGGGAGCATGAGAACCTGGCGTGCTGCGAACGGGGAGACCGGGACTACTGAGATGCTCCATGCCTACGGCTACATCCCGGGGACCACCGGGGCAGACCAGGATGAGATTGACGTATTTCTGGGGCCGGACCCGGAGGCGGAATATGCTTTTCTCGTCCACCAGCAGAACCCGGAGAATGGTCTTTACGATGAAGAGAAGGTGATGCTCGGCTTCTCGAACCAGGAGCTCGCTGAGGAGGCTTATCGCCAGCACTACACCCACCCGGATACCTACCTCCTGACCGTGAGCCCGATGGACATTGAAGCCTTCAAGCGTTGGATTCTCATGACCCGCCCGGTGGAGGGGTTCCAGAAATCAGGGCTTCGGCTTGTTCTCCCGCTCGAGAAGGCCAGAGGGCCTTTCATCGGTCCTCGGGGCGGTCTATGGGCGGATCCAGAGCACAAGGAGCATTGGGATCCAGAAGCACAGAAAAATGTAAGCACAGAAGAAAAGGAATCTGGAAATCCAGAAAAAAAGGAAGAAATGGACGAAAAGGAAACGTGGAAGATAACGGCAGTTGAAGACCTTCGCCCTATCGATTGGGTGTCGGGGAAGAGAGCGCCTTTGCACGCTGGAGAAGGGAACACTTGCGACCGATGCGGGAAAGAGCACGCGATAATTTACCACATGCAATCGAGCTCTGGGAAAGTGCTGGCAGTGGGGAGCGGGTGTGGCCCGAGGCTTGTCGGCGGCGCGGGGTTAATCGACAAGGAGAGCAAGAAGAAAGCGGAGAAAGATCTCAAAGCGCGGGAAGTGCGGATCGCAGAGAACATGGTTTCCGGATGGTTCCTTCGGGGCCTGCAGGAGCTCGATAAGGTGGCCCCATTCTCAAAGCTCACCTTGAAAGAAATCCCAGTGGATGCGGATGCTATCAGCTTCCACCTGAACAAGATCAAAACCCGATGGATAGCATTAGATGAAGCGGGGAAAGAGTGGGCTAGGCAGCGGGGGATAGTGCAGACGTCTGAAGATATCGAAGGGCTTGCAAGTGAAGAGAGAATTCGTTTTGAAGTGACGAGGGTGCTTGATACGTTGAAAGTGCCTGTTACTAAGGAGTGGAAATGGGATATCGAATTCCCATTTGAGTCTCCTGGGTATTGGGTAAGAGACCGTCTGCACGAGCGGCTTACAAGCTACCTTGCGCGCCGTCTTCTTTCTCCGCTTCATCCAGGCCTTCGCCTTCTTGCGAAGCACGATTTATTTACAGCGGAGAAGCTCCAGGAGATGAAGGAACGCGCCATGGAATTTGAGGCTTTCCCTCAAGGGAGACCCCTTGAGAAGGGTGGAACAGATTCTATGATCAGCGTGGGGGACAGCCAGTGGGAAAATCGGAACGTAGTTTCTGGACACGCGGTTAATTTTATCATGCGGTCTCCAAAGAACCACAAGAAAACCGATCCTATCACCATGCAGGACTACTTTCCGACGCTTGATGAGTTTGCCCATGAGCACATGGAAAACGAGATGTGGAGGCGAGATCCAAAGGTGTACGAGGTTGAGGAGCCCGTGCCTCGGCAAGTGCGGCCGGTGAAAGTGACCTCGGGGCAGAAGCCCGAGACAGAGGAAGAGGTGACTCGTCGAAAAAAGAAGCTCATTCAGCGGTTCGTCATGAATATGGGGCGGCCGAAAAATACTCCCCTTGAAAAAGCTCTTCCCCCGACCATCAAGAAAATCGGTGTTCATGGCGGAAAAATCATTGGCTGGGGCCGTGGAATGAAACCCATTTATTTGGGGCAAGGAGGGCAGGATAAGCGAAGCGCTGTTCATACTTGGGCTGAATCTCATGGGGGAAAAGTTTCTCCTGTTCGGGGGCAGGAAGAGCATCCAGATCCAGAAGCGCTGGTCATCAAGGTTCCCCCTCATAAAGTTCAGCACCTCGAGCAATTCAAAGAGGAGCATGGAATTCCTGGGTCCACTTTTGGGGGTGAGACTTATCGGATGCTGGTGGTTCCCAAGGAGCATTGGATAGCAGCCAGCGAGAAGCTCGAGGGAGGAATCCCTGTGGCTTCAGAATTTACTCCGAGCGCACCTTTACCGGCAGCGCAAGAAATTGCAGAAGACGGGACGGTAGTATTCGCAGATCTTTCCACGGTAAAGCAGCTTTCGATCTTGCAAGGCGCTTCCAAGGCATCTTTGAAGGTGCCTTCAAAGGCGAAAGATGTGATCCAGCAGGGCCAGGTGGTGGAAGCTATTTTTCATGATGGGAGTTCCGGGGAAGGCAAAGTAGTGGGAACGGATCCTCGAGGAGATTTTTTGGTTCAGCGTAATGGCGTGAAGCTTGCCCGTAAAAGTAATGTGAAGCGAAAGGGCAAAGAGGAGTACAAATCGGTTTATGAGGGCGTGAGCGAGAAAAACATTTTTAAGCCTTCTCCACGGCAACAAACGCTCCTTCGGCAGTTGTTGACCGAAGAAAAAGTCGTCGGTGAGCATGTGGCTCAAGAGTACCTTGATTGGCTGTGGAACCACGGGCACGAAGCGTTTGTCGTCGGCGGCGTTGTGCGGGATATGTTGCACGGGACAATTTCTGGATCAGACTTGAGCGATAAGCAGGTGTTCGAGAGCATGAAGGACGTGGATCTCGTAACGTCGGCGAGCCCACCGGAGATAAAAAGGATGTTCGAGGAGATCAATAAAGAATTTGGAGATCTTTCTGTGACCGTGGATGCTCATCCTTGGGGCGTTTATTGCCATCAAGGTGCGGGCCTTGGGTTGGATGTGAGCTCCATGGTACATTCCGGGACCAATGATTTTCATCGTGCGAATATAAAAGAACACGCGCTTTATCCCAACGAAAAAATCAAAATCGAACCCCCCTCGATTTTCGATCACAAGCTGCTCAAGGATATGATGCGTCGGGATGCGGCATGCAATTCCCTTTATTACGATGCTCAGAATGAGGTGATCGTGGATCCTTCGGGGCATGGAGTGATGGACGCTGAAAATGGGGTAGCAAGGATTGAGGGGTCTAGGGAAGATCATCAGGACAATCGACCAATTCTTTTTCGTTTCTTGAAGCTCATCGAAAAGGGAGCTATCCCGGATAAAAAGTCTTGGGATATGGCTCGTGAGGTTTTCAAAGATCAAATGATTCATATGACCCCTTTGCAGAGAGCTCATATTATTTATCAGGTATGGGGTAAAAAAGAAGGCGTGACTGCCAAAGATGCGCTTGAGAAATGCATCAAGGCTTGTAAGGCAGGTGGATGCTATGTGCTCTTCCGAGAATTTTTTAAAAATGATGCTTTCACGCTTCTCATTCTTGCGGAGAAAATTAAATCATATCAAGATGCCAAAGAAGAGGTGCGTGCTAGAGTGAAGAAAGCGGTGATGCATGTTTAATCAGCCAATGTTCATGCTCAATCCTGCCGAGGATGGTATCTTTGACGTGCTGTACTATCCGCCTTCGTTGGGGGTGGAGTATTCGGATTTTGAAAATGAGCTGCGGTTGGATCGATGCGTGGAAATGCAAGCCAAGGTCCGGTACAAGGATCAGGTTTTTGTTACCGTGATCGTAAAGCAAATTCTTTTTCCTGGAGCTGATGAATATTGGCTTCGTCAAAGGGATCTCGAAAATGCTATACCTGCTTAAGTTGAAAAAAGCGCGGCCGGTTGAAAAGGAAGAGGGGGTGCTCACCCGGACAGGGCGGCGCATAGCGGTAGCTTACGCTCGGAAGTGGGTAGCACAGGTTCGAGCCCTCGATCTTGAGCGGGCCTACCCTTCCCTGCAAAGCCTATTTTTGGACATCCGGCGGGATTCAGCTCTCGCTCGTGAATACGAAAAGGACTAGCAATGCTCGCTACACAGCTCACGGCTCCTAAATGGGTCCATACGTCTTTTCAGAAGGCTGGCGTGAAAACCAAGCCCATGAAACTCGGGTTGGGAAGCTGGAAAGGCTTGAGCATCATTGCCATTGGGCCCAAAGGGGGCCGTATCATTGGGTATGGGCGTTTCCACAAGGCCATTTATGCTGGTAGTGCTATCGCCGAGCATTTGGTCGCTTTGCGAGAAGAGGCGGCTGCTTCCAAAAAGTGGACCCCCAGCACAGAAATCCAGAAATTAGTGGAGTGGCTTACTGAGCTCGGGATTGACGGGAAGGCCTTTAAGGATCGGGTGGAGGTGGAGGAGGACGCTGGAAAGCTTCTCGGTCAGTCTTTCAGTGTTTACGGAAATACTGAACCTGGAAAGAAGCTCAGCTTCAAGGTAGCAGAGCTCCTCCCGCATATCGGTGAGCCCTTGAAGCCCGCTGAGAATGAAGCGCTCTCCTACGCGGCCGAGGTGGCGAGTGGGCAGTTCCAGGAGGAGAAGCTCTTCCCGGATCTGAAGACGCTTGAGCCCGTGCCTCTTGAGGGGGTGTATGCGAAATATGCTGGGAGCCACGGGAACAAGCTCTTTCGGGATCCAGAGGAAAGGCTCTGGATTTTCAAGGCCGCGAACCCCATTATCGCTCGAGCAGAGGAGGCAGCTAATCGGGTTGGGCGACACATCCTCGGGGACAAGTTTCCGCCCGCCAAGTACGTCCAGCTCGGAGGCAAGGATGGTGTCTTGATCGGGGAAATGCTCGGCGAGGTATGGCAGGAATCGAGCGCCATGCATTCTCACCCCCCTCTGAATCTTCTCAAAGAACATCGGCTTGAAGTGCTCCAGCATGAAATTCTGGATTGGTTGCTCGCGAACCACGATAGTCACGCCGGCCAGTTCCTTTCGCATGAAGGGGAGCTCATTGCAATCGACAAAGGGCAGGCCTGGAAATGGATCGGTGAGGACACTTTTCATCCTGGGTTCAAGGGGCAGAATCCAAGCGATCCGATTTACAAGAAATTTTGGGAGCAGGTGAAGTCTGGGAAGATTTCGAGCGAAGGTTTCGTGGAGGCGGCGCTCGAGGTTATTGAGCGATGGCGGCAGATCCCTGTAGAGCAGTTTCGCTCGATCGTCGCTCCTTACGTGGTTACCTTGGCAGGGGGGACGCACAAGGAGCCCGAAGAAATCGCTAAGAAGCTTGAGGCTCGCTTCCTGTCCTTGGCGAAGGACGTGGAGGGGTTTTTGAGCGGGCAGCTCGGGCAAGTAGTCTCCTTCGGGGGCGTGCAGCCTATCGAGCCTACGACCGAGACTCTGCCTTCCCCTCTGAAGCTTGCACCCTCTCCCAAAGAGCCGGAATTGCCCATTCAAGCGATTCCAAAGCCCCCCCTGGCTGGACCCCTCTCCGTGGCAATAGAGCCCTCCTCTGCCCTTTCCGTGGCTTCTCAGTGGCCCATCACGAAAGGCAACGAAAAGGGGAAGGTGACTGTGACTTCTCCGGGCGTGAAGCCTCCTGCGAGCTGGCCGGCGGGAATCCCGGGGGCAGGGTTTATGCAGGACATCGTTTACAAAAAGGAGGCCTACAAGCTTTCCATTTTCGAGAAAGGCGGGAAGGTATCCTTCTTGATTCAGTACCCTGACGGCACGTCGAATACGTGGCCTTCCATCAATCAGGCAGGGGATTCTTTGTACCTGTACGCGAATAAGCTTCCCATTTCCATGGGGGCCAAGGATAAAAAAGAGAAGGGGATTTCTCTGGGTTCCAAGGTCTTTCGGTTCGAGCAATTCAAGGCGGAGCTCGAGGCTGCTTATGGAATGCCTTCCGTGGCGGTGGAGAGCCCCCCTTCCAAGGCGAAAAGCATAAAGCCGCTTGCGGAGTCGATTACGGTCCAGACCCCCAAAGAGCTTGAGCAGGCGAATATCATTGAACCGGGGCAAAAGAATCTCCCCTTTTATGAAGTGGCAGAGAAACTTCCCGCGTGGGAAGAAGTCGATCCTTCGGTGATGCCTCCAGAGGTACAGGAATTGATCGATCAAATGGATGCGAGTATAACCTCTTATCCTGATGTCTGGGATGCAGCGATCTTTCCTGGAAAAGTGGTTAAGATTTTATTGAATACTACGGGAAAGCCAGGGTTCTTAATTGGGGATGTAAAGCAAGGAAAGCCTGTTTATCATATTTATAAGCAAGATCCCCAGGGGAACTATACGATAGGCTCTCCGATGAACGCGGAAATTTACGATACTGGCTTTGATTTGTATTCAAAGCTTGGATCGAAAGGGCTAGAAGAGGAACCTTATGATCCGTTGAAGGTGCTTATGGAAGGACCAAAGGCAGGGAAGGAAAAACCTTCGGAAGATAATTTTGAGACTATGCCGGAAAAAGAAGCGCAGCCGATCCAATTTTCTGGAAAGACGGCAAATGAACACATGAAGGTCGCGGTAGCGTTACCGGCCGGGACGATTATAACGCTCACTCCAGCAAAATGGCCGGATGTACCTACAGTGAATTTCGTCAAGAATGAAAAGGGATCGTGGCACCCTTTTGATACGGCAACGCAGGCTCCACTGGAAAAAGAAATTTTTTCATCCAATATGATTGGAGTAATTGTCAATAGCATGCTCAAGAATGGCGGCTTGGTTGTGCATTCTATGGGTGCTATCAAGAAGCCCGCACCCAGCAACTTTGAGACTATGCCTGAATCTGTGTATCAGCCAAAAGCTGGAGTGCCGAAGCTTGCAGATATAGAGTCGGCGGAAGAGGGGGCGGAGATCAAGTTACAAACAGAAGGGCAGGATGCTCCCACGGTTTTTACTAAGACCCAGGGAGAGTGGTGGGTATTGAATCCTGGAGCCAATAAGCATGAGAAGGTGACTTTTTCGGAGGTGTTCCTAGCGGATGTTTTGGACACGGCGAGTCAGAATTCCAATATTACAGTCAAAGGAATGAGTTTAGGGCAGGAAAAGAAGCCTGCTCCGGATAACTTTGAGACCATGCCGGAAGGGTTGCCTACTGAATTTAAACCAAATAAATGGAAAAATTCTCAAAAAATAGTAAATGCTCTTTTGCTCGCTCCTCTTGATACTAAGCTTGAAACGAGTAAGTATATCGCTACGCTTGTTCCTACACTGGGTGGAGGAAATGTTTGGTATATAAAATATAAAGATGCTGCTTACGGAGAGGATGTTACAAGTTCCCATTCTTCGATGGCATGGGATATTTCTATTCTTAAAGAACCTATGAAAGTTATTCTTCCGGAAAAAGTAGAAGAGCTTCCTGAATTGAAGACCATGGAAGAAAAACAAAATTTTTGGAAAGATCAACCATGGGGTGGAACGTTGGAAGTTTGGTCTGTAAATCCTTCTGGAGATCTTTTTTCTTATGCACCGCTCGGGACCGCTATTGCCGCTCCAAAGCCGGGGGATGCTTCAGGCATGGCTTTAACAATTTGGCATAAAGGTAAAGGTGACCACTGGTATACTATAGGTTATGCAATAAGCTCACAGGCACTTTCTACACTACTCCAACCTATTGTAAAAGCAAAAAAGAAGGCTCTCATCCTAAAAGGAGCTCCTGCTATTGCTGGCCTTATTAAAGATTGGCCCAATATTCAGAACATCACGCAAGACATTCCAATCAAGAATCCCTCGAAAATATTTCCAGGATTTTTGAGTGTAGCTCCTTTGGGAGCTCGCCTTACTTCTTATAAGCTCTCTACTGGCGGGAAAGTGGAGAGTCAGATGTTTGTAAAAGAAGATGGGGAAAATTGGAAAAATATCTTTACGCAAGATATTATAAATAACTATTTTGTAACTCAGCTCATGAATACGCAGGATGAAGTTTTTATTTATCTAGGAGGTATTCCTGGGAGCACTCCAAAGCCAACAATAAAAAAACTTGTACCTAAGCTCGTGCATGCCAAGGATGCAATAAAAATGCATGAGGCAATCAAAGCTTCAGGTGGTACGCTCAAGATCAAACCTAACTCCACTGATTCAACGGTGGCCTATGTTTGTTTGGACAACGTGATAGAGGGAGATGCGGCAAAAATACTGAATTCTGCGCTTTTGGAATTAAACCTTTCCCAGCATGTCTTGAATTTTCAGCAGTATCCTAAAACGAATAAATTCGGTGCTTTTGTGGCGATTCCTTTTTCCCATCTAGAAAATCCCGTGGAGATACAGGTGGAGGAGGGTGAACAAGTTCCTTCTGAACCGCCTGATCAAGTGGAGGAAAAGCCCCAGAAAAAAAAGCCTAAGAAGCTCTCCAAAAAAGAAATCCAGAAAATGGCTGCAGCAAAGCAAAAAATCGAAGAGCAGAAGGTATGGGCAATAGCGCACCCGACGGTGAAGGATCCAGAAACCTTCCTTCTCCTCGCGCACTTCCAGAAGCACATGGATAAGTGGTTTTCTGAAAGTCCCTGGTATGCGCGGGTGGAAAACGAAGGGGAGACCATCTTCCTGCAGCCGAAGAGCTTCCCTGAAGATTTTCCGGCGGTCATGAAAAAGCAGTTCCCTCTTGCGGAACAGGTGGAGACCATCCATGGGCCCATGATGCGGGTCTCTCTCCAGTCGCTCCGGGATCGCTATCCCGAGGCGCTCCCCGTAAAAGGCCCGGATGGTAAGCTCTATCCTGTGGGGACCACTTTCCAGACTGAAAAGACTTCGGTGACCGTGGGGGACCTTTTAAAAACCGAGCCTGGATTCCATAGCATGGTCCCGCATACCTCTATGCCGGATTACATGGTGCTCAAAGTGGCTGGAACGGGAGCGAGCCAAAAAGAGCAGCTACATGCTATCGTCCAGAAATTTGGGTTACACCCACTTTTCACAGAGCCGAAACAAACATCGAGCTCCTGGATGCATTATTTTCTCAAGAAAGAGATCGATAATTCATGGAAAGAGGAGGAGAAGCTCGTGGTGCTCCCTGGGGAATCCCCCTCTCCCCTTCGCCTGGCTCCTTTGCCCTCGGGGACGACCACCACGGAGCATTGGGGGGAAGTGGGGGATAATCGTGCGGAGCTCGGGTTGTTGGAAGCTGTGAAAATTCCTTTGTACGGACACGTAATTCGGATTGGCAAACCGGGGATACTGACAGATTTTCAGGTGAACATCCGAAAAGTGAAGACCCTTTCAGGGGATCTTGTTTACGAGGTGACAGGAGATCTTCTCGAGTTCAAGGCTCAGTCCAGCAAATTGAATCCTACCTCTAGTATTCCTCTGACTTCGGCAGCTTCGCAATTGTTCGCGCCTTTGGGAAAATTAAAGACCATTGAATACGATGCAGAGACCGGGGTGCATGACGAAAGCAAGAGCCCTGGGGAGATCATGAGCCTCTCTGGTTTTCAAGGAACCGTGCGTGATGGAAAAACCGTGGTCCAGGTGATTCAAGATCCTTCTCAGCAAACCATGAATGGCACTTTCAAGGTGCGAATCCCGGTGGGGGATAATGTGGAGGAAGCACTCGGCGAAGCTTTTGAAGCGATGGGTTACAACGCCGCGGAGGCACTCTCCCCTATCGATGAAAAAAGCGATCGGATTTTTAAAAAGTGGTCTATCCTTCGCTCGACATTAGGACCATTGGCTTTTGGGCAGTCCGATGCTGCTATACCACGGAAGCAGCGGCATGATGAGAAGTACCTGGATACACAACTTGATAAACTCGGCGTCCAGAAATTGGTTCCTACCGCGAAGGTACAGCGGATTTTTCAAAGCAAAGTCACGGTAACGGTAGCGGGTGAAGAGCATTTCAAGGAGCATTGGTCTTGCCCTTATGTGGGAACAAAATTTCCTTCCGTCATAATTCAGCTCGCGCAGGGTGCTGGGTGGGCAAGTCGAAAAGAGCGTTATCTGAAGGGTGTAGATACGGATGGAAAAAGTAAAGGTGAGGATTTTCAGACTGGCGGGGCTGCGGGTGTTTTTTGCCGTATCGCTGGGTCACAGGCAAAGATCAATCCAGCGTATGCTTATAATGTAGTATTCCATCCTCGCTTGTTTAGACGAACAGACTGGTATCACTATAATGATGATCATTTTGGCGTGATTGCTCCTAATACCTTCAACACCATGGGTCCGCAGAAGGGAAGGTTGAGTGCAGGACCTATCACTAGCGTAGGAAATGAGATCATCTTTCAAGGGGGTATGGACATTCGAGATATCGTAGGAATCATGTGTACGAGCCCTGAATCGGCAACTTCTTTGAAAGAGAAGCTTATCAGCATGGGAATAACAGAGATCAATGGGGCTTCATTAGATGCTGCAATTAAGTACATTCCGCCGTATGAAACAACAGGCAGCAAATTTTTAAAGGTATTTCACATCAAAGAAGATCCAGAGGAGGCATGATGGACTTGTCCAAGGTCTATGAAATTCAGGTGCCTCGTGGGAAACCCTTCGGTCCACTAATTGCCGAGGTGAGTCAGAAGCCCGGGGGCCTTGAGCTTCTTACCGAGAATGGAATTCGATTTCTGGATTTCGAGGACATCGATGAGCAGCTTATCGACGATGAAGCGCAAGGGGTAATCGAGATTCACTACCCAGATCGCCGGGTGGTACTTCAGAAAATCACCCTTGCCACTTGGGCGGACGTGGATCCTTTTTTGGGAAGAAAATTTCCGCTTGTGACCTCGGATGAAGCGCTCACCCAGGAGCTCCGAGAGTGGCTGGAGGATTCTCCATGAGATGCCCTCATTGTAAAAATCATGTGCTTCAGAAGAGCGGAGAGCGCACAAAACTGCGGATCCAGGGCCCCGTATTTTTCGATCGGCAGGGGAAGTGCAAAGCTACCTGTTTCTGGTGCAAAAGTGAAGTGGAGCTTCCCCTTCGGCTGCTCGGGGGAGTGCCTATCGAGAGCGAGACCTTTTTGCTTCCGACAAGAGGTTGACAGATTTCTGGACCTTTTTTATTCTAAGGGCAGATTAAGGAATAGCTGTACGGTTGGCCCGGGTAGGATCCGTGAGGGATCGGTAGGGGCAAGCGATAGTATCGTTTGCCCCTTTGCCGTTTCGAGGTGGAAAAATGGAAGGTGAGCTCCCGTTCGATGTCGAATTTCCCTTCTCCGTTTTTGAAAAAGCGGATGAAGAGCCAGGGAAGAGAAAACGAATCGGCGGTATTGCCTCGATCGAGACCCGGGACCGGCAGGAGGAGACCGTTCTTCAGAGAGGTTTGGATTTTTCAGATTTCGCGAAAAATGGTTGGTTCAACGATAATCACTCCAAAGATACCGCGGGAGTCGTAGGATATCCCGATGGATCTACTGAATTTTTTCGCAAAGGTCAGCGATTACCTAGCGGAGAAATCGCGAAAGCTTCCGGGCATTGGGTGGAGGGTTATTTGCTGGATACTCCGCGGGCCAATGCGATCTGGGAGCTCGGAAAAGCACTCCAGAAAACGCAACGTCGGCTTGGTCTTTCGGTGGAGGGAAAAATTCTGCAAAGAACCGGGCCACAGTTAAAGACGATTGCGAAGGCCCTGGTCCGAAATGTGGCTATCACGAATTGCCCCGTAAATACTTCCGCGCGCATGGAAATTCTGGCTAAGAGCCTTAAAGCCGCGGAGCAATGCGAAAGCGATCTGGCCAAGACCCTGGGTATGGGTGTTCCAGCAATTGGGGCTGGGGGCGGAGTGGTTCCACCGGCCAGCATGGGGCCTCAAACGGGTATGGGTGCAGGGCAGGTGATTGCCCGGGAATCGCTCGAGAGCAAGCAGCACCCGCCAAAGAAGATCGGAAAGAAAAAAAAGATTAAATTCCGGAAGTCTTTTTCGCATATCGAAGCGATCCATTGGCTTCGCGCTCAACTTCCGCATGCTTCGGCGGAACAAATCGAGCGCTTGCTAGAAACCACCCGGCGACTAAAAAGCGCTGGAAAACTGTAAGGAGCGCCGAATGAAAAATCAAAAACCGAATTCTGAAGAGAAAAACAGGCCTGGATTTCCGCCCCCCGGTGCGCCGAGCCCAATGACCAAGGCCAAAAAATCGAATGGAGAAGAGGGGGACGAAGGCAGGGGTGAAGAGGAAGACGAGGAGGACGAGGACGAGGAGGGCGATGGTGGGGAGGAAGACGAGAACGAAGCTGAAAAAGGCTGCACGAAAAGCCTTTCTCGTGAGGACCTCGAGAAGAGCCTAAGCCGCTTGAACGAGCTCGCGACAGAAGATGATCCGGCGGCGAGGAAAGAGGTGCTGCTCAAAAAAGCCCTTATCGAGGAGCTTTCCAAGGGAGAGCAGGAGGAGCTTCATCAGATTCTCGGGGGTGTCACTGAGCCGACCTCGAGTCGCCTGTCTGATGATGTTCGGAAGGGTTTTGGCGAAAATGAGACCCTGCAGAAGGCTCTTGACGTGAGCGACTACCTCCAGGAGAACAATAACGAGCTTCTGAAGAGCTTGGATACCTTGTCCAAGGCGATCGAAGCTTCGGACAGCCGGCAGCACGAATTCAACCTCGTGCTTGCCAAGGCAGTCTCAGACATCGGACGCGCTACCATGGCCATGAGCTCGAGGCTCGGTGTGATCGAGGCACAGCCGGCGAGGGCTCCGAAGTCTCGGGGCATTCACGCGCCTCTCGAGAAAGGATTCCAGGGTTCGGATCGCGCTCCCGACGGTTTGTCGAAATCTGAAATTCTGGATGCGCTGGAAGAGATGGCCGAAGATAGCATTAACAAAGGCCTCGGCGGCGTGATGGAAGATGGGGGAGATATTGCGCTTGCGATCAGCAAGTATGAACAATTCAACATGATCTCCCCAAGCCTCTTGAAGACGGTTCAGGGTCATATTCAGTCAAGGCGAGCCTCTGCCCACTAGAGGGCGTGGGCCTTTTGCGGTTAACGGAAACCCCATACAGTGGGTAGGAGGATTCGGAAATGTTTGGGAATGCAAACATGGTGTCCTGGAAGGACTACGAGGGAGTAGAAGGATTCCAGGTTGGATCTCAGCAAGAAGTCGATCAGCTCAACAAAGCTCTGGCGGCCGGCCAAAGCATCAATCCCCCGGGGAGTGCCACCGCGGGAGATGGTTTCAGTTTACGCGTGGAAAGTTTGGAACGTACACTTAAGGTGACTACGTTCAAAATGGAACACATCAAATTCTGGAAACAAATTCCCAAGCTCGCAGCTTGGAACACAGTGGAAGAACACAATGCTCTGCATTCATACGGTCAAAATCCTGATGCCGGGTTTATCGCGGAAGGCGATCTTCCGGGTGAAGACGACTCGACCTATGAAAGGCAGTTCGCAATCATCAAGTTTTTGGGGACCACACGCCGAGTGACTCACCCCATGAGCTTGATCAAGCCGGCTCACGGAAATGTCATTTCAATGGAAACCGTGAATGGCACGATCCACTTGCTGCGGATCCTAGAACGGGCGCTTTTCTTTGGTGATAGCGCACTGTGCGCTTTGCAGTTCGATGGATATGCGAAACAGCTTCAGGCGAAGAGCAACGTGATCGATCTTCGAGGACAACCGCTGAGTGAAGACGTTCTCACCGATTCCTGCTTGACCGCGTTTGATGCCCCCAATTACGGCATGATCACTGATATCTATCTCAATCCGAAGGTCAAAGCAGACCTCGTGAAGACGTTCTTCCCGAAGGAACGCCATCCAACCAACGTTGGGGACATGAGCAAAGTCGGCTTGGACATTAAGGGGTTCACTTCCCCCGCCGGCGATGTGATGTTTCAGCCGGATGTGTTCATTACGGATGGTGGCGGCGTGACCACAGCAGTCGGCGACGCAACCAAACGGCCAGCAACCCCGACCATCTCCACTCCTTGCACAACCCCTGGTCCGGAGGCTCTCTCGAAATTTGGCGCCTTAGATGCTGGCGATTATCGTCTCCAGATCCAGGCCTGCAATCGCTATGGGCGAAGCGCCCCGGTAGCGGTGGATGCAGGCGCGGTGACCATCGGAGCAGCCGAAAAATTCACCTTCGGCGCGACCCCCGGTGGATCTACCACGGTTGAATGGTGGGAGCTTTTCCGAACAAAAAAAAACGGCGCGCTGGGGACCGAGCGTTTGGTTCTCCGGGTCGCTAATGCGGCCGGCGCAGCGGAAAGTATCATCTCTGAATACAACGACCAGATCCCCGGGTGCTACTATGGCTTTGGGTTCCAGCTCAATCTGGAAAACTTGTCATTCAAGCAACTTGCGCCTATGGTAAAAATACCACTGGCGACAATAGACAGCAGTATCAGGTGGATGCAGCTTCTCTATGGGGTGCCTGTTCTTTACACTCCTGGAAAGAACATCCTTTTCAAGAACATAGGGCGGGCTCTCGGCTACGTCGGCAACCCCTGACAGCGTTGAGCTCTTGAGGTAGGGGTAAAAGCGAATAAGTATGGGGCGGTGACAAGAAGCTCTTAACACCCCCCGAGGATCTTCTGTCACCGTCCCGTGTTCGTGGGGGCAAAGGAGAAAATCGTGGAGCACACTTTATCTGATGCGGAAAAAGGAAGGCTTCCAACACCCTCGGAAGAAGAGACGCTAGATATTCTCACCGCAGGCTGCATTCCCGCCTACATGGGCGCTCCCATTGCGGTGGATGATGACCGGATAGTGGTGTCTGCGGATTGGGCGGATGGTGCGCTTACCGTCGCCGCGCAGCCGGACGTGCCTCGAAATCTGACCGCGGTATTGACCGACGCAAACGCCAGCATCACAGCGGGCCTCTTGACCCTCACCGGCCTGGACGCGCAGGGAAGGGTCGTCTCCGAAGTGATGGACATCACCGCAGGGCTTTCCTGGGTCGGGACCAAAATCTTCGCCAAGGTGACTAGCGCGGTCATTTCTGGAACAGCCGGGACCCCGGCAGCCGGAACGGACGTTGTGAAGGTCGGCGTGGGTAACGTTATTGGGACATGCGTGGACCTCGTGAAGGCTACTGAGGTAGTGCATTGCTATTTGGGAACGCTAGTCACTCCGACAGCGATCGCTGTCGGGGAATCCAAGAGCGGTATCAACGCCAGCGGTTCGACGTACAATGGAACCAAAGTGCTCTGGGCGCTTTTGCGGCCCGCAAAAAATGCGTGAAGTCGATTGAGGGCAAGAAGGGGAACGAAAATGGACCTACTGAACATCCTAAAAGATAAGGCGGGCACGTTGATCCTAGTCAACGGACGCCGCTACACCATCGGGACCGACGGTATCGCTCGGGGTATTGACATCGAAGACGCGCAAAAACTTTTACAAAACCATCAAGCTTGGAAAAGGGTCGGAGTGCCGGAAAAAGTGGCCCTTCCAGGAGTGACAGAGAAGCCCCAGAGCGTGGTCGTCTCCTTGCCCCCACCTCTAGCCCCCAAACCCATTTCTCCCCTGCCTAAGGAGCCTCCAGTGGCTTCTCCAGCGGCTTCTTCGGTAGCTTCTCCAAGGGCTTCTCAAACAGAGGTAAAATTTGAGGAGCCTCCCGAAGAAAACGAGGAGTGGCCAGATCCAAAAGAGAGCATGGATCTTGAGTACCTCAGGCAGATGGCAGAGGCCTACGAAGTGAAATGGGCCCCTCGAACGGGAAAAAAGCGACTCATCCAAGACATCCTAGCGGCCATGTATCCTGACGGACGCTAGAAGAAAGGCAGGATTTTTATGGGTAAGAAAAACGCGAAAGATTTTGTTCCTTTTTGTGCAGATCAGGGGATTCCCACTTTAGCTGGTGCGGCAAAAGCCGGCGTGTCGGTCCAGCATTTCCCAGGGGTGGTCATGACCAGCGATGGCGTCTACACCTTCGCAGGCCTCGGTGGGTCGAATATGGCGGACACGAATTATTCCTTGTTCGTGATCAATCAAACCGATTCCACGGACCCAGGAAAAGCATCGGTCAAAGCGGTGACCGGGTTCACAATTGCTGGACCGGACACTTCAGATGTTTTGGATATCCTCGTGATCGGGGCTCTCAAAGGGCAGGTTACCGAGTAGGAGGCTCCCATGAGCATAATGGAATCCCGAGGTGGCATTCCAGTCGTTTTTCGCGGAGCCATCGATACTAGCGGGAGGTATCACCCTTTTCCCACGGCGTGTAAATACCTTGTCATTCGAGCAGCCACAAATCCCTGCAAGATTTATTTCTCGAAAGAGGATTTCGATCGAAACGAAAATTACATTTTGGTTCCTGTTCCGGCGACGACAACCCCGCATGGGGAGTGGCAAGGGCCCGTGGAAGCCAATGGGATCTGGCTTCAAGGATTAGGCGGAAGCTCCTCCATTGAGCTCGTGACCTTTCAGCGCAGAGCGTAAATCTAGATCGGAGGGATCGTGGCTCCGCGGCAACTTGTGAGGCTCCGGGAGTCGCGGAAAAGCGATTCCTTTGATGATCAGAAGAGCCCTGCTCAAATCCTCACAGCGGAAAATGCCGCTATCACCCACCAGGATTTTCTGGATTATCTGCTTTCACAGTTACGGCAAATCCTCGGTACCGCCAAGTGGAGTCATGCTGTACCGGAATCTTTGGAGAGCTTGTCCAGAAAATTGCATTTTCAGCACGTATTTCCAGCTAATTGCTTGCCTACCGACATGGTAGGGGATTGCGTCTATGTGCGAGAAAACCCCATAGATGGCTTCTTTCAAGTTACGAAAGGGGATCCTCTAAGTTTGTCAAAAATGCCGATCGTGGGTATCATCAAGGAAAAGAGTACGACCACTATTTGTGATGTGCAGTTCAGCGGCGTTTTTGAAGGCATCTATGGAGGTATGATGGCCGGAAGATCCGTATTTGTTGGGTTAGATGGGGAATTGACACACATTCCCCCAGCGCCCCCTTTGGGGGGTTTCGTTTTTTGGCAGGTTGTTGGCTCAGCTCTCGGTGATGAAGAAATTATTCTTACGCCTGGTGTTAGCATGATCCAGAAAATAGGTTGAAGGAGTGGCGCATGAAACGAAAACCGAAAACAGCTCCGAAGCAAGAAGCTGAAAAAAATGTGGATGGGAATTTGGAGGTTCCAATTCCTGAATCTGGTGCGTTGGAGGGCTTGCCAGATCCAGCAATTCCCGCGGGGGCTCCTGAAGGAATGCCGCATGCGGAAGGGGGCATCCTCGATCCTTTGCTGGTGACTCGGTTGGCACTTCTCCAGGAACGTATTGTGCGTTTAAACGCACAAAATACAGGCTACAATTTACTTTTTGAAGCTAAGAGAAAGGAGCTCGAGGAGGCTCGAAATACCACGATGACTCAGATCAAACGGGATCTGGTGATCGCAGAGGGGGAGTATCGAGAAATTCAAAGGCAAATCGAAAAAAAGCATCAGATCAATTTGAAGGATTTCACCTTTGATGCGGATACCGGGCGGTTAAATCGCGTTGTGGAAGTAAAACCCGAGGAGTCTTCTTAATTAACGGTCCTTCACGGACCAGCAAGGAGCTGACATGGCCAACCTAAAAGTCCTGTTTCTCCACGATGAAGGGTTTCCGGCGGAAGTGAATCCGCTAGGTGCGGATAGGCTCACGCTTCCGGAGCTTCTCATCAATGGTCCGGTGGATCTGGATTCGCACGAAATTCTCAACGTATCCACGCCTTCGGAGTCCGGTTCGGCAGCCAACAAAGGCTATGTGGATGCGGTGGCGTCCGGTCTCAATCCGCATGAATCGGTTGTGGTGAAAACCGCACATAAGCTCGGTACGCAAGCGCTCCTGGTTGGCGTGGGCGGTTCTTGGACGGGCGCACTCACCACGAGCGATAAATTCGATGTCTCGGTGGATGGGGAGACAGCGGTCACTATCACGTTGGCTTCTGCTCCGTCTAATCGTGCAGCGACCATCACCGCGATCAACACCCTCTATACAGCAGGTGGCGGTACAGGGGGAACAATCGCTTACGCTGGATTAGCTGGGCAGATCGACCTCCGAAGCCCGACGTGGGGCAGTGGTGGATCGGTTGCGGTGACCAATCGTGATGCGGTGTGGGGATCGGAAGTGGGCATCACGCAGGCCAGCGCGGCAGGATTGGATTTCACGGCAGCGGGAGGCCCTGGACCTGGGAAGACCCTCACGGCACCCTCCACGGCAACCATTTTCAATACCCTTGATGGTGTAACCCTTGCAGTGGACGATCGCGTGCTCGTGTCGATGGAAGGTGGAGACGACATCACCGCGGATGTGGATAACGGTGTCTACAAGGTGACCGCCATTGGAAATGGATCGAGCACGTCTTTCACTTTGGAACGTGCGGCGGATGCAGATCAGGGCGTTGCCGGGGAGCTCATCAAAGGCTTGTACGTCTTCGCGACAGGCGGGACGCTCAGCATCAATACCGGCTGGACCATGATCACTGCCGGTGCGATTAGCCCGGATGTGACCCCAATCAAATTCTCACAGTTTTCTGGAGCGCCTGGCTACACCTACGATCGCGGTCTCGTTGTGGACGTGACCTCGGTCAACGTGGAGCTCGACAACGCGGCGGATGCTCAGAGCGTGGGCCTTCCATCAGGCCCGGGCGTCAGGAAGTCCGGCTTGGAATTCGATGCGGATAGCGCGGCTGGTAAGCTCCGCGTGGCGGTGGCTGCGGCAGGCGGTATCCAGCGCAATCAATCGGCCGGTGGAATCGAAGTCAAACTGGATGCCCCGGGAGGCGTGAACACCCTCAGTGCAAGCGCAACGGGTTTGAAAGTTATCGGTGTTCCCGTCCAATTTTACGTGGGGACTGTTCAGACCAACAACACCGTCACAGGAACCAATCTCAACACCCTCACAGGTGGGGGGGATGCTTCGCTCCTGCACACCCACGGGGGCGCAACAGAAGCCGAGAAGCTGGAGCATGACTTCACGGCTGACGGGATCATTGCGAAAGCAGATCCGGTCTACATCACAACGGCTGGCAAAGTGCAGAAAGCGCAAGCGAACACGGATGCCAAGGCCTTTGCGGTTGGCATTTGTTTGCTGGGAATCGCGGACACCGCTTCTGGACCCATCGTGATGGATGGCATCGCGGCGGGAATTTTTGCGTCAGATCAAACAATCGGTACCCGGTATTTCATCGGCGCAACAGGCGGGCTCGTGACCACTCCCCCGTCGGGATCAGGGAATCACGTCATGCAGATGGGATTTGCATGCGCGATTCGAGATTTCCTCGTTCAGAAGCAGTATATGGGCAAAAAAGCATAGCTCGTAATAAATTCTCCTTGACTGAGAATGATTATTTGGGTAGCGTTCTCATTCTTAGGAGAAAATAATAGCTGGTCAGGGTGCGGCGTTCATGATTGAGGTCCAATGGGCGCCGCACCTTTTAGGATACCATGGCAAAAGATCGTGTCCATCCGTTGAAGCTTGAGGACGCCGAAACAGGCGGTACAGAGACAGATTTTGCTCCCACGGAGCTCGACAAGAACGAAGATTTTGTTGATGCCCATGGGATTACGATTCAAAATATCATTTCTGATGATTCTGATGTTTACTTGACCCGTGATGCTGAAGATAGCATGGTCTTTGCAGATAAGGTTGTTGGGAGACCCTATACGCTCCAAGAGCTTACTTCAGGTGGATTCGCTATAGGGATTATGTTAATTACGACAGAGGGAGGCTTTGTATATGATTCAACCGGTAAATTTGTGGTGAAAGCGAGCGCATAAATGGCTACCTCTTTACATAAAAATCTAGGAATCGCCGAGGTTCATTGCCCTATCAGCTTTGAGTACGCGGATCAAACTGCTCGTGAAAATGCCTCTGGATTGACTTCGGACGATTTAAGAAAATTTGCTAGACAGCTCGACAACAATTCAATTTGGATGCTTATAGCAATTACGCCAACCTGGGTGTCTATATTGGGTGCTGTCACGAATGATGCACAATTGAAGAGAGCTGCGGGGGACATTGCTTCTTTTACTGAAAAAACAACACCGGTCGCGAACGATCTTCTTCTGATAGAAGATAGCGCCGATAGTGGAAATAAAAAGAAGTTGAAGATAGTAAATCTTCCTAGTGGTGTCGATACGACAGCTATACATAAAGTCATCGCAGGAGAAATCGCAGCAATGACGGAGAAAGTCTCTCCAGTTACCTCAGATTTTTTGATTATTGAGGATAGCTCTGATGCAAATAGCAAGAAAAAAGTGCAAATCGGAAATTTGCCGTTGACAGCTTTTGGGCAGAGTTATCAGTATGTGGCTGCAGAAGCACGGTCAACCACAACTTCTGATGTTTTTCAGACTAAAGTAACGTTGACCACTCCCGCCTTGACAGGTACTTTTCGAGTTAGTTGGAGTGCTGTTGTGGATCATGCTAACGCTTCATCTAGCTTAGAGGCGCAGTTATATAACTCAACAGACGGGGTTATTATTGGGGCAATCTTAAATTATCGTTTGCAGATTAACTCAGAAATTCGAGTTGTGGGCGGTTTTGCAGATATCGTGTTCACGGGTGCTTCTAAGACGTTCCTTTTGCAGCATCGATCGGTGAATGGAACAGCGACTACTGGAATTCAAGCAGCCAAGATTGACTTGTGGAGGGTAGGATAATGTCTTTGACAAAGTATACATTTTCGATCAATGACGATTTTCTAAATCACGCGGTAGCTCCCGATCGATTGCTTCAAGAAATTCGAGCAAGTTCCATTGTTACGTCACTTGATTGCATCAATACTGAGGGAGATTCTTGTGATATATGGTTCAAAGCTGAACTTTCGCCAACTGACAGTGGTCTACTAAACGGTCTTGTCGCAGTGCACTCCGGAGAGCCTCTTGCTCCTGGACCGATAGAAATCAGTACGTCCGAAATGTTACCCGTACAAATCAAGGATCCCATTCCCCCTGGCCGACGAGAGAATCACTACTCCCATAACTTCTGCAAGAAAGAGACATGGTGGCAGGATTCTGAGCGCACAGTAAATGAAGTGCTCACAGACAATGGAGACCACAAAACCTTTCATCCAGCAATTGCTCGGCATTGGATTGACGTGACGCATGGGAAGATTTTTTCAGAGCAGAGTATTCAGAGCACGTATCAACCTGTGGTCAAGGTGGATGGGGAGGTAGTGGCGGAGCATTCTCCTGGTACGACGGATGGAGATTACGCTATTGACTACACCACCGGATCGGTGACGTTCATTTCAGAGCAAATGGGCGTAGTGACAGCGAGCTACAGTTTTGCGCGTTCTAGCTTATTTAAAGTGCAGCATTCGGAAGGAGCGTGCGTTCGAGTGGCCTACGTCGAAGTGACTTTTTCAAAAGACATAGGCTTAAAAGATAATGTCTGGTTTCAACTTTGGGGAAACATTGGCGCGGGCATGCAAGCGCTTTCTAATCCAGAAATTTACCGGACGTGGGATGATTTTGTTCGAGATTCCATGGGAGGCGTGATGGAAGTTCCATGTCCTACCGGAACGGGGGAAGCTTGGCGCATGACAGCAATTCCTCGGTACAAGCTTCGGTTCGACTATCGAGATCTTGCGGGGATTGATTTAGATCCGGATTTATCTCTAGAAATTCGGATGTGGCTAGAGCACGATACTCCCATAGAAGGAGAGCTCGCGCATGCTACCATTTTCGCTAGAAAGGAGATTTAAATATGATCAATATCTGCTATGTGTACGAGAGTGATCCTAGCTGGGCTGGTCGAATCATTCGATGGTTTACAAATGGAAAATTTTCGCATGTTGCGATTTGCTATGAGTCGTCAGACTGGAAAGACGTTTGGGTCGTGGAGGCAGTATTAAAAGGGGTATTAGCAAGACCCGTTCGCAATCGAAAATGGGCAGCGATCGTGAGAGCCAAGTATGATGCAGCTCCTTATGTTCGATCGGCAGAAAAATTCATTGGTGAAAAATATGACATTCCAAGCCTCCTTATTTTTGGGTGGCTTATTCTTGCATGGCGCTGGTTTCGGCTCAAAGTACGTAGGCCCCATCGTCCTGGGAATAGCCAATTCTGCTCCGAGCTCGCGGCACACACCATTCTCCCAGTTTTGGGGTATGTGATTCCAGATCCGCAGTGGGTGGATCCAGATCAGCTTTACGCTTTGCAAAAAGCGTATCCGGAATTTTTCGAGGTGGACATTTAGGAGGTATCGCATGGAAGGTTGGATGAAATTGCCCGCAGAGGTGACTTTTTTCGTTGTATTGTTCCTCGGCTCTGCTCTTCTGTTTTTCTTGCGTATCTGGATTTCTGAACGGCGACGAGAGGAGCGATCTATCAGGGAAGAGGCAAGACAGTTAAATCAGCAAATTGCGAGTCGCATAGATCTTTTAGAGAAAAATTTGCATGCAATCGAGAGTCAAATGAGCCTTCATAGTGATTCTTTGCGTGAAGGACGCTTTTCTTTTCAGTCCATACGAGACGATATAAAAGAGCGGGTTCCAGAGAAATTTTGCGTGGAGCGACACGATAAAACGGATCTCATCATCCAGCAAATACAGGAGCGTTTGGAGGCGGTTCGTTCAGAAATGAGCACCATGTTTCGTGAGCTCGGCGCCAAGGTAGATCGGATGATCGAGCGAGGCTAGGATGCCCGTGCAGCTACTCCATAATCAGGTGATCGAGCTTCTGGACCCCCTCCCGGATGGTGTGGTCCAAGAATTCAGTACATCCAGAAATTTTAAGCCAGGAACGGTCTCTGTTTGGCTGAACGGCATGCGGCTCATCCAAGAGTACGAGGATGGTTTTCTCGAAATTGGAAACCGGTACATCCGCTTGAAGGAGATTCCTCGCCCCGGGGATTGCCTCCAAGCGCAGTACGAGGCAGAGACGTGATTCTTTTAAAGGAGACCGCGGGGGACACCCTTCAAGGGGCCATAGACGGCTCTAATCGCATTTTCGTGACCTCCTTCGATGCTTCCCCTTTTACCGTTCAGGTGTTCCTCAATGGACTCTTGAAACCCCCTACGTGGGAGGATGGTTTCGACGTGCATCCTCCGCGCACCATCATCATGAAGGAGCCCCCGCTTTTCGGGGATTCTCTTCAGGTGGAGTACCAGTCTGATGTGAGGACCGGGGGAGGTGCGGAGGGGGGATGTCCGGGCGTTCCCCAGGTGGAGGTCTACAAGGGGGATGTTCAAGCTGCGGAGGCTATTCCAGAGGAGCACACGGGGGAAATTGTTTCTTCGATTTCGATTTCTGGACAGCCGGACCTCCTGATCTTGGCGACCAACCTCCAACCTGCTATTCTAGAGGCAACAAAGGAAGACTAACATGGCGGTTATCAAGATCAAAGTGGTTGTATCGACCCTTTCGGAAGTTCAAAAGCTTTTCGATCGGATCAAGATTTATCGCTCCACTACCGGGCTAACCGGGACCTTCACGGAAATCACGGAGCCTGCCGATCGCATGGTTTTGGAGACCGGGAAAATCGTTTACGAGTTTTCGGATTTGACGGGGGCTACCGGATATTTCTACAAGTCCAGCTATTTTCATTCTGTCTCCTTGCTCGAGTCCTCCCTCTCTGAAGCGCAGCAAGGGGAAGGTGATTCGGCGCTGGACATTATCTCGGTGGACGAGCTCAAGAATTTTTACCTGCTTGGCATAGATCTCACCATAGATAATGGTGAGGCTTTTCCCGAATCGATGTACGAATGGTACATCAAGGCCGCCGTCTCCTGGGTGGAGAGGCGGCTCGACATCCCGATTAGACCGAAATCGATTGAAGCCGAGGAGAGCGATTTTTACCGTGAAGATTTCATCAAATTCATGTTCCTCACCCTGAAGGAATACCCCGTTATCGATGTGGAGCAAGTGCAGCTCGTGTTACCAGGGAATAATGTCATTCAGACTTTCGATCGGGAGTGGCTGTACCTCGACAAGGATGGGGGCCAGGTGTCGATTGTTCCCCCTTCGGCAAATGCCGGCGTGCTCGTTCTTGGACTCGCGGGCTTCTGGCCTCCAGCACTCATGTGGACCCAAAGATTTATCCCGAATGCGTTTCGGACCAAGTATACCGCCGGGTTTGAAGCGGGAAAAGTACCGGAAGGCATCAAGCATATCGTCGGGATGGTAGCTGCCATGGGTCCGCTGAACATCGCTGGTGACCTCCTGGTGGGTGCTGGCATTGCCGCGCAAAGCCTCTCGATAGATGGTCTGTCTCAGAGCATTTCCACCACGAGCTCGGCGACGAATGCAGGGTACGGAGCAAGAATTATCGAGTATCAAAAAGAGATAAAGGACATGATTCCCACTTTGACACGTTACTATAAGGCCAAAAGAATGGCGGTGGTCTAGACCATGACTATGCCGACTCATCCAGCTTATCCGGAGTTTGGCCATCCTCAGATGAAGAAGTCGGGGAGGATTGATTTTCGCGTTCAGGAATACGATAAAGTCATCGAAAATAAGGGTTACTTGCTGGCTTGGGAACGTGCTTCCATTTGTCCCTGCCGGCCTGTCTCCACTCAGACCGAGCAGCCAGATCCAAGTTGCCCTCTGTGCAAAGGAGGGGGCTGGTACTATTTTGGGGGGGACACCCCGACTGATCCAGAAAAAATTGGTGTTCTGGATGAAGTCCAGAAATTGCTCATTTCCCACAACAACGCCATGGTGATTCGTGGAGTTATCTCTTCTATCCAGGCCACTTTGAATCCCTGGGATAAGCTTGGAAATTGGATGGCTGGAACGATGCAGGTTACCGTGCGAGCGCATAACTACCTTGCGTACTACGACAAGCTCATCTCCTTGGATTCTGAAATCGTATATTCAGAGCTTGTGATCTACAAAGGAGGGAATGAGCTCACGCTTCGCTATCTCGCAACGGGGATTAATCAGATCCGGAGTCAGACGAAAGCTTTCATGCCGGATGCGGACTATTATCTAGATCAAGGCAAGGTGAAATTCTATCCAGGAAAAGCGCCGGGAGTTAGCACACGCCTTGGAATCCATTATCTCTGCCATCCGACATGGCTTGTCGTGGAATACCCGCATTTGTTACGCGGAAAA